TTACGCAACTTTTAATTTCTCGATATATTGTTGCGGGCTGCAACTATATTCTGCGCGTTCTTCCTCGGTCATACTTTCCCAACATAATTGCAGGCGGTCGGCTAGAAACTGATAATCATTATCATCCTCAAGAGATTCATCAATAAAGGTTTCACCTATCAATGTAACCCCAATCGATAGAATATCGTTAACGGCTTGCGCGTCCAGCGTTTTAAATCCGTATGATGCCGCCGCTGATAGCACGCCTTTATGATCATCAATCATTGTAAAATCAGCGTTCGGATATAACTGTTTAAATAATTCAAAGTAGTAAGATTTATATACAGCGTCTTTACTGTGGTATATTTCGCTAACCTTATCAGCCTCAAAATATTTGTGTAGTGTATCGCGGGAAAACACGCGGATATTACTATCACCACGACCGCGCACTCCTTGTTTACGCAAATAATAATAGTCCGACTTGCTCATCAGTCGAGCGGTGCAAATAATGTTTAGCGTATTAACATCATTCATACATTGGCGCATATATGTAACAAGCGGCAATAAAGTATCTTGCATTATTAAATCATGTTTGCAGGCTTCATTTTTATACTTATTTAAATCTAAATTGCCCTCGCTATCAAAGCAAGGCGCTACACGATGGAAAGAGTTAATGATAGTGCCGTCCAGATCCCAAATCATGACGCGGGAAATATGCGGGAAATTACGGGTAATATTCGTTTTAACTTGATTCATTTTGTTACGTTCTCCATTTAAGGGATTAGATTAATTCAGCATTGCCCGCTATTTATAAGCGGGCAATAATAAATCAACTATTAAAGACCATAAGCCAACGCATCAGCGATAAAACTAATATCCTCGCCAGATACGCTGGAACGAATCCCCGCGCAGGTGTATACCTTTGCGCTCGCTAGTTGGTCATCAAGGCAAGCGGGGCAAGGAGCGACAACTGCAAAGGCTAGGCCGGATTTTACGGCGTCGATGATAATCGTTTCTTGTTTCACCGTGTCAACATAAACGCCTTTTGCTTTAATATGGCTGGTTAGTTTGCCCTGCGTATAGGCAAAGGTAGTAACCTGCAAAGCGTCATTGAAATCTAACAATTCATCAATAACGTGCCCCGCCTCGACGTGGTAACGCTCACCATTAGAATAAACTAGAACAATAGAAGACTGAGCGCGGTCGAATGGGATACGGTTAGATTTAGCCATGTTTATAACTCCAGTTAGTTTAATAAAGGGTATTTAATTTACTTGATAATAATCTGCATTTGATACGGCGTTAATTCACCATTTACGGGTAAATTATTATCGCTTAGCCACTCATAAAAAGCGTCATCATCGTCAAAAGGGACAATATCATTATCACGATAATCGACCGTAATAATCCCATCCGTATTAGTTTTGGCGGCTAGGATAGGCCCGAAGCTGTAAACTTTATCGGATTCCATTTCATCCGGTGAAATAAATGCTTTTTCGTCTAATGTTTTGGGTAATGTAACTTTCATTCTAATTTAGCTCCTATAGTAGCGGCTATATTTCAAGCCGCTAGGGTAATAATTTAATTATGCAAAGAATTTACCGTTTTTAAAGTCAATCAAAGTGCGCTGACCGTTTGCATAGGTAATTAAATGCGTTTGCGTCCAGCTTGACGCGCCAACGTTGTAACCCATGTCCAGACTACCAGCCACGCCAGCGGTATATACGCCACCGTAAATGCTGGCGGTATGGGTATGCCCCGTGTTTAACTTGCCCAATTTCTTAAATTGTTTAGGATTGCCACGGCTGCCGTTAATGCCGTTGTGACCGTGTACACCACATTCAATGCCTGCAATCTTGAAAGATTGATCAGTGGTTAGGAAAATGGCGTTAAACTCACAACCTGCAACCTTGCGCAAAGCATAATCCAGCACGTTAAACGTTTCGTCGTGTTCACCGATTGCCGCGTAAATTGCAGCATTCAGGCGGTGATATAACTCGGCGTTTGCTGGATCGTCTTTAATGTTAGCATTTCGATCATCAAGCCAACGGGATAACGCCAGATCGTGGTTTGATTCAACAATGATCGTTTGACTAAAATCACGTTCCATCGATTCCAGCACGCGCCCAGTATCGATTAAGTCATCCAGAACTTTATCACGTCCGGCGGCGTACTGTTTTGCTAGGAATACACCGGATGCACGGTTATGATGATTGCGCGATGTAAAATCATGCACGTCATGCACAAACTGATATTTTGGTTTAAGAATATCAAGCAAGCTATTTTCGCCATCCCATGACGCAGCGGCGCATTCTTCATCTAATTTTTCAGCGTGGATGTCGCCATATTGTAAACCTAAAACGTGCCCCGTTGTTTCATAGCATCCGGCAGGAGTAGCGCAAACATTCAGATCATAAAACACGCCGCTTTCGTCCATTGTTTCAAGCTGGCGAACAAAAAATTCCCCGTCCTCATCGAACTCAACAATCAGCGCACCGAAATTATGCAGCGCCTCGGCCTTTTGTCCTGCTTTCTGCTGAATGTAATTTTTGAGCGTTGCCGTTCCGGTTGAATACATGCGGCGCACAATTTCACCTTTTAAAGCTGGCACGCTTTCGGCGGTGATTTTAGCCGCTCCAATTGCCAGACCTTCCAGATTAAGCGCGGTTGCAGTTTCAGCGAATCCAGAAAGCGGATAATCTGCGGTTGGCAAAACATTAATTTCAGCCATGAAAGCAAAACGGCGGTTATTTAAAAACACGTTTTTGCTGCAAATATATTTATCAAATGCGGAATCATATTTGATTCCGTCTGCACCTTCTCCATTCTGGAAGCCGTTTTTATTATAAATATACTTAGAAACAAGCAAATCAGCGCCGATATATTTAGCAAATTGCTCCAGTGAGGCTAAAAAGTTTTTATGCGGGAAAGTATTGTTCTGAATCGATGTAATAATAAAGCGTTTACCTTGTTTTACTTCCCATTGCTCAACCGTGCTAGAAACAATCCCCGCCGCTTCTGGGCGCTCATCGTTTTTAATGGCTTTTGCTACTTTCGCCGCTTTCGGTTTCGCTGGTTTATTTGCTTCCAGCCAATCACAAATAGCGGTGGAATGTTTTGGAGTATCGTAAACCGCTTTTGATATATCGTCGCAGACCTCCAGTTTAGTAGCGCGCAGACGTTTACCGTAGAAATTAAAGTCAGCGGCCATTTTCAGGATAACGGTTTGTTTTTCTGCGGAAATAATCATATTAATAAAACTCCATTAAAGGGACTAGGTTAATAATGGCAATATTGCCAAATATAACGCCTCGAATAATAGGCGTTATAATTTGCAACATTAGTTTAAAGGCATAAGGCTAGAACTAACACCACAAGCAACAGCGGCAATAAAACAAATCAGACCTAAACGTTTTGCTAGTTTAGATTTACGTTTAAAATAATATGAATCTAAATCATTTTGAAAATAAGCGAACAATAACGAGGCCGCCATAATAAACAAGCCTAGAATTAATGATTCAGTAGGAAAGAAAATCATTTTTAAAACTCCTGATTTAAGGGAAGAAAATAACTATCGCTAAACAGTTATATTATTGCCCCCTCACTAGAAGGGGGCAAGGTATAACTATTATTCGCCTGCGGCTTGTTTCACTTCATCGGCAACGCCCAGCAATTGCGCTACCGCATCCAGCGTTTCAAGTTTTGCGCTTTCCAGACTTGCCAGATCATCAGCGTCTTTGATAATGCCGGAATCAATAGCGTGTTTAGCGATAACGCGCACATAGTGAGCTTTACGCACAGAGCTACCGCCGCCAACTTTACGCGGCTTATCGCTTTTTTGATAGGCTTTTGCGCTGGTCAATTTTGACCGAACGGATACTGGAGAAGCCGCGCCCACTGCTTTTGCAATCTCTTTCAGGCCGTCGCTATTTGCAAAATCTAAACCGTTTTCGTTGATTAACTGCTGGTACATAGAAACAGCTTTCTGAGTGTTTTCTTCATTCCATGCGAATTTTGCGGTTTTAGCGTTAGTCATGATAAAAACTCCTATTAGTTTAATTTAAGGGATTAGATTAACATAATGTTAATCGTTATATACCCCGAACTACTGGGGTATATAAAGTTAACACTATAAACTTATGCTACAGCTTCCCATTTTTCGTTACGCTGGACAACCTTTACAACGTCGCCGGATTTAACGCGAACGCTAAAAACGGTTTTACCGTTGTTACTACGTTCCGTTTCAGCGTATACCGCGTCGATTGTATCAAATGGCATAAGCGCCGCGCCTTTAATGCGTTCGGCCTTTCCGGTTAATTCATCCGTTTTAGTAACGAAAGGAATAAAAACGGATTGACCAATTTTAGGCGTGGTAATAACGTTTTGCATAGTATAAACTCCAAGTTATTTAGGGGATTGTTCCGCATTACCTGCTAGAAAGTAGCAGGTAATAAGTAACAATCCGCTCGCCAATATAATCAATTTAAAGAACTCCACGCAGGCCGCTATATCCCAGTTAGGGGGCGGGGCACATTATGGTAAGTGCCGACCGTCAAATTTTATCAAGTTATCGCTCTTATCGAACTGGGTACATCTTAAAGCCTATCGGCTAGGGTGTCAAACAATTTTTTGCAGTTTTTTATGATTTTCTTTTAAGTCAATCATAATATTGCGCCAGATCATTTCCAGACCTTGCTGGCGGCCTTTCTTGTACTGCGTGAATCTATATCTTACGGATTGTTGAGCTACTGTCAACAATTTTTTAGTAGTAACATCTAATTTTTTAGCTGGTTTACCAGTGATCAAAAGCGTTTGTTTCATATCGTCGATTCCTTATAATAGATAAGTTTACCGCCGATAGGCTTTAAGATGTACCCAATTTTTAAAGAGCGTGGCGGTAAACTTCCCGCCGTGTAGTTCGTCATTGCCGCCCTACGTGATAAATAATAGCAAATACCAAAAATGGCGCAACCTTATTTTTGTAAAGAAACGTAAAGACAAGTGCCACCGGACACCGTGCGGCAATTGCCTAAGTTTAAAGGAAACGGGCGCGAATACCATAAAACCCAGCGGGTTGGCAAGTAATTTTTTCATTTATATTTGCCTTGCCCTACTTGACAAAACTTAAAAAGCTCGTGGTAGCGATAAACGAGGGTAGGCAATGCAATGGCATGGCTAAAACTTTCATCGCGTTCTAGGGCGTTTTAGGCCGCTTATTTTCGAATTAACAAATCATTAACAACCGCAAAATTGAAAAATAGTTGGAAAAGGTCTTGACTTTTAAAAATCAAGACCAAATGACTTAATTTAGTAAATAAATTAATTGACAATTCCAAATTCAGCTTTTTTAGTTTCAAGCCATAATAGTAACTCTTGTAAATCATAACCAGACTTACTAACACGTTTGTTAGTAATAGGATTCTTAATTTGAGCAGTCAAATAGTCACGCCCGTAACTATCACGGGGGCGAACTTTATTAACGTAAATGTTTCTAGGGATACCATTAGCACGCTTACAGTTTTCATACTCACTAGGAGTACGATTATAATTATTCTGCGAACTATCAACCGCGCGAAGATTCCAGATGTTATTATTACGTGGGTTACGATCAATATGATCAATCATTAGCTCGCTATCTATACCCCCATTCATTATACAAAAGATAATTCTGTGCACTTTGAATTGTCCCATATCTAATAATTCAACTTGCCAATAATTACCATTTAAACCACCTGCGACGGCGTGATCTTCCCGCCAACGTAAAAATGATAACGCTGTTTCATCATAATAAAAGTAACTATTAAAAAGATCATAATCTATATCTTTATACTTAGGCATCTAATTGTTTCCTTATGTTATTAATTTAATCTCTATTATATTATATCAAAATAGTTAGCAAGCGAGCTAATGAGTTTTTCAGGATTAGTTAGCAGACTCATAATCACGGTAAAATCCTATTAGCCAACTAACTATATTTTACGATATAATAACTTTATAAATTAGTTAGTGAGAAAAACTATCATTTAAGTTATCCACAGACTTAATCACAGCACAAAATAATTTGACATGATAGGCGGCGATATAAGGACTTTTACACAGACTTATCCACATGTTATCCTACTGTATAAATATACAAGGTAAAAAGGTAGTGTTAACAACTGCAATCAATTTTAAGCCGCCTAAAACGCTTTCTAACGAGCTAAATGCGGTGGGGTAATATTAAAGTAAAGCCTCAATGCGTCGCCCTGGTGGCTTCGCCGTGTTTTGCTCTTTATTACACCGCTGCGCGGTTATCATAAAAATAGGCGCTAGGCAAGGAAAATAAAAAGGTAAAATAATATTTGCCCCTAGAAAGAAAATACCTTTATCATTCACTCACCGATTAACGAGGGAGGCCGAACAAATGAGGCTATATAAACCAGATAACGCAACCGTTTTAAAAGGTGCATTGCGCAACCTGCTGGACGGTGGCAAGTCAACCAGCATTAAACATTTTATTAACAAGGCTGAAACTATTCATCAAAACTTTTTTGATGATTATGACGCCTATGATATGGATAGTTTTCTACCATTATATAAGCAAGGGGCAACGCTAGTTTTATATAATCGGGATTGCCATATCTTTACAGGCAGGGGAGCGGGGCCGGATACCGATTTTATTGTTGCGCAGGGTAATAATATTGTTGCGTATCATAGCAATTCAGGCCGTCAATCATTTAATATAAATAGTTTTGAGCTTATTGGGCTTGATCTGATAAATGGACTTTCTAGCATTGAGGGATTTTTAGATGTTATCTGGAAGTATTTACCCGCTGGATGGCATAAGCCGGATAACGACGGATCTCAATATACTGGTATAATGGCTTTTGATGGCGATGGTAATTTTTTGTTACCTTCGAAATTATACCCGTATGTTTATAATGATCTGATAGAAGAAGCCGGGTTTTCTTTCTGGAAAGATGAAGATCAGATTATTGACAGCGTAGAAAACCATGCTGTAAATTCTAACACTCAAAGCGTTAACACTCAAACTACTGAAAACAAAGGAAAAAACACCATGACCAAGATCGCTAATATTGTTGCCGCTAATAAATCCGCTGCTGTAAACGCTGCAAAACTGGAAGCAGGTAAAATTGCATTGACTCAAATTACGAAAGTAGCGGCTAAAAAAGCACCGTTCATGATCAAAGGCTATATTGATACGCCGATTGGTCGGGTAGTGATTGCCAACCTGCTGAGTGTAGCGGTTGACCAGTACGCCCCAAGTAACCAAAAGGCGAAAGCGGTGGCAGGTGCAGCTATGGAAGCGGCTATGTTAGAAATGGTGCAAAGTTTTAACATCGCTGAGATGATTGATGAAATGGTAAAAGGTATTGATATTTCTACTTTTACCACTAGCACCGAAAGCGAGTAATAGCTAACCTAATGTAAAGTTTTGTAAAGGCCGCCTCTTATGGTGGCCTTTTTTGTTATAATGCCTTTACACCGTTTGAGGACGGTTGAAAATTTTCCCAAAAATTGGAGGCTTAAAATGGTTGCTTATTCTTCTGCTAGTCATCTGTTCACCGCTCAAGGCTGGGTATCTAACCGCGTTATTATTCACGAAATGGTGCAAGAATATGGCATTGCTAAAACATACACTACCATTCAGGCGCTCTATGATAATGATCAAATCGATCAGCAAACGGCGGGCTTTTTGCTGGATACCCTGAAGGCGGAACATTGTACCAAAAAACAAGCCGCTAAAATTGTTTTAATGTAAGTAATAACGGGGCGTTATTTTCGCCCCGCTAACTAGGAGAATGAAAATGGTTATTTTTCGAGCTATTTTAGCGGGTATCTTGGGCGCTATTTTATCGTTGTTTGCAATAGCTTTCGGTGTTCACGCGGTTATTATTGGCGCGGGTATCGCTGCATTTTCTTATCTGCTGGGCTGCATGACTAGTAAAGGAGAATAAAAATGATCCGCAATGTTTCCCTTGCCCGTTCGAAAGGCTTTAAGCTGGTGGATGTTAACACGTTCGAGCGTGAAGATTGTAAAATCGAATATGTAGCACGTAATAAGAATGCCTTTCGTGTTACAGAAAAGAAATTTGACAAGCGCGGCAACGTGATCGCTGAAACGGTTAAACACTTTGCCACCTTTTACGCTGCGTTTCGTGGGGTGTTATAAAATGGTTATTTATGAGGGCAACCGCTTTGTTGCTAATTGCCGCCCTGCATTGCTAGCAAATTACTTAAATCAGCTTTCACCAGCTTATAAGGGCGTTATTAATATTTATGAAGGCAAGGCGCATTATAAAATCAATGCGGTCGTTGCCCGTGAACTAGCGTTTCAATTTTTGACCTTTGCATCTTGTGACGTTCAGGTCATGGGTGAAGCGTTAATTGCAGAAAATGAAGATGATTTTATTAATATTTTTCGCAAGATATGCACCGAGCGCCTGATAATGAAAGGCGCTTATATTCAATCCACTGCGGATAGTATTGAAACAGCGTTTCGAAAGGTGGCGCAATGAGCAATAAAATTGTTGTAACCAAAATCAGTACAATGGTTGATGTTTTTTACGTGCCCGATACGCCGGAAAACCGGCAAGCGGTCGAGCGTGGCGAGTATGATAAAGTGATTTATGATCACGATGGTTATTATCAGCATTTGGTCGATTCCTATGGGGAAGAGGAAAAGATCACGCATCAATTACCGGAGGATGGTTTATGAAACGATGGTTTAATCACTGGTACAAGCGGTTTTTAGTACGCCGTCGCAAATCTAGACATCAAGATGAGTGGCGGGAGTGGGCAAAGCGTAACGGTTGCCCGCTACTCTGAAAACGACGGGGATTAGCTCCCCGTTTTTCCATGCCTCCAGTTAAATACCCCCTTGTTTAGTATCCCCACCAAAATTAAACGCGTTAGAATGCGATCTAGGACGTTTTAGCGGTATATTAGAATTATTCACTACATAGGAATACTGTATATTTATACAGTAGGATAAGCTGTGGATAAGTCTGTTAATAACGCCTCAAAATGGCTAGGATTCTGTCAAGTCAAATCGTGCTGTTAATAAGTCTGTGGATAACTTAAATAATAGTGTTTCTCACTTCCATTCTTAAATGCAAATCATTATCATTCGCATTTCACTTTCTAAATGAGAATCATTTCACTTCTTGAATAGTTCTCATTTCACTTTTTAAATGCGAATTATTATCATTCTCATTTCGCTTTTTAAATGAGAATAATTATCATTCGCATTCGCATTCAGGCGAGCGGGGGCAATTGCCCCCCGCGCTTTTGTGCAAATCCGACATTGCTCCACGGGTGTTACGTGCGGGCATGTATGTGCGAATCCGACAATTTTTGGTAGTGTGCAAATCCGACCCGAAAAATTTTATAGTGTGCAAATCCGACAATGAATTTTCCCAAAAACTCCAGCAATCCGATGCTGCGCATCAATCCTGTGGAATTAGCTAGAATATGTGCAAATCCGACATGGGTTTATTTGTGCGAATCCGACAAGATTTTTGTGACTTTGATTGGAGGGCGTGTGATTGTAGGGGTTTGAGGAGAAGATGAGAGAGTGAGAGAAATTTGAGGGAACTGTGAGAGGGGCGCAGGATTGGTGCGGAGCACCTGATTTGCGGGGATTTTGGAGGAGATGTGAGATAACTTGGGTTAATTTGAGATAGGTGCAGAAAAAGCGAAATTTTATTAGCAAAATGGGGCAAAATAGCTTGACAAGTGAAAATTTCTGTGGCTCTAAAAACTCAGGCAATCATGGGCCTTCGGCCCGAAATAATGCTACTATTTTCAGGAGAGTAAGAGTTCCTAAAAACTTAGGCGTTTGTGCAAATCCGACCATAAATTTCTAGAAATGCAGTGTGCAAATCCGACAGTAATTTCTGGAAATGTGTTTTCAAAAAATGTCTTCTAGAAATAACCGCCCTCCCTATAACCGCCCTGTATTAACCGCCTATTGCTGGAGTTTCTAGGAACAATGAAAACCGCCTGAGTTGACTGGAGAAACAGATTTAAAGTTTAATGTAAACTCTAGAGTTAGTGCTCAACTATTCCTAGAAACTTAGGAGTCTACTAGAAAGTGTTGTGCCATCCTAGCAGATGAGCGGCAACAGGTGTATCATCTTGAACACAGATATTGCCTTTAAATATTTTTATGTATTTTAAAAGTAAATAGTCCCCCATTTCATGTGAGATTTCCTCGTGGGGCGCGTGAGTATTACGGAAGACTTAGTAATTAGATCTATACTCGTGCTGTCGCAACGTATAGACGTAATACTAAGTGTAATAATCATCGCCCCTAGAGTTCAAAACAAGAGTTGTTTTTAATCTATGAGATTATTATAACATGTGCCGCAATGAGTTGTCAAGAAGATTTTGTTAACGTTTATACATCTCCTTCGAGATTGGTATTGGGATCGTAAATTTTCTTGGCTCCTGTATTTAATAGGAATCGTTCTGCAAGTTGTGGGTGAATATCAAAGAACTCTGTGCATCCTTCGAATCCCTTTAAATTACAGCGGTATTTCTTAAAGTAGATATGTGCAGCGGCTTCTAGATCTCTAGGATTATGGGTTTCATAGATCCCATACACGTATAAATCGTCAAAACCACGATAAACTATCTTATCTAAGTTTAGTGTTTGAATCCTATTATGTGGATTCATACTAATACCGATCTTTGTTCTCTTAGGGATCTTCGTCAGATCCCTATTTGCAAGAATATATACTTTATATAGTGACATTCTTTCTAGCCTTTAGATAGATTCCTTTAGATGCTAGATAAATATACGTAGCAAGGAATGAAGATGTAGATCCTGTTTCCTCAAGAGTAATAGATCCTTTTGCATAACGCTTAGTTCTAGGAGCCTGGTTAAGCACAAGTGCAGTGAGACTACCTAATCCTAGCGCATCCATTAAACGTTTGAAGGAGTCCTTTTCATCGTGGATAGCATATAGAATGTAATCTTCCGCTGTAGTTAGTTCTATATCACGATGATGTGCCACTGCAATCCGTGCTACTACAGCTCCAATCGTTCTATAAATATCTTCAAACGTAATGCTAGTTTCAAAAGCTAATGCTGGAAGATGATCGAACTTACATTTCTTAGGTGGGATAAGAAGTTGCTCAGGATACGCTTCTAACGCTTCTCTAGCGGATGTTTCTCTATACGCTGGGAGAGGTTCATCAATAATAACATGAATATAGTTTCCCATGTGACCTTTAGCAGTTGGATCTAAAGACTTGAGAAGTTTATTCATATCAACATAAGAGTAAGCAAGGTCAGCTTTTGCAGCTTTGTTATCGTACTTAATCTTACCACCTTCCCACCTAGCTGGGAACATCTCACAAACAAACATTACTGCATGTTTCTCTTGAGCAGTTAGATCAGAGAAACAGCGATGATCAGCCCCCTTAGCGAGGGCTAGAATATTCTTAAATTTTACTGCCAAATCTTTCATTAATTACCCCTCTTATCTTTATTAAGGGCAGCTCCCAACGCCTCCATAATAACATCTTCTAAACTTCCATGTTTACTAGGATTATTAAAATGAATAGTACAAACAGAACTCCTAGAAACTCCAGCATCCACAGGTGCTACGCTTCGCATATCAGATTCAAAAGCTTCTTGGGTATGTTTCAACTGTACAGAAGGGCCGTAATCTTCCCCAAACTTATATGACTTCGTACTACTTACCACACCCCCACAAGGAACATTGTGCATATCCGACATTAATCTTTTATCGGAGTTATTCAGCATTGAGATTGTCCCTGACTGCCACGGATCTCTAATAGTCACTGGAGTACTAGGACGGTTCACCTCGGTCTTCACGAGTTTGTACCCCGCATCGATCAGTGCATTAATCAGGTTATCCGCCGGGATGCGAGCCGTACCAAAAATCTTACGAGCATCTTCGAGCTTACCTTCAAGATCTTTACATGCTTTAATACTAGTGTGTGCAAAGGTTAGCTTCATAGATTTGAATTGTACAGTAGCAGTTAAATCTTTAAAGCTATAATCCCATGTATTCAGTTCATGATCTGGTACTACTTGAATAGATTGTTGTGCATATAAAGTCATTATTTATTCTCCAGTTTGTCTAACAGTTTATGAGCTGCTAGATTATATTGTTTGAGTTCACGATTAAGGATTTGGTTTTCACACTTTAACTCTAAATTCTTATTATTAAGAATATTACAGATTAGTAGAAGTGCTAGTATAACTAGCAGGGAACCTACGAGCATTAAAAGAAAAAGAGTTTCCATTATTTAATTCCCATGTAACGTTTGAGATACGTGATGAAGTCTTCTGTTGTATGTTCTACGCTACCCTGAACCACAAACAACTTTAAAGCCTCACGCTGTAATTTAAGAGCAGCTAACTCACCACGTAATTTTGTTATATCTTCCGCTAGTTCTCTAGCTCTGCGCATAATAGCAAATGATACAAATGTTACAATAAATAACATAACTGCTAAAATAATTACTATGATCTCCATATTAACATCCAGCTTTTATCATATATTTGGGCATGTTCTACTAATTCATTTATTGATGTAGAATTATCGTAGATACCCTCTAGTAAACGTTTTCTGTCAAATTTATCAACCAAATACTCTGCGCCATTTATTACTACCCTATACAGCTCTGGAACTAATGGATGCTTGTTCGGTATTGGGCGACTACCTAAGTCTATTTCATTATATCCCCACGTTGTTTTAAATAGTTTATTACTAAGTGCTGCTAATGGATTTGACCATACAATATAGCTACTCACTATTTATCTCCATTCTTAACTTTGAAAACTTATTATACCAAATTATATGATTATCGTCAATTACAAATTTATGGTAACATGCTGGTACGGTATAAGTTCCATAATCCGTGACACGCTGCACAACCTTGTGTGCACACAGTCGACAACCATGCCCCTCTAAATGAGATCTAGCAGTTTGCCAGTAATAGCCATCGTGATCTGGACAATAAATCTCGACTTGTTGCTGCATTGTTTTATAGTTTACACGCTCATACCCAAAGAAAGCTCCATGAGCTGCAACAGCTTTCTTGATAAATATAAGGTTTAGTGCTTCTTGCTGGAAGTCGGGGTGTAGCTGCTTAATCTTAGTCCTATTAATAGATCCATCCGATTTAATGAACCTATTTATTGGAAAGTTGTTAGCTTCCTCGATTAATAATTCATTTACTTTCTCTCTCATATTAAATAGTCTCACAGTTAAGGTAGAAACATTCGTAAGCATCCCCAGTAAACTCTTTATCCTGCAGTAAACACTTAGCTTGGTCTTCCGGTACTCCAGCATCTAATAATTGTTGTTTACTTGGCTTTTCAGCGAACACTTTTACAAAATACTCACCATCCTGATTATACTCATTTATATCTCTAGTAAGGACATATACTTGCATTTGAAGTTCCTTGAAACACAAAAGGCCAGAACAATTAAGTCCTGGCCCCTTAAAATTAATGAAGTTGTTTACCACTTCTTAACATAGTGGCCGTTTCCATAAGACCTAGCGTAGTATCACGCTTATTGATCTGTTTACCAAGTTCATCAGTACGTTTACTGATGTAAGCATTAATAGCCATATTCATAGCTGTAGCGAGATCTTCTTTGGTTATCTCTTCATCGTCTAAGGCTAATTTAGCCAAAGAATCAAATGTGCTAGAGAGTCCTATAAGATCTGAGGTTTCTCCAGCCAGAATAGGATTAATATTATCTACTGTTACTTCTAGCATGGAGTTAACAATATCTTCGCCGTCTATTAGGCCAGATTCAATATTACTCTCCCACTCCTTCATCTGCTCCAGCAATGGATTTTTCTTTTCTGTCATGGTAGAGGTTTCCTGTATCTGTGGGTAAGAAGGATGATTGTGTCTTAGGAGGATGTTGCTTAGCAATCCAGTTAAGAATCAGCACGCGACAAGGAACAATATCAGTATTGTACCAGAAATCATGAACCCATTGACGAGCATCCTCAAACTTACCAAATTTATATGCTTTCTTAAACAATTCAAACCCAAAACAATCTGGTGTAAAGTCTACTTCACGATATTGAACTACTTTAGAACCAGTTAGGTCTTGGATCGCTGCATTAATTTCTGTATGCGAGAATTTTGTTTCGTGAAACTTATTAAAGAATCGGTAGTTGAAGCGTCCGTTCGTTTCGACAAACAACTGGATGAAGAGATCGTTAAATTGGTTATCAAACCAGTAATTCTGTATTTGTTGTAATGCTGTCATTTACGAACTCCGTTAATTGCCACGATGATGCCTTCGTACATAAAAGGAAGTAGTTCAGAAGTGTAGAAGATATTTTCCGTTATTCCTAGATGTCGAAAAAGTATATTAAATAATGTTGTTAGAAACACAATCTGAGGCAGTAATATAAAATACTCAGTTACAATCTTTGGTGCTTGATAAACAAGACGTTTTATCATTGTTTTTAAGTCTCCTTATTACTTTGGCCTGCTCCACAATAATGAAAACTGCGAGCACTAATAGTGCTATTAGCCCCGCAGTAATTGGTACTAAATCAATCATGGGAGACGCCATACGTAATTAGCTGTCTGTAGAACCTTAGGTGTGTCATCATGATACATTACTACAGACTTTGGTGAATAGCTATCAGCTAGCTCTTTACGAATCATCTTACATTCTTCACCAGTATCGATATTTTTAACTATCACTTTCATATTAAGAGGTGTTAATACAGAAAGCGGTTTCCAGAAGTCCTCAATCTCAATTCCTACCTTTTTCTCGATTACCATGAGGACTTCTAGTGTATCATCTGGAATACTAATATTATTATTCACAAACTGTAATATCTCATGTAAGGTATTTAATTCATTAAAATTAAGCTTCATCTTTAAGAATATCCTCAACCATATCACAGGACTGTTGCAATTCGTCAGCAATGCGCTTAATATCGGTCTTCGTCACTCTACCGATTAACATCACCAGTAACATAGAAAGTATAATAAGTGGGACTGGAATAACAAATAAAGCTACCTTAACAACATTCTTTGGCGTCCATGTGTGGTACTTGGTAACCAGTACACCAACCACAATTAGATAAAACGCTAGAATAAACATCATCATTTTTTAATCTCCGTAATTATCTGTGCACGCATTACTTTATTAGGTAATTTTGTATTCCCAGCTATTGCTTCAATATTATTTAGTTTTTCTTTTAGAATATCTGAGCGTCTCTGTGCTAGTTCAATATCTTGTTCTTGTTCTATTAAGCGGCAGTGAAGTCCACTATTAGTAGTAAGCATACTCTCTATATTTTTTCGCATGCTTACAATACCAATAATCCCGCCAATCGCTACTAGTGTCATAAGCACTAGCAATCCAATGAGAATTTCAGTTAACATTAAATGCCCCTACATTTTTCGTTATTTGGCGTTACTTTGCAAATCTCTACGTTTAGCTCATGAAGAGACTTGTCTACTTCAGTTAAGCGTATGTTAAGAGAAACCATATTATATATTAGTATTCCTATAAGGAATGACAGTATTGAAATTGATACTCTTTCCACTATTTCTTACCTTTCAGTTGCTTAACTTCACGCTCAAAAGATGCTGCACGACGTTCGGCAGTCGCTTGATGCTCTTTAGCAAAACGTGCTTCCTGTTTTGCAAGGTTGAATGCCATAGCATTCTTATTCAGAGAATCATACATCTTTTTCATTGCCGGAATAGACATCTTCATGAGCTGACCCTCAAAACCCTGCATGTCGAGGAGAATTGCCAGAACGTTAGCCATTTCATTTTTAGTCATGTTTTCCATTAGAATTTCCTCTCTCATTAATTTATGAACTTATTATACAGAATTTTAAGGCTTAAAGCAACTGAATTTTTTAATTACTTACCAATCATTAACAACGCCGGAGAACTCAGAAGCAAAAACTTTTTCAAATTTCTCTGTAATTTCAGGATGATCTTTGCAGATCAGCTCAATGCATGCTTCTGGAGTCATTCCTTCATCTTCAGGATCACCATAGTATTTATCCCAAAGATCATCGGGGATGATGTGCTCCGCCAAATCTTGGAAAGAGATTAGCTGATAACGTTCTGCTTCCTCGGGGATAAGGATTTCACAAAGATCTTTATCTATATCGCTACGATAATCCGCAATTAATAGGGCATTGCAAGCATGACACTCCCAAACCATCAAGCGTTCAGAAATAGGATTAGACTTATCCTGAACGTAAGACTGAAACAGGGTTCGGAAAGTTGCCTTAACTTGTTCAAACTTATCTGCTGCTGCGAAAACTAGAGCTTTATCAACTTTGTTCATTTTGATTCCTTCTCATCAATTTATAAAGTAATTATACAGAAACTTAAGCATTTTAGCAAATAAAACTTTTAGTTAAAATGCCTAATCCTGTGCCAATAGCAATACAAATGATTATAAGTATTGCTACTGTTTGTATGATTCGTTTAATAATAGCCTCAGCTATATACTTAGACATTTATATCTCCACGCAATACGGCAGCTACATCTTCCCCTATTTGTAATACTTCGCCGGTAGTACAATTAACTACTCTATCATAGCTAGTAAACTTACCAGATACAATATCCTCCAGTGGGATTGGAGTTTTACTCATTTCAAATGAGACATTAATATAACGTGGATCACGTAGAGAAGTAGTATGTACATGCCCGTGAATATTTAGTTTGCCACGAAGTTCATTAGGGTGCAAAGGGCAGTGAGATAGCCAAAACTTTTTGCCGCCTCCAGTCTGTTTACCTAGAGCCTGGATATCGTCATAAACTTCCGCTAAATCCCTGATGCTCAGTCCTTGACGTTCCGCATCATGATTACCCATAATAAGTTGATTAGGGACATTGTGGATAACCGACTTTAATTTGGTTAGACCTTCACGACCTACTGCAATATCTCCTAGCAAAATAAGTTTTGTTCGTTTACCAATATGTTTAGACAAAGTATCTAGAATATACTCATCGTGCTCTTTCATGTTCTTAAACCACGGACGGAAACGTAACGCTCCAGGGTGGTCTAGATGCAAGTCTGACCAGAATTTAACTTTCATTACTCTTTTCCTTATTCTGTATTAAACTATCAACCCAAGAGGTTAACACTTTGGTTTTAAACTCCTCGGGAGTCTCTCCTTCCTTAAGATCTACCTCATTAAGGTAGGTAGTAAGCCTTGTTTCTATCTCTATTTCAGCAGGAGAATTAAAACAAAAATTGACTGCTATTCCAGAATATATTACTCCGGTGTCTCCTTTGACGAAAGCATTAACTAATGCCCTCCAACGAAGGGCATCAATACGCATTGCTCGTAATTCTTCTTGTACTTCTTTCATTCTATCATTCATTAAAGGATCCTCTGTACACCACAGCTATCTTCTCGAAGCGTGGTAAATGTTGTGATTTTCCCCGTTTCATCATTAACTTGCGCAACCGTCAACTGCCCGTTGAAAACACCGCCAGTATCTAGGTAAACACGATTCTGGTATAAAATAGGGTAAGGTACTCCAGTATGTCCGTGAAACACGAAATCTACTCCATTAACTGGAGGTACTTCTACCATGTATTTCTCTTTAAACCCTGCATAACGCTGGAAATATGAGTGTTCTTCACCATTTTTAGATAAGTGAAAACCTATTTCTTGGATTACATCTCGATCCCATAAGTATGGCTCAACATGGTATCCAGGATGATCATGTGGGTCTTCCTTAGCTGCTTCTACTTGTGCAATAAGGTTATCCCATACTGGGGTTTCTACTTCGTTACCACATTCTTTGTACGTAAAAGGTACACCACCATGAACAACACCATACTTCTGGCCACGATGTTTAACAGTTAGGAACACTGGCATTTTTTCAGCCATGTCTTCGGCAATATTTTTAATGGTATCTGCATCTAGTTCATTCATGGCCCACATACCACCGTTATACATCCAGTTAGCCCAATCTCCCACAATCATAAATTGGTCATGATTACCACGGACACTGATAAAGCGTGGATTATACAGGAATTTGGCTAAAACTTGTAGGTTCTGCGTGCCTCGATCAATTAAATCCCCCACGCATACAACGCAGTCTTTCTTGCCGTTATAGCCAGCTAATTGTAGTGCATCTTCTAGTAAATCGTTGCATCCATGAATATCACCAACAAAGAATAAGTTAACATCATCCGGTACTACTAGTGTTTTATGCACATTAAATTCTTTTTTCATAATTATTCCCAAATAACATTTAAAATAGTTGTACCATAATTATTTGATAGTTTGAGAGTATAACCCTCTTTATTGAGGGCTTTTATAGCTTCATAACTAATTTCGTCACGATTAAGCTGTACAAAAGAACCTCCAATCTCGACAGAAGATACTATCCTCCGCTTAACCCATCTATACGTTTTCTTTCGGCTCTTAAGGGACGCGGCTCTATTTATCCTAGCTAAACGTTTTGCTTGTTCCGCTAACATTTAATTATCTCCAATGGTTAGTATGTTTTTCAGCCTCTTCATCATTAGGTTCAAATACTACGTGGCAATCTACAGCTTCCCAAAAGGCTTCACGGATTAAGGAGTTTTTAGCTGAAATATCTAACTCTTCCCACTCTTCTAAAGTCTCTAGGTCTGTATCAACTTCGGTATCACAGCCAACCAAACCCAGAGACACAACAAGAGTAAGACAATCTTCACGTTCTTCGGGATAAACCTCAGCATACTCCCAAGCAGCTTCTTCAACATAATATTGTTGTTCCTTTTCTGGAAGTGACTTATACTTTTCTTCTGTAATACCCATCTCAACAGCGCGAGTACCACAAACTACGTTATTATTAATAATTAGATATGCATAGTTCATTGGAATACCCCTATTTCTTGTAGTGCGTTGATAGCCCCTAGTATGACTAGAACCCATACGAAGATAGCCTTCCCATCAATTTATATAAGTATTATACCAAAATTTTTAGCAAAAAGCAAGTAAAATAAAAGCCTGATCCGCTAAGATCAGGCTTGGTTTATTAATCCTCTGGATTATCATCCAGGAAATTTTTAATAGCTTCGTGCATAGTTTCTTTACGAAGCTGACGTCCAATCAAAATATGATTAGCTTCTACTCGACCATTAGGTAAGCGATCCGCTAGAACTACTACAGGAACTTGGCGTACGCCAAATTTCTGCATTAATTCTGTATTATCAGTCTCTTTATGGACTTCCAAATTATACTCATTGACTACTTTATCAAATACTGGCTCAAACATTTTGCAAGGATTGCAAGTAGAACCTTTCAATAGATATACTAATTTACTCATAATTATTAATGGCCTCTAAGAAGTTTTTCATAGTTTTTACGGTTGCGGTGCTCAGATCAAGATTTACACCCAAACACTCGGTTAATGCTTCCTGATAAGGAGCCTTTAATCTGCCTTCTGGGACTTCTACCTTCTTATATTCTTTATTTTTGACCTTTTTAATCATAGTCTCTAGTACAAGAAGCGGTAATTTAGCACCTTCAATATCAGTACCCAAAAGTTCAGTTAAAATTTTATTAAGATCAAGACGAGTTAACTTTTTGCCCTTAGACATAGATGCGCCTACCTTTGTATCAATAGATTTTTCCGCTTTCTTTTCGAGCTTTTTGTACTCAGGAGAGTCATGATCACGGAGTGCAATGTTTAGCTCGTAATGTGGTATACGAAAATGTTCCGCCATTTGAGTGTAGAAACGATCAGACATAATATATATACCTCTCTTAACTAATTTATGTATATATTATATAATAACTAGGGCTAAAAGTCAACTACTTTTTTTATCTTAATCTACTGCATGTATAAATCTTTTCCTAACTAGATACATAGTTATTGGGTAAATTGAGTACATAAGTATCGGGGAGAAAAGGGTGAAATACGCTGTAACTCCCCCAGCTAACATCAAAGGTATTAATGCTAGAGTAAGGGCCATAAGAATCATGCCGAATGAAACAGCCAAAGCTATGGATATAGGATTCTCTAGTTCCATCCATAACCAACAATATTTCGTATCTCTATGGCAATTGCATTTACAAACGCCGAATGAACCCATAATTATATACTCTAGTCCGTGAATAACCTTTATTAATAAGCTATTTCGGGTAGTTAATGCAAGGATAGTAAAGACTATCATTAAAACGAATACTACTAGACTTATTTTCCAGATACCTAGCAGCATCATAGTGAATAGTTCTGCAAACATGGCTTTCTCCTATCTTCAAAAATTATTAAAGCCCCCTTTGCCTAAAAAGGCGGGAATACCCCCGCCTAAGTTATTAATTAAACTAGTTCGACATGACCGCCATCATAGGTACCACGTTTTATTTCATCGTGATAGTCTCCCGAAGCATTCCAATCAGCACCAAAACGAAGCTTAATGCCTAGTTCTTTACCAGCTTGTTCAAAAGCCTTTTTAACTGCCCAAAATGCTTCTAAGTCATTCCAATCAATTTTGCCATTAATGTATGGAGCAAAATCAAGAGCATCCCCAGTAATATGCTTACTTTTACTAGGATCTTTTAAAAATGAAGTACCATTAGCAATATTCTGGGCACTTTGTGCTACTGTACGAATACCCTGTACGATCGTAAAATCATATGGAGATAATTCTAAAGCTCTACGAGCTACTTTTTGTAGCTCTGGCTTGACGGTAGCTAATTGTTTTTCGCTATTTTTACCAAATTTAAAACTCATATTGATCTACCTAAAGATCTCTGTTGTGGGGAACAGAGCTTTGTTAAATACTCGTTAAATTTCTCAGAATCGGCTGCATCTACAGGATTATCTTTCCAAGCAATACCAATATATCCAGCATAGATATTGTTTAGATTGAAATACGGACAAGTGTATATGTAATTAAAAGTAACGTTCTTAAACGCAGGTATATTTAACCCCATGTATTTATTTACTTTTACACTTAAATCCGATGCGTAGTTAAAGCCGTCTAAGTGACGTCTATATAGCTCAGACGTCTTATTTACCGCTTTATCGGCCAAGTCAGCCCTATCTAATTGCGCATTGCTTTCCCATGCAATAATGTTAGAATAATCATTAATGGCATCGGGTTTATACTTGACTACAAAAACAGCATCCGCACCCGTTTGGGAAAAAAGCACCATGCTCTTTTCTCTAGCTACGTTAGGAAAATTACTTATCCTTTGAGTTTGAACATCCTGTAGAACCGCAGACGTGGAGAAAGTCTTTAAGAATGACATCACCTCACTAGTATTACTAACAAATAAGAAAATAATGACAGCAACTAAGATAGTTAGCAGACGTTTAAGAAGCGATGCTGGATCTTTCGCTTCTTGGAGCAGTACCGTTAATAATTGTAAGAACTTTTCCAATTGTAACCTCCTCTAACCAGTACCATTATACTAATTTTGGAGGAAAATTACAATGTGTTTTTAAAGATCACTTCTGGAGCATAAAATTTTGTCGTTGTCAAGAAGAATTTTAGATAAAAGAAAAGCCAGGGTCGTTAAACCCTGGCTTAAAATTACTTACTCTTCATTATGCTCCTCGGATTGAGGTAACTGGGCTTTATTATATTGCTCAGATCGATATTTTGCCAAGATTTCAATACGCTTATGGATTTCTTTGCTATCTAGGTAGATATTTTTGTTGTCTTTTACCATCTCGTCGATTTCGTCTATTGAGAAGAACGGATAGTAGACATCTAGCATCATATCTTCTACGAACTTGTTGTAAGATTCATAGGCTTTCTTAATTTCTTGACCCTTCTCACAGAATCCGCCAGAGAACGTGTGTCCCATTAGCGTAGCATGTGGATGTACTACCCATCCATGACAGGATAGGAAAATTGTGCAGTAAGCAGAAGCACTAGGACCAATCAGGTGTCCTATAACTGTTCCACGGCAATTAGCAATTAAGTTAGATAACTGTGCAGCAGTATCAACATAACCACCCGGACCATTAATCATCAGATTAATTTCGTCGTCCTCATTTGCCTGCATAAGTACCATTGATAAATCACGGTATTCATCCGGCGGGCCTAACTCTTCATCAAAGAAAAAGGTATACTCGTTAGATTGGCGAATGGAGTGAAACAGATTAGTCTTTTCTTTTTTATTAGCCATAGCGATCCTTGATTATCCAACTAGTGGTTCTAGCTCTAAGTCACAGAAGTTATAAACTTCTAGTTTAAGGTTATTGATACCATCGAATTTATTAACTAATTCGTGAGTAATATATTTTGCAGGAATACCACTTTCAGATGGATGATCTGATTTAATAGTGAACTTCTGCTCAGCGGGTACTACATTTACTATCAAAGAATCCATATCTAAATGGTTTGTTTCTCTGAGTAACTCTCCTTCATTGGGGAATCTAACATCTGTTATTATGGCGACATCTGGGTCGTCTTTAGCGATGGATTGCTCCAGAATTATGAGCCAAATGCGTTCATGCACCAGCTGCCTTCCTAGCTCTGTCCCTACGAGCTGTAACATTTTTCTCGGAGAAATAAATAAACTATAAAGTCCGTCTTCTTTATTCTCTGAGATAAGTTGTTGAGGATTAAGATATTTTTCCTCAAAAATAGGCCAAACGTACGAGAAGTCTTCAAACTTATCGATACCGTACTTAAACCACACATCTCTGGCTCGCTCCAGTTGAGATTGTGTGACCGTAAACCATTGGTCAATCTCTTTTCCCCTGCGCTCTCCTAAAAACTCTGGAGTTACACCGAGGATTACGGATGCAAGTTCATAAACGGGCTTAGCAAAACTATAACGACGGGATAAACACGTTGGATACGTGTCATTACACCAATCGATAATTAATTTTGCAACGGTATCTTTTCCCGAACCAGCTTCACCATGTAAACCGACTAATACTGACATTAATCTTTCCTATTGTTAATTGGTGGATAGTAAACTAAGCAACGTTTTTCTTGTAAATCTTGGCGATAGAAGCAAACCATACCAGTCAGTCGTGAAATGTAAGAGTAAACTGCTTCCTCACATTTTGCTTTTGCATTCCAATCTTTATATGGTACAACAACTACTACGCCATCTTCTCCATTTGTAGCTAATTTCTTTTCAAACTTAAAGTCAAAGCTACAAGGTTGAAGTTCTTTAGGCCAGTCTACATGAGCTTGCTTTAACTCATGAGATGGCTCTGGTTTTATTTCTTCTGCACAGCCTGTGATTGTGATTGTGGCTGCGAGCAGTACTCCAAGTTTCCAGTTAAACACGCTAATCTTTCCTCGAACTCTTTATTCTGCTTTTTAGCAATTAATGTAACCAATCCAGGCTTTGCAGCGATAACATCTTGGCGACTAAGAGCTTTATCTAGCTGCTTAATCTTTTTGTCTAGATCTGCTTGAGATACATTATTCAGTGTAAAATATTGATTCATTCGAGTCTCCCGAAGTTCGCTCTCAGCTTTCACCTTATTAAGGGAAGTCTCTAGAGAAGAAATCTTTTTAGTAGCTACCGCAAGATCTCCCGCTAAAGTCTCCACTTTATCTACTAAGTGATAAGTACCGAATCCGATGCCTATCGCTAGACCTGCTCCCAGGATATACCACTTACCGTGCCATATTCCTGAAAGAAGTTTTTGTATCAAATCCATGTGCTGCTAACCTGTCTTTATCTGATACTTTAATCATATCAGGCTCACCAGTTCCTAGTACACCGAAGATATACTGTTCGAGAACTTGGTGTAAACGGTATAAGTTACTTTCAATTTCCTGCCACGGAATACCTGACTGATGGAAACGAATGTTAGTCTGAATCACGAAGTTACGAACATCATCGTTATCGTTCTTTTTAATACCTTTCACATATGCAATCGGTACACGCAGTTCGGATAAGATACGTTCTGCTTTAGGTTTTGCTTCAGCGAGCAGATCACGCATTGTTTCACGAACATCTCCACGACTCTTATCCATTAAGTAAGAGCGAGCATGTAATCCCATCTCTTCCATTTTATCAAACATAGTGTCGAGATTAAACGTTTTGAAGCTAAATGCTGGATGCCAGCAGTACAGCTCGTGTAACCAGTAAACTTCACCTGCAACAAACAGTGGGTTTACAAAGTATTCGAAGTCGCCACGGAAAGATAGTGAACCATCCCGAAATACTTGGCGAGTATGCACAATGTTCTTTTCTGCATCATCAGTTACCTTAACCAGTAGCTCTTCAGTTTTACGCTCCCAAACACGATCGGGGTCGAACAAACTGTTCTGCAAATCATACACATCGGCGAACTTAGAAATAATCCTCATATTTAATCCTCTTGCCTCAATCTATAAACATATTATACAAAAGTTTGGGCATCTAAGCAACTAAAATTTTATTATAAAAATAGCCCAGTCGCAAAAGTGCGTGCTGGGCTTTGTCATTATTTGCTTTTGCTAGTAAGTTGACTTAGTGTCAATCTTATGTAATATTAGTTTCTCTAGCTTTGCGTAGTACCCCTGCATTTCTCCATAACTTAATATCGTCTACTGTTTCTTTATAAGGAGCTATGGTAAAACCTAGTGGGCCAGCACTAAATAACCCTAAGAATCCTATTGCACGCATATAGAACAAGCATTCTTCGCCTGTCATTTCTTCAACTGCTTTTCTTTGTTTTTCGTTTTCAAACTCGTGCTCCTTGTTATCTATACGAAGGTGTTTAATGAACCATTCAGCAGAATATTCATCTAAGTGTCTAAGTATAGCTACTGCATACCCAGCGCCAATTAAAAACCAAGTGGTAACAAGAATTAGTATTATAGTCATATAATCTCCAGTTAAGGTCAGCGACCAACTCACCACTTACCGCACTAAGGGGCACGACTCCCTTATCCGTAACAGTTGCAGGTGACGCAACTCGGTCCTACGCGAGTTCTTTAGGTATTCTGCATTTCAGCTTTAAATTTTTTCATATTACGAGTCTTTCTATAAAAGAAAAACACAGATGTTGGGCCTAGAAGAATATCCACAATAAATATCATAGATCTAGCACATCTGAGTAATGTTTTATCATCAAGAGGAGGCAGATCTAACGGTCGAGTTTTATGTATAACGTATAATATTACATCTTTATTCTTAGAAATATACAGATCATCAACCAAGCTGTAAATAGCTACTATAGATCCAATGACGAACCAAAGAGCAAATGGAGAGATAATCATTTCAGATCCTTTTCATTAATTAGAATATTAGTAAACAGTGGAATAACCCCTAGACTCATAGCAGGTCCAAACGTATTCATAGCTACCCACAGCTGCATAGTGATCATCCCATCTTTAATCTCTGGATCTTTATATTCTTCGATACGTTTTTTGGCAAAGGCAACTACATCTGGATTATTTTTATTTTCCTGAATATAGTCATGCCAAAACTGGGTATTCTCACTACGTAGGAATGTTAAAACATCCTTAGTTGCTGGAATCTGCACTGTGCTATTGATGTTTAGCTTTTTCACGCTCTTCTCTCCGACGTTTGCATTCTTTCATCATATGAGCTGCTACAACTTCATGGTAGTAGTCATTAATGTTACCTTCTGGCAAGAAATGCTTAATAGTCTCTAGCTGACAAATAACTCGATGAAGATGGTTATTTGGTAGACACAATTTTATACCTGCAACAAATCCAGAGAAGCCTGGAACACTGAACATGGGTTGGGCTTCCACTCTACCTTCAGAGTTGATATTAAGATCAATTGAGATACCCATTTTCATGCTATAAAGCTGGCAATATTCTCCATTACCAGATCTTGACCAAACAGTGAAATCCTCATCAATTTGATCTTGGATTTCTGTAATTGCAAATTTAATTCTAGGGTCTAAATTATTCATCTTCACCTTCAAAGTCGCAATCATAACGACAAGTAAAAGAACTGGAGCTATTAGTACGTTGAGTGGTTATTTCACCGCGTTTGCTAAGAGTAACGGCTGGAGTAGAGAAGTTTTTATTAGTATATATTTCTACTTTACCATTACGTTCCTTAACATCACGAACTTTACCATACTCGGTAATAATGCCGTTCTGTTGGACTTTAACATTACCATTTTTCATAGAAACTTTGGTAGATGCCAGAGAACCGAAACTAACTGTGGAGATCATCAGTGCAATAATAAACTTATTCATCTTCATCCTCCCCACTACAATCACGACATACATCATAATCGTTGAAAGAACGTTCGTGAGCTTCACACCACCAAGAACAAGAATCACAGAGAAACATTTCGGTTTTCTCTAGTGCTTGACCTAAAAGATCATCAGCTTCCTCAGCAGTAATCTTCAATCCGCACACATCTGCCACACGTTCTTTAATTAAACGACCTGCTTCGTGATAAGACATACAGGTTCCCACAACATCATGTTCAAGAACATGAACAGCACAGTCTAGACGAGTTTTCATTTCAAACCTCTCTCATCAATTTATAAATATATTATAGCAAGAAAATAGAGGTTTAGCAAATGAATTATTTCAGAATTTAGTCATAGCACCACCATAACCCACGCTTACGCATGTCATGATCGCGATTATAATCATAATTTTCTGGATCTTTCATCACGCGGTGGAGTTCTTGACGATTCCCTTGACGAACCATTTTATTAGAATGCCACTTAACATTCTTACTAATAGAATTCCAGTTATAACCATCCTTTTTCTCATTACGAATGGTTGCTTCCTTCATTTCCTGTTCTACATCATCCCAGGATTTAGCATAAATAACACGAATCCAGTAGCCATTTTCTTTGATGAAAGAATATTCTTGAGAGAATTGTTCTTTAGACTTCCACCACTGATCACCAGATTGTTTACGATAAGTACGGCTCATATTACCTCCATTAAGTCTTTTAAATTAACCTAATGTGGATGAATTTTGTTATACATATATTATGTACCTTTATACAGAAAAACCCCAGACTACTTATTCAATAGCTGGGGTTTGTTATTAATTACAGATCGGGGCGTTCATCTTCGAAACAGCCTGAGCTAATTCCTTCTCCGAATCCTACAAAGCCATCAAATTCATCATTTGAGATGCCCATAATCATTGCTTCCATTTTCCTAATCTCCGAAATTTTCATGCCTGCTTTACTATTCTTATAATATTTGCGAGGGTTCCCGCACATCCAACAAGAACAGATGCAAGGAGTAGTAGTGATAATACCTAACCGCTTAGGGCTTTCTTCATGTGGGAAGACTGTCCAATACTTCTTGCGGTTGTTCTTCACACGTTGCCGGTGATGGCGTCTTAATGCTCGATCCACACATTTCTCCTAAAACTTGGGAGATAAACGGAGTTTGCTCGACTACCTTGCGTAGCTGGGAGAAATCGTATCCAAACCCCATTACATCGCCTGAGTAAATGTACGACTAATAACGTCGTTCTGTTGTTCACGAGTCAGTGCATTAAATCGAACAGCGTAGCCAGAGACACGGATGGTCAACTGAGGATATTTTTCAGGATGTTTCTGCGCATCCAAAAGCTGATCACGGCTTAACACATTGACATTTAGGTGCTGACCACCTTCGATTTGAGGGGCGACTTCCACCTTAACTTCACGGAAGGCTTCGGGATCGAATTGTGGTGTGATACCTTCTAGATCTTCAACTAGAACTTTCTGTTTAAGTTCACCATTGTCGGAGTATAGCTGAATAATCTGATTTTCATGAACAAGGTTAATTACGCCAGACTTAAGATTTTGATATGCTTTCATTAGATCTCCCTGATGTTAGAATTTGGCTCAGCTCTTTATTGTCTATAGTTTACCACGATATACAGAAACTGTCTTACCAGTTTGGTTCATAACGTATGCTACTTCATCTTCTTTTAAGAAGATTGCTTGATCTATTCCAGAAATAGCTATGCTTTTATTTCTGGGATTAAACCCTACGCTTTTACCAACATGAATCTGCTCACCACCATCAGTGGACATTATTTTAACTGTTAACATAATTGCTCCTATATTTAGCTATCTCTAGCTCTTTTAATGGTAGTTAGTAGTGGATTTGAACCACTGTAGTCGCTCCGTATGAAGGAGGTGCATAACCACTCTGCCAACTAACTGTTATGTTTTACTAGACTAAGTAAGTATTCTTTATACTCTTTAGACCAATTAGCTTTTTTAAACTTTCCTGGACGCATAGTCTTAATTCCTAGATTTGGTACTCCGGGAGGGATTTAAACCCCCGATCTCTCGGTTATCAGCCGAGTGCTTTAGATCGCTAAGCTACCGAAGTATTAGAATATTTACATCATACACTGTCTAAGTAAGAAGTATAATGGAATTTAGCTTCTCCAGTCTTATCTACTTCTACCTCAGTTCGTGGTACTTGACGAACCACACCATGAATCATCTTATAGCGAATGCCTTTAGCTGGTTCATGATCTTTTGGGAATACTTGTTTAACCGTTACTACTTTATATCCTTCACGCGGTGTTAACACTACTACTTGATCACCTTCTTTGATTTTCCAAGAAGATGGAAATTCATAGGTATATCTTTGACCACCAGTTTGGAATACTACAGAAAGATAACGTTTCATTTGGTTTCCCTCTCATTAATTTATATAGATATTATAACAAGAAATAAGAGAGAAGGCAAATGAATTTTTAAATTTGGTGCTCCCACCAGGAATCGAACCCGGTTCAGATGCTTACAAGGCAACTGCATCGCCAGCAATGCTTTAGGAGCGATGATCCCGTTATTTCAACGGGATTTCTTTTTCAATAACAGGAGACTTATCAGTCATAACTGTCATTGCCATTTGTTGTAGAAATTCAAAGGTGAAGGCTACACGTTCTTCACCAATCTCTACTTCTACACGTTTCTTTTGTTTATCGATCTTGACTTTTAGGTTGTCAGCCATCTTCGGGTTCTCGTTGCTGCGCTACTTCTAGCCAGTCTGGTAGAAGAAACTTTGTACGAAATTCTTCGTAAGTTTCTTTGGGATAAAAGCTAAAACCTCCTTTCTCATCATTCAGGATAACAGAACCGTCAGTTTGTTCGTATGCTCGGTATGTTTCCCCAATAACAATAACTCGTTTATCAGTACTTTTATTACGAAACTCAAAAACGTGCATAATGTTCCCTTAAAGTTGGAGCGGCTAGAGGGAATCGAACCCTACTCAGCGAGGCTTGGAAGGCCTGCGACACAACCCGTGTGCTTAACCGCTTATTGTTTGGCAGGGGATATTGGATTTGAACCAATGATCTCGACTTCAAAGGCCGAAGCTTTAGACCAGGCTAAGCTAATCCCCAACTGTTTGGCAGAAGGTAGTGGGTTCGAACCACTGATCGGGGTTTCAGAGACCCCAGCCTTAACCGACTTGGCTAACCTTCTTCTTAATACTTTTTGGATCTTCTAAACGTTTGCCTTCATGATCTACTCGAATAACTCCGCACCCTTCGCAAACCACAACTACACCATAACCTTCTTTGACCTCAGCTTCTGTAATCAAACCAGAAAGATCACCAGTATCTCTGCCCCACATATCAATGGAGCATTGTTTGCAGAAATCAGCCATATTTTATTTCCTATTTAAGTTAATTTGGGGTGGCTAGTGGAATTCGAATCCACATAGGCCTGATTCACAATCAGGATCATTAACCAATTATGATATAGCCACAATTGAAAACTCGCAGGGTTAGCGAAACCTTCCTCAATTAGCATGTTCTAGAATACTAATCAAGTTATCTCCTATTGCACGCAGCTCAAGACGAGTACGAATTTTCAATTGTGGTGGCTCTCAGAAACTCTTCTACTCTAGCCTTAGCAGCTTACTCCCGAACGCATGTCGGGGAAGTCTTACTAAGCGCATCAAATAGCACCGTTACACTTTGAGCCATTGATATATCAAGAAGTAGAAGGACTTGAACCTTCACGAGATAGACCATTTATCTCAGCCGCTTTATGAGGTATATTGCAGAGAGTGGATGTTCCCTATAAACCTTTTAGGCAGCCCCGTCTACCGATTCCGGCATACTTCAAGATTTGGAGGTAGGTAAGGGGATCGAACCCTTACACCGTATCACTACGATCAACCGATTTCAAGTCGGAGTCCAGCGCCAGCCATTGGATTGACCTACCGTATAAATTGTTTGGCGGAAGAGGAGAGATTTGAACTCTCAAGCCGTTTTACCAGTCAGCCACTTTCCAAGCGGTTTTCGTCGCCAATTCGATTTGCTCTTCCAATAATAAGATGATGCCTCTATCACACCAGGCAGTTACGCCTCGCTGGGATTCGAACCCATTAAAACAGCTCAACCGAGATAGTAGATTTAATTTACTCTGACCATCAAATTTGGTGCGTGACAAGGGATTCGAACCCTCAAAACCCGACTTCTAAGGACGGTATGTATGCCAATTCCATCAATCACGCGTATTTGGTGGAGGATAACGAATTCGAATCGTTCTGATGTCCTCGGTGCAAGCGAGGTGTCCACCCCTAGCAGACCCATCCCCCAAATTCTTTAGTTTACTAAGGCTATTAGCTCGGCGTAACTACAGCACCTTCGCTTCGAGCTAATACCTTAGTGAACTATGATGAGGATTTCTCCCCATCAATTTATATAAATATTATAACAAGAAATTAAGCATTAAGCAAGTACATTTTTGCAGATTTCTTGTAGTTCCTTTACATCACGAACGTAAAGGTAGTCTGAACTTCCAGAGTGCATACTTTGCATAAACACACCCTCATCTGGCGCAGTATCCTTCAAAGTAATTCCTAACCAAAAAGCGGCAAAACGAGGTGTTACCTCACCTTGACTTGCCTTGAATACATCGGCTTCTGTGATCTCCTGACCAGTAGAAAGTCCCATATACGGTACGTTCAGATCGATATCTTTGTAGAATTCAGCTAGGTCTTGTTCGAAGTCCCAACCTTTAGAGATAGCGAACTCTATTGTTACATGACCGAAATAACCTTGAATCTTGTTTGATAGTTGCATTTGCAATTCCTTATTTTGAGTTAATTGGTACTCGGTGATAGAATCGAACTATCACAACCGCCGTGTAAAGACGGGGTTCTCCCATTAAACTAACCGAGCAAAAGATTTGCTACTAAAAATGCTTCGAACAGAAATTCACAAAATCCCGCTAAAAACATACCTATTGTAAAATCGGCAGAAAATACATAGGAATCTTTTATTTTCTGCTTCATTAAGTAAAACCAGATAGTCATTAAAATCTCTCCATTCTAAAGCCAATGAAGTAAGGTGCATTACACGGAACATGCTTAAGATCTTTAAGAGTAATTTTACGTCCTAAGCGTCGTTCCATACAAGTGAAACATAGAACAATATCTTTGGGCTGCCCTTTTCTTATCTGATCCCAGACCCAATCTTCAACCATACACATTTCATGGTATTGTTCACAGTCTCGACAATAATGACACTGATGTTCTGGTACTTTTTGATTTTTAATACACAGTTCAGTAAAGCGTTTTCCGGCTCTGCCAGACATTTCTGATATTGTTTCTAGAACTTTGTTAATATTCATAACAAATTCCTTTAAATTGGTAGATCGCCTGGGACTCGAACCCAGAACCTTCCGATTAAAAGTCGGATGCTACTAAACCTATTGAGCTAGCGACCTATTAGTAGCCATTATATACTTCTTTAATAGAATGGACTTTTAAGTAAGGATGATTAATCCCAAACTCCGCCATTACTTCTTTTTCATCTTTTCCATAATGTGCAAGTAAGGATCTTGAGGTATTATTACCTAAACGTTTGTCATTTACTACTAATCGAAATACTTTCATTTCGAAATCCTCTATTAAAATGGAAGCGGGTGCAGGAATCGAACCTACCTCTTTCTAGCTTATGAGACTAGCGATCTCTACCAGAGATCTAACCCGCAATTGTTTGGTCAGTGCGGCAGGACTCGAACCTGCGACCCGAAGCATCCAAGGCTCCCACGCTACCAACTGCGCTACGCACTGTTAATTCTTTTATTGTGGGGGGATATTAATAATTCGTCCATCTACACAATAAACGGTACTAGGGATTGTACTGTATATGTAGAAATTCTTTATATTACTCTCTCCGCCACAGAAATTTTTAGCAAATTCATACTCTTTATTAATGGTTGAGTCAAGTTTAAAACAACCAGTAAGTAGGAATACAGATAGCAATAAAACTTTCTTCATTTTGCTTTCCTTCTCTTCACTTTATAAAATATATTATACAGAGAATTAAGTAAAATAGCAAATGAATTTTTAATAAATTTACTTATTGTGTAGGCCACCTGGAGGCTATGAACCCCACGGCTGACAAAGAAGTTTGCGAGACTTCTCTTAAAAGCCAGAATAGACCCGCCGATCTATCGGAACCTACATAATAAGTAAACTTTATAGTGTCATTCTAGACAGGACTCGAACCTGTTATCACTTGTGCGGACTTACGAGAACCATTCTTTCACTCGAATCGAACGAGCTTCTGCCCTAGCCAAGCTGGTTTCCCCATCAACCACGCTAGAATGTTTGATTGTTTTCAGTGCAAGAGTCCGAGTCTTGGACACGACCGCTTCGCAAGTACATAGGCAGCTTATCATGAGTCAGCACTTCCGAATTGCTAGCCCCGTGTTCTGCACTGAAATTTTATTAGTTTAACCGTAAAGTATTATCTACTTCACCATTAATTGTTCGGCATTCCTCTGGGATTGCCGGTGTAGCCTTGTATTCCCACCACTCAGCACCATCATATTCCCCACGTTCTAGCCAAGTTCCATCGGCAAACCATACATTACCATAAAGTAATTGTCCACCGTATCCAGAATCATATTCAAAGTCTAGGTTATTAAGAAACCCCTCAATGTCTTCTTCTGTATAATCTAAAGGTAATACCCAGACTTTTTTGTCCCCATAATACCCAAATTCTATTTTAATACACTTAACTTTAGAATTGGTATTTTTTAAGGCGAGTAACAGCTCTTCTTTAGCATTACGCATAGTATATTCTCATACTGAATTAAGTTGGCGCGACCGATGGGATTTGAACCCACATTCTCTCCCGTGACAGGGGAGTACCATTACCAAGCCAGCCCCGGTCGCATAATTCATTTACTCAGCTTTGAGTTTTTCAATAGCTGCATTAAGTTCTTTAAGAAACTCTTTTCGTACATTAAGACGATTGAGACTTACTAGTATATCGTGTTTAAGTTCTTCGATGTATTTCTTTTCAACTTCAATATTGTTGATAGTGCTATCACGATGAACTTCTAGCTGCGCAATTACATTCTTGGACATGCTTGTTTCCTCAGTTATTAATGAAAATGGTATCTGTGGCTGAATTCGATGTCAGCAATGATAGCTGGTTGGCTACCGGTTTACTTAACTCTACACAGAATTTGGCGGGCCGTGTAGGATTCGAACCTACGTTGTCTTTCGACATGGATTAACAGTCCACCGCCAAACCGCTTGGCTAACGACCCTAAATTTATATTGCTGACTAGGATTTTCACCTAGACGGAGTTAGCACCGTAGCGTGTAGCGGCATACCTCTCCAAACCGTGCCTCATCTTTCAATTACGGAGACAGTGTTCCTACGCGTGCCTGAATTGATTCAACAATTCTTCCAGCAAATTGGACGACCGCATGAGATTTGAACTCACATAAAAAGGATTTGCAATCCTTCGCCTAAGCCCTTCAGCCAACGGTCGGTTTATCTTGTTCTGTCATGTTGCTTCTCCAGTTCAATTTATGTAATTATTATACAGAACTTTTGGAAACTAAGCAACTACATTTTTTAAGAATTTGATGCCTTTCTTTTTCTTCTTATATTTCCACGTTAATGGATTCTGTCGATTATGAACGCTTGAGATCTTTGTCTCGTCAAAGTTCTTCAATATCATGTAATCACAGGATAATTGTTCTAGTAGAATGTGATCACCGTCAAAAGCGTATACATAAGGCTGTTGACTAACACGATAATGATAGACTTTGTTAATTCTACGTTTCAGCGACTTATCAGCGCAGTAAATAAAGAAGTTTTCAGGATGCATCAGCAGCTCCTTCAATTTGGTGCACCCTGTTCGTATCGAACGAACCTCTCAAGCTCTTCAGGCAAGCGCTAATCCATCTCAGCTAAAGGTGCAAATTTTGGCAAACCTACTAGGACTCGAACCTAGACCGTACGGTTTTGGAGACCGACATGCTGTCCAGTAACACTCTAGGAATGCAGAAATTGGCGTCCTGTGCGGGGATCGAACCCGCAAATCCTACCTTGAAAGGGTAGTGACTTTACCAGTTTGTCTAACAGGACTTAAATTTGGTGTTGGATGATGGAGTCGAACCACCCGAGACCCTTCCGAGTCGGCAGATTTACAGTCTGCTTCGCTACCTCTACGATACTAATCCAACATATTTAGAAGTATTCAAAAATTCTCATTTAAACACTTTTAAATATGTTTTCAAATTAGGTAACTATTATACCAAGTTTTAAGGCACTGAGCAAGTCAAATTTTAAAGAACTTGCTCAGTGCTATATTAGTTAGTCGAACTTAGGAGTGACAGTTAAGGAGAACGGAAGTTCGAAAACTTCTTCACCCTCATTACTAACGGTAACTACACGACCTTTAAGTTCAGACATTAAAATATCAATATCAGCTTTTGCATCTGGAGCCATGCCAGCTTCAATACATTTAGCTTTAACCTCCGGTAGAAGATCTACGTTATAGAGATAGAGCCACTCAATCTCACCTTCCCAGTCTTCCCAGGATTTGCAGATTGCACTTTCAATACCAGTTGCTGCAACACGATTTTGCATTCGTTAACTCCTTCATCAATTTATACAACTATTATATCAGAAATTTAAAGCAAAAGGCAAGTACATTTTTAAAAATTCTGTTTGGAGGAGCTAAACTCCAGATTCTTCAGCTAAGTCTAGGCTAATAAGAGTTATAGCCATAATTGCTGCACCGTGTTCTTTTTCTCCGGTGTTTTTAGCAGAGTCTATAATAGTCTTAATCTGTTCGTAATAGCCTTTTACTTCTTGTTCAATACCTGCCTCGGCTATCATGCCTTTAGTCATGATTCGTTGCATAGTAATTTCACGGTTAGCCATGATGTTTCTCCAGCTTCATTTTTAATAGTTTACAAATGAAATCAACGTCTTCATCTGTACCTAGATCTCTATCTTCAAGAGTTGCCTTGAAGTTTTTAGTCAATTCCATGAGGATAACTTCTCTAGAACGACGTGTTGGCGGAGGTGGATGTCTATACATCTTATTTCCTTAGTTTGGTAGGGGTGGTGGGATTCGAACCCACAAAACCTGAATTTTAAGTCCAGTACCTATGCCAATTCGATTACACCCCCGTGTAGTTTAGTCAATTACTTTTGAGGCTTCAAGGTAGTCGATATAGTGTATGTTTTCTACCGTAATCATATAATCTGCCACTTTATCCATAGCTTGGGCTTCAGAGGTAGCTCTGGCTAACCTATATCCTTTTTTATATTCATCCGGGTATTCTCTATCTTGGATAAACACAACATAAACTATATATAGATCCATTTGTGACCTCTATTTAATTTGGTGGCTCCCCGAGGATTCGAACCTACGTACCTTCCGGTTATGAGCCGGGTGCTCATACCATATGAGCTTGAGAACCAGAATTTGGCGGAAGAAGCGGGAATCGAACCCACAAGGCTATATTTCAAACCGACAGATTAGCAATCTGCTGCAATACCGTTATGCTATTCTTCCGAATTTATAAGATATATTATATTAGAAATTTAGCTTCATAGCAAGAAAATTTTTCAAGTTTTCGGTAGACATCTCATCCACATCTACGGGAGAAACAAAGCCGTTTAATTTTCTAGCAAATTTTTCACCCGCAGGATCATTGTCCCCAACAGCTACCAATTTAAAAGGTAGTAATTTCAGTTGCTTTAATAACGCTTTTCCTGGAGAAGAACCCAACATTGCTAGGGCTGGATAACCAGCATTATGTAACGCAACTGCCTTAAATACAGATTCAGCAATCAATACTACTTTTTCATCTCCATTGAGAGTTTCTAGTCCCCATACACACTGGGTAGTAGAATAAGTAAAGTATTTAGCTTCAAAGGGGCACTTACCATGACCTTTTGGAGCAGAAGGATTATAAGTTTGATAGCCCCTCAACATCCCGGAGAAGTCATACAACGGGACTGTTAGCCATCCTTCCGGACTTAACCAGCAATGATATTTATCTGTATCAAATCCTCTAGATAAGAGGTGCTGTGTTAGCTCATCAACATTCATATTTGGTTCCTCTTTCAAATTTATAGATATATTATACAGAGAATTTAGCATTCAAGCAATCAAATTTTTTAACTTTTTAGAGGAAAATCATAGGGCACTTAAGGATAGCAGATAAGTGGTGAGGACCAAAATTTGTGACCCCACTAAAAATCCTGGGGCAATTTTTAAAGACCCCTTGACATTTTCGCTGGGGTAGTGTAAAGTATATGTTATGGATGAGTGATCAAATAGACACACATTTTCTATATACTAGGAGGTGTCAAAAAATGACAGAAGAAGTAACTAAGAGTCCTGAGACCGTCGCTAGCGTTGCAGCAGAATTGCACCGTCACGAGGAATCAGATAAGAAAAAGTGGGAGAAGGTCAGAGCCTACGAAGAAAAACATCGTGAACACGATGATAAAGAAGATGATGATGAACATTGTCATAAATATGGAAAACATAAAATGCAAGAACCAGTAAACGTATTCACTAGTGGCTTCCCTGGCCTACTGGGTGGTTATCCAGCAAACGCAAGTGCTTTCGGTGGTGAAGGTATGGGACTATTCGGAGCTATCCTAATCGGTGCTCTATTAACAGGCGGATTCGGTGGTTTCGGTGGATTCGGCGGACGTGGTGTAGTTGGTGAAGGTACCGCAGTTGATGCAGTACTTCAGAACCAAGATACCGCTAGTATTCTAGCAGCTATTAACACTACTCGTACAGAAGCTAACCAGGGTACTGGAGCTGTTTTAAGCGCAGTTAACAATGGTTTTAGCCAGACATCCCAAAACCAGAGCCGTGATACTCAGTCTGTACTGACTACGATCTATGGTACAGGTGCTAATCTGTCTAATCAGATCTGTCAGGAAACTCGCAACGTTATTCAGGGTCAGTTCGATCTTTCTCGCCAGATTGATCAATCTTTCGCAGCTAATCAGATAGCTCGTGCACAAGATAAGTTTGATTCTGCACAGATCGCTTTCCAGCAGACTTTACAAACTAATAACCAGTTTGCCGCTGTTCAGGCTCAGATGTGTGCTAATCAGAACTCTCTGGAACGTCAGATCGCTGAATGTTGCTGTGAACTTCAGACTGCGATCGCTGGTGTAACTACTGCGCGTATCCAGGATGAGTTAGATGCATGTCGTCTACGTGAAGCAATCGCTGCGGGTAACGGTGCTAACGGTCAGGTAATTAATCAAATCGCTGTAAGTCTTGGTGCTATAACTCAGACTCTGGCTGGTCTGCAGGCTAAACTGCCGGCTTAATATTAAGGGGAGGAGCCCATTATGAGTAAATATGGTTTTGTAAATAACGGACTTAATCAAAGTATGGGCTCCCAGCAGCCCCTGCCTGGTCTGGATAACCCCTACTTACAACAATTGCAACAGCGTTTAGCAGAAGCGCAACAGATGCAGCAACAACTCCAGCAAAACCCTGGAAGTGTGAGTCCTATGCAAATGATGCAGCAAATGAGCGGGCAGTCGCAAATGCCTCAACAAATGCAGCAACAGGTGCCTCAGCAGCAAGTTCAGCAACAAACCCAACAACCGCAGGTTTCTGCGGAAGGACAGGCAGTACTAGCCCTTTTCGAAGACTTCGCAAAGACAGAGGATGGGAAACAGCTTGTATCACTTATGGGTAAGTTTAATAGCTTCTGCCAAAGCCAAGTTGCAAAAGCTCAAAATGGTGGTAATAACTCCTAAGGAGAAATTATGTGTTGCAGAAAACCTGTTTCGTGCTGCCCAATGCCTGTAGCACGTTGTTGCTCTCCAGCAATGTTTACACAAATACCGGCGTTCAATCCCTTTGCCTTTAAGCCTACTCTTATCCTGCCCCCTAGAGTAGATTTTCAGTCAAGATTGGCCTCCCGTATGGGTGGTTGCTGTACACCGAGAGTGTGGTTCTGAAGAACCAAACAATAAAGCCCCTAGTCGAAAGACTTAGGGGCTTTTCTGTATTTAAGATAAAAGAAAAGCCCTGCGCTCTCCAGGGAACGCAGGGCTTACTTCAGATGTTACATGCGGATATTATTTATTACGCATATCCATGATCATTTGACCATCGTAGCCAGTACCTACCACAGTCTGTGGTACACCACCTTGATATTTCTGAGCACGAATCATTTCGACTTCCAGTTGTTTCCAACGAATCATCTCAGGAGTAATGGTACGTTGCAGTGCGGCGTTAGCTTCAGCTTCTTTCTTAGCTGCGTACAGTTTAGCATCTGCGTCACGTTCATTAGCGATAGCTTGGTTGTTGCGAGCTTCACGATCTGCTTCTGCTTGTTTAACTTTTTGCTGTGCTTCCTGTTCAACACGAGCTAATTCAGCTTTAGCAGCATTAACCTGTTCTTCACGAACTTTGGTATTCTGTACCTGTTCCATGATTACCGGTGGCAAAGTAATATCCTGAAGGAATACCTGCTTAACTGTGTAACCATATGGGCGTGCATACTCTTCAACTTCCTGTTGAATTGCAGTTTGCAATTGAGCCTGAATTTTAGCATCAAACAAATCTTGTGCTTTAGGTACAGACTTACCAAACTCACGAATAGTAGACAGTAATTTTTCAGTTACATATTTGTCTAACGCTTGATCCTGAGTACCTGCGTTAATACGGTTAATTGGTGCCTTAGAACCATCAAACTGCAACATAACAGTCAGGTCAACAGTGGATTTAAACTTATCCTGGCTAGGAACCTGAAGTTTATCTAATTTTACAGCAATATCTTTTGTACTAAAAGTGTCGAAAGATGCAAATGGGTTTACAAGATGGAAACCTGGTAATACTGGGTTAGGATCTACTTTACCCAGAAATGTTTGGGTTTTAACCGTACCATCAGAAACAATAGTATATGAATTAAAGGCTAGAATCAAGCCTGCTAAACCAACTACAGCACCAATACCCCAACGTTTAATAGTACGAATTACTTTCTGCTCAGAAGTCAGTTCTTTCATATTTTTAGTATTAAACATATATTTCCTTTGTTTTAGTTACAGTTAATAAAATTGGCCGAGGTGACAGGATTCGAACCTGCATAAAGGAATTTAGAAGACTCCTGCCTCTCCCTTAGACTACACCCCGTTTAAATATTTTTAAGAACTCTCGTAAAAACTCTTAAAAATACAGACGATACCGGGAGAGTCATAAGTCTCACTCATTAAGTATTTCAAGACAAAATACAGTAACGTCTATTATTTTCCAGTTTAAGTCAGGGTGACTTAGTGGTTATGTCCTGCGGTATATTGAGGACTCGGTTAGGCTTGGGGTCATGACTTCCCGCCTTTTGCTGCTACTCAACAGGAGTTATCGCGAATTACCTGTGCTATTGTGCACCATTAGTGACATCTCTCATGTCAGCATTTCCCACTTTGTGGATAGCTTGAAAAACTACTCCGATATGGAGAAAAACTTCACTATCCTAGAATACCTTCTAAAGTTCTTCTTTAGCCTGGACATAGTTAAAGCGTAATAAAACTATTCAGCAGACTGGTTGGTTAGTCTGGAACCAACTACCGCGTGGTTTAGGCAGTGCGCAACTAACCTCGGAAGCTTTTACGTTAAAAGCATCAGTTATCCAGTTCTTACCGACCGTAGGATTCGAACCTACATCTTCCACCAGTTACGGCTTGATAATACCAATTATACTAGGACGGCAGTGTTACTACATAAGTGATTTCCACACCCCACTATTTATAAATTAGAGAAGAGTTTAGGGGAGAGGTTTCAGACGCCTCATTTTACACGTTCTAGCCACTAACCGGGATTGCCGCCCCCTGTGTACTAGTTTTACAACTAACCCACCGACTCTATTCAACGAATCTTAGTGCTCGACGCATCTTACATTAAGACAAGTTCAGCGTAATCGGCTCGCTGTTCTCTAATTTATGAATATATTATACAGAATTTATAAGCATTTAGCAAATAAATTTTTAATTAAATTCGCCAGCAATCTGAGCAGCAGTACCACCATCGTAACGCCCAGGAAATTCTTCCTTAATCGCTTTCATCAGCATACCTTTTGTAATTCCAGGGTTTAGCTTAACTAATTCTGCAAAGTATTTACGAATCTCAGTATCAGATAACTGAGGAGGCAGATACTCCTGCAACCACTTATTTAGAATGTATTCATACTGAGCGGACTGCAAGCTATAACTATCAAGATCTTGACCATGAAGTTTAGCTTTCATCTGGTTAATGCTTTTTAGTTGAGCTTTGAGATAAGACACAAATTGTTCAGAAGTGATGAAATCTTTATCAATACGCTGAAGATCCCCGATTATGGTCTGATAGCTTTTAGCGACTTCTTTATCAGAACCATTAAACTTAGAATCCTGCAAAGCTCTACGCAAAACATCTAAAATATTCTCTTCCATTATTTCATTCCTAACGCTTGGTTAAAAGATTGTTCTGTCATAACTGCTGAGACTTTGGCGAAATCAAACTTTTTAGGGTTCGTAGTGATTTCAGCAACGTTAGAAGTTTTAACAGTTTTCGTAGTACGAATACCGCGAGTGTTAACACCAATAATTACAACTGATTTCATATTTCGCTTCCTCTCATTAATTTATGGAAGTATTATACGGAAATTTAAGTATTTAAGCAAGTAAATTTTTAAGTTTTAGTGACAACAGGTTTATAAAACGTATGTCCCTTAATCTTAGTTGTTTTCTTAAACTTCTTTGTCCAGTAAGGTTTATCTTTACCACTATGGAAGTATAGTGCTCCATATGTAGGATCTTGTGGTAAATCAACGTAGTATATCACTCTAGCTAAATTCTTAGCGGTTTGCCAAGCCTCATCAGTTTTATCAACTTTTGGTCTCTTAGATACCCAAGAGAACTGGTTAGACTGATATACTACTTTACAGTAGGAATCTGGGAATTTACCGGAGTTTACACGGTTCTTAGTAACATGTGCAATCGCCGTCATTCCCTTTATGCCCTCACCACGACTTTCGAAATAGATATTTTTAGCAATGCAATCTATTTCTTTTGCATCGTGCGATGCCTGACTACTAAAGCTGAAGGTAAGGGCAGCTACTAAAAGCAAAGCTGCCTTCATTCTTTTTACTCCTGCCAATCATATTCAACACGATTGGGATTTTCTTTATACCCTAAGTCAAGCAAATCATTACGCATAGTTTGCTTAGCTACGGGATTCGAGGTTACTAGTACCACTTTCTTTGGTCTCTGCCCAAACTCTAAGAGTAAACGAAGAATTTGATAACCTTCCATACCATCTACAGCCAAGTCATTATCCATATAAACGAAGTGGCCTGTGGTATCAGTTTTATTCAGAAACTTTACAGCGGCTTCTGGGGTTCGAATGATAATGTCCATTCCGTGAAGATTACGCACATCATCAATCAAAATATGAAAAGTCATAATAGCCTCGTTTCATCAATTTAAAAATATATTATACATATAATGTAGTAGATTAGCAAATACATTTTTAAATTGTGAAACTAGTAAACCGATAAACAGCCTAGAGGCGCCACAGGCCATATCTTATGAGCCATGTACCTTTGATCTAGGGTTTGAATCATCAACGAATACTTTGCATCTTTTAGCTTTAGAAGTTTAGAAGTTTGAGTTCTTTAAACTTTTCAGCTTTCATACTTAAATGTTGATCTTTGAAGTTGTGTCGATAATATCAACGACGCTTTGTTCTTACGTGTCAGCTTAAAAGGCTGGTGTAATAAACATAATCTCCAATAGATTATACTTTATAGTATGGTCAGCGGTCTTATTTAACCTCGTATTTCAACCGCTGCTGCGAGGTAAGATGCTTGGGCTTTCGTCTACCGATTTACTAGCTTTTAAATTATTACTCTACTTCAATGAGGGTAGAGGCGTTAGACTCGGACAGAACAAAGTCAACATTTGTTGCAAAGTCCTGGTATTCCTCGTCATGCTGCTTAATCAGCTTCTCCAGTTCCAGCGGATCAATCAAGAATGGAGTATTCTTGAGTTCCAGCAGGTTGAGCTGCATTTTAACTTCATCTTCGGAAGTTTTCTTATCGCGGGTAGCCATACTATCCTGCAAACGCTCATATTTAGCATCAAACTGTGCTTTCTGCGTATTAAACTTAACCGTAGCGGCATGGAACTGCTTACGCATGTTAGCCAGCAATTGGGCTTTAAGTTCCATAGAACGCTTAGCTTCAATTGCTTCCGCAACAGTCATCTTACGAGAGCCAATCTCAACGATTGTTTCCGCATTGCTTTTAATCAGAGCAGCTTTGATACGATCACGCTGGGACATCATATCCAGCAGAGACTGGAAATCAGTCTTAATACGAGTAGACAGATCAGCTACTTCGATTGCAGCGCCAACTACAACCTGGTTTTTATCCTTACCTTCACCAACAGCGATCAGAAGCTGTTGTTCAGTAGCTTTACGGATTTTAGCTTCCAGAGATTTGATAGTTGCCAGAGCGCGAGTTTTAGAGATACGAGTAGTCATTATTTGCTTCCTTATATGAAGTTTGAGATTTGAATTTGTTTAAATTTGGTCTATTACAGACCAATTGCCAGCAGAGTGCGCAGAACAGTATCGTTACTGTTATCAATTTTAGGATTAGCACGATTTAGCAGATCAAAGATTTTCTGGATACCTGATTGACGTTCAGCCATACGACGGATACCCAGATTACGAGTAGCTTTCTTACCATTTTTACGAACATTTTTAGATACTGGCATATTTGTTTTCCTCTTATTGTTTTCTCAAATTTATGAATATATTATACAGAATTTTGGGGCCGGAAGCAAATCAAATTTTCATTTTTTCGATCATAGCTGCAACACAATAGCTTTCAACTAAGGCATCAAATGCAGGATCATGCTTAACCGGATAGATCCCATAACGAATAGTGTCCATCTTCTCCATTTTAGCTATTGCCCAGCTAATACCTTCGGTCTCTAGAGCCTTATAACTGTATCCAGCTTGCATCCAGAGATTACGAAGAGATCGAACATTGCCCAAATTCCAGAATTTCCACGGAACTACCTCTTCATTGGTTCCAGCATGGAACGTATTTGCAGAGTAGATAGTCATATCAAACTCTGGGCCATTGCCATAGTACAAAGCATTGTCGCCTAGAGCCAATTCCATAATATTTTGAGCCATAGAGAAGGCAGCATAGTTAGAGCCAAGTTTATTAGTGCAATGATGTTTACCATTTTGGAAGGCAATCAGTTTTGGATTACGTTCCTTCATAGCTTCCATAATGTGGATAGCAGACGGGCTATTTTTAGCTTGATCCATCCAGAATGCTAGAGTAGATGCTGTAACTTTAGCACCAGAATTAAACTGATCTTGCACATCCAAAGTAACAAATACTAGATCAGGGTCTTTATCAATTCCATGCATAGCCACAAAAGCGAAAGAAGGCATTGCGATATGAGTAGTACCACAATCTCCTGGAGTTCCTAGAGATTCAATATCTAGCATACCAAATGGTTTTACTTTCATAACTTATCCTTTATTGTGTAGAAAACTATTAAAGAGCTGTCTCTTTAATAGACTCCCACTTCTTGGGGTCTTTAAAACCAGGAAGCATATCCTCACTGACATCCCAGTTCTCTTCCATAGAGAAGTCGGGCCATTCATTCCAGCTACCTTCCAGCTCTTCATAACAGGTATCCATTACCTCATGACTAGAAAGTCGTGTATAATCCCTAGCTGACTTATGGGTGCTAGCACGGTTAAAATCATTCTTTGCTACAAAATTACGCATAGTTTCTCCAAATAAGAGGGGCTTTCGCCCCCTGATTTAAATCACTTGCCCAGCAGTTTAAGGATATTTTCCATAATAGTTTGGGCAGACTTTTCACTCTTGTTAGTTTCAGCCAACTTTAAAGCGAGTTCTTCCTGCTGTTTCTGAATATCAGCTGCGATTTTTTGATCAGCCTCAATACGAGCTTGAAGCTCATCAGTGATAGTGGTAAAGGAAGCAACGATTTCAGTAACAGAACGTGGTTTCTTAGAGAACATAAAAAATATCCTTGATTAGTTAGAGAATTAGTCGATTGTAGGGGCTTTCGCCCCTACTTATCTATTACTTCGCTTTACGCTTACGAACTGGTTTAGCAGATTTACGAGCAGAATCACCCGTGAACTTAATGCCTACACCGTAACACAGAGCACGAACATTATCTTTACTATACTCTACGCCAAAGATATTTGGCTTAACAGAACCAAACTGTCCACGAGTATCACGCAATACATCTGCTGTTGGTTTACGCTTCTGGTTAACTGCTTTCTCGTAATCTTTCATGGCCATGCCATTACGAGGGAACAATTCTGCTCCAGCATTGAAACTCAGTGCTACTGGAACAGATTTGTGACCATAACCCTGTACATAGGTCACAAGGCGGGCTACAGAACGAGTGGCATTCTTAGCCTTCGGCTTTTGACGAATCGGAGCCGGATTATTCAGTGCTTGAGCAGCCTGAGCATCAGTAGGGTGCTTGCGCAGGTGGCGTTCCAGACGAGCTTTGCGGTTAGCCTCAGTCTGCGGGAAAGTTTTAACTGTAGTAGCTGCTTGAGTTTTTGCGTTTTTCTGCTTAGCCATTATTTGTTTTCCTTTTTGTTTATCAATTTATGAAGTATATTATACAAGAATTTGAAGCGTTTAGCAAATGAATTTTTTAAAAATTATCTACCAACCATCTTGGCTTGTTCTGCATCGGAAACATATTGATACGCTCCTTTATTATACGCTGGAGCAGTACACATTTTCTTACGCTCAATCTCTTCTTGAGCTTTTCTTTCGCGTTCAGCTAATTCTTCATCCAGATAAACTAAACGTTGTTCTGGAGGAGGTGGAAGACGTGTTTCTGGCTCACCAATATTAGCCTTTCTTATTTGACGAGGTGATTGTGCACGTTTTCTCAACGGTTTAAATCCTAATGAATTTGAGTTATAAATTCGCATAAAGCCCTCCTCACTTTCAATACGAATATTATACTAAATTAGAGGGCTTTAAGCAAGAAGATTTTTAATTTATTTATCACATCTCGGCAAGTTCTTGCTCAGTAATAACTGTGTTACACAATGCATCTACAGCTTCATTACCACTAATACCAGAATGTCCTTTAACCTTAATAAAGGTAGGATTAGTATTATGAAAGTTGATATACTGCTGTGTTAATTTAAATGCTTCCTGCCAAAGTTCTAGATTAAGAGGAACTTCACCATCTGCTTTCTTCCAGCCTTTCCTTTGCCAAGAAAACATCCAACTTTCCATACCATTTTTGCAATAAGCAGAGTCAGTATAGATAGCAATTGGTCTATTATCTTTTTTAACAGACCAACGTAGAGCTTCTACAATAGCTGTGAGTTCCATCTCATTATTTGTAGTTTTAGGATTATAACCAGATTTAGAACCTAAACGATCGTCGTTATCATCATAGACAATAAAACCCCAAGCACCTGGACCTGGGTTAGACTTACAAGCACCATCTGTGTAAATGTGGAAAACCGACATTATACCTCCCAACTAATTTTAAGACCCATGTCTACAAAGGCGGCTTCTCGGTAGTATTGTGAGAGATGATACCCCTTATCCGATAAGGTTTTTAGTACCGATTTAGCTGCTCCTGGCATTTCTCTAGGATTATATAGCCACCTAGCGTAAGGATTATCTCGAATAATTACTTCTGTATTTCCAGACTTAGCAGCTTCTACAATCTTTTCTTCTATAAACTTTAGAAATGCGGGTACTTCTGTTAATCCTGCAAGTTCTTGGGCTTCTTTGGCTGAAATCATTGTATACCTCCAATTTATAAAATATATTATATTTAAATTTCACTAAATAAGCAAATGAAATTTAAATATAATAGCCCCCGAAAGGGCTATTTGAGTTAAGAAGACATCTTAGCTTTAAGAGCTGGGTGAGGATCGTACCCCTCTAAATGGAATGACCAAGCTGCCGTATTATTTTCTAGTAAGTCGTAAAGATCTACAAACTCTGGCATTACTAGAGTTGGTAAAGGACGAGGTTTACGTTTTACCTGTTCTTCTACCTGTTCCATGTGGTCATTATAGATATGAGTATCACCGCCACTAAAGATAAGATAACGAGGTTTTAATCCTGTCAGTTTTGCTAATATATGCGTTAATAAAGCATAACTAGCAATATTGAAAGGTAAACCGAGGAAACAATCCACAGAGCGTTGTGTCCATTTAAGATCTAGGTATCCATCGTTACTTACATAGCACTGGAAGCCGTAGTGACAGGGTGGTAATGCCATTTTATCAAGTTCAGCTACGTTCCATGCAGAAACTAGATGTCTGCGGCCATGAGGATTATTCTTGAGTCCTTCAATAAGTTCTAGAATCTGATCTCGCCCACCAAAGTTGCGCCACTGTTTACCATATACTGGTCCTAGATTACCCTTATCATACCCCATACTTATAGCTTGGTCTTCATAATTTGGAGTCCAGATGGTCCACTGTCCTTCGTCACGACCAAATGTGAATACACGTAGATCATGGAGATTTGTGGAACCAGACAAGAACCATAAGAGTTCTCCTACTACGGATTTCCAAGCTAGACGTTTGGTAGTTACAGCCGGGAACCCTTCACGTAGGTCGAACTTAGCATAGGAATCAAAAATTGAAACTGTGCCTGTTCCTGTACGGTCATTACGGGGTTCACCTAGTAAAATTACATCTGTCAAAATTTTTAAGTATTGTTGCATTAATAAGTAACCAATTCCTGTACAAATCGCAGGCTGTTATCACTGTTTGCGCCAACTGCATAGACTAATCGAGTGGATTCATAGTTATAATCCAGTATCATACTATCTAGGTGTATATCTGCCTCTAGCTTCTGTTCGCTAAAGATTGTAGATACAAAAGCACTTTCAATATGCCCATGTTGGTACATTTCTAGAAGAAGATTAGCTCCACCTAGAACTACTGTTTGCTGATCTTTTAGAAAAGTAGGTAATGTATCACCTATCATTGATATGGGAGTGTAAATATCATGTGTAATATCATCTGGCAGTGGACGATCAGCACGAATAAATAGGTCAGAAGCTCCAATCATACGTTCCCTAACGGCGTATGGAAGAGCTAAATAAGTACCAGCACCAATGATGATGTTATCTGGATTCAACACGTCCAGTTGAGAATAGAAAGCATTCAGTTCTTCTTTGAAAGAGCCCCAAGGGAGCTTACCTCGGAGGCCGAACTCCCCATTCGGCCCAACTGCGTACATTGCTGTAATCATAAGAAATCTCCAAATTCATTACCCAGATCTTTCAGAGTATCAGTAGAGGTCTCAGTTACCTGACCTACACGGTAGGCTGCACCAATCTGGATTTCTTGTGGAGCAGGCTGTAGAGAAGTAGTATCCAACCAGTTCATAATCCACGGAATAGGGTTTTTAGTGATTACTGGTAAGTGACTAGGCCATTCTACACCAATGTGCATAAATGCATTACGCCCTACAAAGTACAAGTATTCTTCTAGAAGTTCTGCATTCAAACCAATCAGACTACGACCTTTGAAAATGAAATGACCCCATTCAATTTCAGTTTTCAGAGTTTTCAGGAGCTGTGCTGGTGCTTTAGCCACTGCTTCGTCTACCAGATCTTTGTCAAACTGCTGGAACATAATCTGGATGATTGCTTTGGACATCTGAGTGTGCAGAGCTTCATCTTTAGCGATTAATTGCAGATTTTTAGCAATACCTTGCAGAATATCGTTCTCTGCTAATGCAAAGGTACATGCAAAGGATGCGTAGAACTGCATTGCTTCCAGACCGTAGATTGCAAAATAAGCATCTAACAGTTTAGCCTGAGTTTCACGCTTAACTTCAGGGAACTCCGTTTCTGGGTATGTATTGTCACCACGATGATCACGTACTGCGATGAAATACTGACCTAACTGGTACAGTTCATCGAATAGTTCAACAGAATCAGCGATGCGTGCGAATGCTTCTTGGTTTTTGGTTACAGAATCAATAAATTCTGCTGGATCAGTTAGCACATTACGAATAATATTGCTATAAGCACGACTGTGCAGATCTTCGAAGTAGCTCCACTGCTTGAGCATACCTTCCAATTCTGGACGACTTACAAGCGGCATAATAGCTGCTTCAGGAGCACGACTGATGAAGGAATCTGTTTGAGTCTGCCATGCTAAGTTCAGGAGTGTAATTTCCTGAATTTCTCGTGGGAGATTAGGCCATTGTTTCTTATCTGCTTCCAGACTGATTTCAGTTTCAGTCCAAAATTGAGAGCGTTGCAGAAGTGCCAGACGTTCTAGTTCTGGATGTGCTACACGTACATAATCTGCGATACCTAGAGAATCTCCCAGGAAAAGGTCAGCGTTAGTATGATCCCAATTCAGGTTTAGTAAAGTAGTCATTGATTTTCCTCTTTCTCACTATTTCAGGAATATTATAGCAAATCTGGTAGCGATTAGCAAATAAAATTATAAACTATCAAGCTCCAATAGTTTAGCATCGCGCCATTCTATAGCATCCTCTAATTCTTTGAATGTTTTAGTATGTTTTACACCTTTTCTAGCAATCTGGACTTGGTAAGATCCGCTTGCTTTTTGGTGTATATTTTTAATACCTAACTTATTGTCTTTGTGCGCTCCGACATTCTTTCCATTGTTAAATCTATCAGATGCTAATAAATTAATTGCTCTATTATCATGACGTATTCTGTTGTCATGGTCTACTTCTTTTGGAATGTATCCATGGGTGATATAGAATGCTAAGATATGTGCATAGTATTTTTTACCCCTTACTTGCATTACTATGTATCCTGAACATTTTTCTAGAGAACCTGCTTCTTTGTCAGCAAACTTAGTATTAAAGGATTTATCTTCTCTAGGTCTGTGGGTAAAGATTCCGGTTTCTGGATTATAGTCAAATAACTCAGCTATTTCTTTGTATTTTTCTTCCATAATCTAAAATTACAGCCGTTATAGGCCTAATAAAAGGGGCTTTCGCCCCCTTATTTATTATAATTGGCAACCACCTGATGCGCATCCAGCAGCAGCTTCCTCTCCTGCACCTCCACCGTTTGCGGTGTTGAAGTTAGCATAATAGAAAGTTTTCCACCCGTACTTAACAGCAGTCATGAAATCACGAACTACTACTGGGCCAGGAATAATTTCATTCTCAAACTTGGTGTAGTCGTAGTACATATTAGTACTGATAGACTGGCTGAAGAATTTCTGCATAGTTGCTACCCATTTGATCCACTCGATACGATCTACATCATAAGCCAATTTATAGCTCATTAACGTTTCCCAATCGGTTGCACCTGGAGCAATTGCAATTACTTTATTTACTGCACTACCCTTGATAGATACAATCTTACGTGGTGGTTCGATAGAGTTAGTAACACCTAACAGAACAGAAGAACTTTCTCCCGGCATCTGAGCAGTCAGAACAGAGTTACGCATACCATATTTCAGAATATCTGCACGTAGAGACTCCCAATCCATTTCTAGACCTATGGATACCAGTTCATCAACAGTTTTCTTGTACGTGTCGATTACCAAAATTCCCTTAGATGGTTTAGTACGATCAAACCACTCACATGCACCCTGTTCTTTAGCTAGGCGTACAGAGGCTTTATGCAGGAAGTAAGACAGTTTTTCAGCCTCACGGTGAATCCAGTTACGTGCTTCAATACCTTCATAAGCCAGACCTTCTGCGGCCATTGCACCTGCTGCGTTCATTAGGCCAATACCAACATTACGACGTTTCTTAGCCGTATATTCCATAGTTGGGAACGGATAATCCTGAATTTCGATAATTGTATCAATGAATTTCAGAAGGATGTAGCAAGTTTTTTCCCACTCAGCCAGAGATTCCATGCGTCCAAGTACAACACCACCTAAGTTACACAGAGATACTTCACCAATATCCTCCGGCTTCATTTGATCAAGCTGCTCTTTTGTCTTATACAGCTCTGTGATATGATGGAACGGGCGTGTAGGCTGAGTAATCTCAACACAAAGGTTTGTCATACGGATCGGATCAAGGAAATTACCATGACGATTAGACTCCCCAATGTGATGAGCATACATACGTCCTGTTTCCATTCGGATACGTAGCCAAGTATCTAGGATTTCTTTTGCAGAGACTTTAGGAGCTGCTGGAACTGTTTTTCCTTTGTGGTCGATCTTTGTAAGAGATGCCACACGTTTCTCCGCTGCCACATAGATTTCTTCAAATTTAGCCTCGTCATCACTATAAAACGCTTCATGAACTTCTGGAGCATAGAAGTATGACATTAGCGTAATATCTTCATTTTTCAGATAACGTTTTAACAAAAGATTGTTGAAGCTCAGAGAATAATCCATCTTATCGATTTTATTCTCATCTGTAGCACGTTGTTGCTTAACCTGCATCAATTGAATGATTTCAGGGTCAAAGTATGGATAAGACACTGTAGCAGAACCACCACGAGTTTGCTGAGTATTGGCCTTTACTGAGCGGTCAATGTGTCGATAATATGGCAGTTTTCCGGAATGCGGGAATGCCCCATTTCGCACCGGATCAGCAATTGATCTGCTCTCAAGATGATACCCGATTCCCGCTCTGGCTGCGACCATTTTGAAGACGATGTGCTCGGCGGTGTCGATTGAATCCAACGTGTCAGTGGAATCCACGAGGCAGCAACTAGCAAATCCACGGTCACTAGAGCGCAGACCAACCAGTGGCGGCGTAGGAACGTTGATTTTGTGGAGCGACATTGCGTTGTAGAGGTCGATTGCATCTAGAATTGTCCAGTTAGGTTGAGATAACATCGCCATTGCCATACCCATGTAGGCAAACTGCGGGGTTTCATAAATTTCACCAGTGGCTATGTTACGACGGGAATACTTATCAAAGAACTGCTTCAGCCCACCACTAGTAAAAAGACGGTCACGATCATGGTCGATAACCTGATTCAGAGCTTCAAATTGCTCATCGGTAATCCATGCACTCATGTCTTCCCATGCACCTACGCTAACCATGTGGTCATGGAAGAAACGTAGAGAAGGTGGTTCGAAGGAGTCATAAAGGCGCTTACGCATTTGCGCAAGACGTAATTCCTTTGCTGGCACATCGTATGCTGGGTTATCTTTGATAAGACTTTCAGCAGCTTTAATTAATGCGTCCATCAGAGTGTCGGAATCTACAACCCCTTTAGGTAGAGTTTTTTGAGCAGCCATAGTAATGGCTGACCAACTTACATCAACTGTTTTGCAACCATACTCTGCCCAACCATTGAGTTTTTCAGGAGCAAAGTCTTCTACAGTACCGTCACGTTTAATTACTTTTTCAATGCGATGGCTCATTTGGCTTTCCTTTTTATAGTTATCAGGATTTAAGGAATATTCTACTTTATTATCGGTCATTAGGCAAATAAAATTTTCTGATAGAAAAGGCCCGAGTATTTTCATACCCAGGCCTGTATATTACCAGTCTAGCTTTTTAGCTTATTCAATTACTTTAGCTCTAGCTACTTCTTTTAATAGAATATCTATAGAGGTGCTCAGCTCATTATAATTGAATGGTTTATTTGGATTTGAGGTTACAATTTTCCACGCTAGGGTTGTCTTAGGACTTTCTTCCCCTTCCTTACGTGTAATCATATTAGCAGCACTCAGTGAAGTACGATGTATTTTAGTTTTACGGCTCAGATGAACGACGTTTCCCATATTACACCTTCCCCATGTCTTTAAAAATGTCATAGAATGCTTTAGACTCAACAGAACGAACGTTATCAATCAATTCGATCATTGAGAAGGGGGCATTTTCGTATTTCTCATAGACTTCCATAAGGAGTGCTAGACCTGAGTCACCTTTAATGTCTTTCTGAGCTATATCTCCGCAGATAATTAAACGGCAGTCTTGTCCTACACGGGTTAGGAGACAAATCATTGCCTCAACGGAAATATTCTGAGCTTCATCGACAATTACATAGGAGTTGTTGAAAGTTCTGCCACGAGCATGTTCGATAGCCAAAAATTTAATTTTCTGACGTTCGACATATCCTTTATATGCATGATCGCCGATGGCCCATTTCATACCATCAGCTATTGGCTCCAACCAAGGCTCTAGCTTTTCCGCTAGATCACCAGGAAGCATACCAAGAGACTTACCTAGAGGTTCATTAGGACGTACGAGAATCACTTGCTCAATATCTGAGTGAATGTCTACTAGTTCCTGAGCTGCAAGAACGGACGGAATAAAGGTTTTACCAGTACCTGGCTCACCGATACCCACAGTCACTGTGTTGTTCTTGATCATATTGATATATGATTTTTGCTCGCGGTTTTTACCTACTAGGGATTTAGCAACTGGGTTAGCGTAATCATTAGAAAAATCAGCCTGAATTACGTTATTCTCATATTTGTTGCCACGCTTTCTTGAACCATTGCGGTTCTCTCTTTTTTGACGTGCTTTTCCCATAAATAACACTCCTATAGTGTACTTCGCTTCTAACAGAGGATCAACAAAGAGATCTTGTTTATCAACTTACAAATATATTATAACAAGGTTTACAGCAAAAAGCAAGTATAATTTTAAATAAACCTATGATATTGCTTTTAAGTAAAAAATTTACTTGCTTTTAACGTGAGATGTACGATACTAGATAATCATTTTATATCGCGTGCACGAGTGCGTGATTATACAATTTTTAATAGAGGTTGGCAAATAAAATTTTTTGACTCAGATCATGTTACAGAACTTTATAGTAAAATATTATTGACATCCGCCCTCGAATGAGTTATAATAGTAGTCTTAGTTAGAGAAGGAGGGTGTAATGAATCGTAATGAAGAACTAAAATATAAAGAAATGCAGGCGTTAATTAGAAACTGCAAAGAGATTATCGAAGGGTCAGCAGATGAAGAGCTGCTGTTTAATAATGCTAATAAACCCTCAGAACGTTTCCCTACACAAAGGGATATGCTTGCAGGTGAATTGAGTAAGTATCTAATTCTAGAAGAAATGCCTATCCAGATTCGAAATGCTCATATGATTGGGGATATTCATTTCCACGATGCTGATTATGCTGCATTAGGCATGACTAACTGTTGTCTGGTAGCTTTGGAAGATATGTTGAAGAATGGTATGAAGGTTGGTAATGCTGAAATTAGCACTCCAAACTCTATCACTACTGCGGCGGCTATTACTGCTCAGATTATCACTCAGGTTAGCTCCCATCAGTATGGCGGTACTTCTGTAGATCGCCTTGATGAAGTATTAGCCCCTTATGTTCGTAAATCCTATGACAAAAATCATGCGTTTGCAAAACGTTGGACTAAGGATGAAGCCAAAGCATCAGTAATGGCTACGGAGATGACTGAAAAAGAAGTCTATGACGCTTGTCAGGGTTTAGAATATGAAATCAATACCATGTTCAACTCTAATGGTCAGAGTCCATTTATTACCTTTGGTTTTGGTCTAGGAACTTCCTGGGAAGCACGTCTAGTACAGAAAGCAGTACTGAAAGTACGCATGGATGGTTTAGGTATCAATAAACGTACAGCTATCTTCCCGAAACTGGTATTTGTACTTCGCGATGGCGTAAATATGAAACCAGGAGATGTTAATTATGACATCAAGAAGTTAGCTATGAAATGTACTGCTGAACGTATGTATCCAGATTATATCAGCTATGACAAGGTTGTAGAAGTTACTGGAGACTATAAAGTTTCTATGGGCTGCCGTTCATTCCTAGCTGCTGCAGAAGATGGTGAAACTGCTGGCCGTAATAACTTAGGTGTTGTTTCTGTAAACTTGCCTAGAATTGCTATCGAAGCTGAAGGAAATATTGATCTATTCTTTGATTTGCTTGAGCTACGTGTGGATACAGCGTTAAAAGCATTGGAGTGGAGAGTTGATCGCTTAAAATACATCCAAGCTAAAGCTGCACCCATCCTCTATATGTCAGGAGCCTTTGGGTTACGCTTGGAGCCTGATGAATATGTATTCGATCATTTCTATAACCGTGCTTCTGTATCTCTAGGGTATATTGGTTGCCATGAAATGCTACAGTTCATGTTCGGCAAAGATGTAGACACAATGTCAGAGACCTGCATCAAGTTTGTTCAGCGTGTATTGCAGTACATGCGAGATAGAGTCGATCAGAAGAAGGAAGAGACTAAGTTAGGTTATAGCCTGTATGCTACACCGTCAGAGTCCCTATGTGATAGGTTTTGCCGTTTAGACCGTGAATATTTCCCAGAGCATGAAGATATTCTGTCTAAAGGATACTACACTAACTCGCACCACCTTGATGTAGAGCGTAAAGTTGCTCCTAACGTGAAATTTGATTATGAATCTAACTTTACGCCTATTGCTTCTGGTGGGTGCATTTCCTATGTAGAACTACCGGATATGAAACGATTCCCAGATGCACTGGAATGGGTTATTAATTATGCTGCTAGTAAGGTTCATTACTTCGGTATTAATACCCCAGTGGATTCTTGTGGTAAATGTGGATTCTTAGGTGAAACAATAGCATCCGAAGATGGATTCAAGTGCCCTATCTGTGGTAATCATGACCCCGAAACTCTTGAAGTAACTCGTCGAGTTTGTGGGTATCTTGGAAATCCAGGTGCTCGTCCGTTTAACCCAGGAAAACAACATGAGGTTATGGGCAGGGTGAAACATCAGGATATTCGAGCTAAGTAAGCTAATCAGCCGGGTTGCTAGTCGACCTGGCTTTTATTTTATTTGCTTTCAGCCAAAAATTTATATATAATAGATTTATAAATTTGAGGAGGTAGGAATTATGACTTTAAAACCGTATATAGTGGAGTCTACGTGTGGCAGTTTCCACCTGGGTGTGGATGATATTGCTGAGGCTGTCTTTGCTGCCACAGGTGATTACTCTCATATAGGGGGTGCTGGGTACCCCACCGTTATTGGCGATTGGGTGGAAACAAATCTAGATGTGTCGCCTTATAACCCGTATTGCTTGTTTGATGAAGACAGAGATGAGGTAAAGTGTAATCTTGAATTTGTGTATAATAGAGTATTAAAAGTATACCAACGTAGTCCCGAGGGGTACGGAGATATTACTTGTAGTATTAAACAGTATCTTAAAGATGTATACTCTAGTTTTTCTGACGAAGGCCTAGAAACAGTTGCAGTGGAGTTTAATAATGACTAAGAATGTGAAACACCTTAAATATCGCTTAATCTATAACGGACGTATGGAAACAGAAGATCTGGCCCAATTAGCTATTAATTCTAATGAGGTTATGGTGCGTGCGCTAGCAATTGAAAAGTTGCGTGCTTCTTATGAAAATCGTGTTATGGAACTAGAGGAGAAACTGTATGGACTTCTTGAATCAGAGTCTAAAAAGTAATCCAGAAAACATGCTTATTGAGCAATGGAACTTTGGTTATAATGCCGGTATAGCTACTTGTATTGCTAGATTGGATATGCTTATTAAGCAAGAAAAGGTACGCCCGGAGGAAGCAATTTTACTCCGAAATATTATCGAAGGATTTAAGCAAGGAATCGTATAGTGCGTAGACTAATTATTATTAGCGGTGCGGGTTTGAGTGTTGAAAGTGGTGTACGAGCTTTTCGTACTGATACTGCTAGTGGTAAAGCATTGTGGGATGATTATAATCTAGAAGAAGTATGTAATATTCATGCCTTTCGTGGTAATTTTTATCATAAAACCCATATGTTTTACAACAAGCGACGTGAAGAGTTAGAAACTGTTGAACCTAACCTTGCGCATCTTCGTATTGGTGAGTGGTATAAGAAATATCCGGGTCAAGTAGTAAATTTGACTACTAACATTGATGACCTTATTGAGCGTGCTGGTGTTCCACATAATGATATTCTCCACATTCATGGATACTTAAAGGAGGTTGTTGTAGCTGATAGCTACAATAGTAGTAATAAACGAATTATTGATGTTGGGTATAACTCTATTGACCCAGAGGATTATAAATGGGTTAAACCTAACGTTATCTTCTTTGGTGAGCATGCTCCAGCATATACAGAAATGTACAATGTTTTTGATGGTATTACCAGTCAAGATATGATCATTGTGGTTGGTTGCTCTAACCAAGTAATTAACTTCTACTGGGAATTATTTCCTGTTCTTAATTTGACTGCTGCCAAATTAATGGTAGTTAACTACTACGATAGTGCCCTAGCGGCAGAACCAGGCTATCAAGGTATGACTCGTAGTGAGATGTACCAGTTGGAAGATCGTGGTATTCCTTACTGGAGTAAAGGTGCGGTAGATGCTTTTAGTGACCCTGATTTTATTGCTCGTGTGGAAGCCCATTTAGAGGGTAGACCTTACGTGCCAGGGAAACAAATATGTCCATAATTAAATCTGTGTATACACACCCTGATGATATATTTGTATGGGCGGACGGTAGTTGGTGCTATCGCTGTGAACTGTGGGAAATGGACTATAAATCCGATGACTATGGTGTCATATATGTTGATACGGCTGAGTATGATACGTTCTTAGAAAGGAACAAAAATGGAAATAAGTAATACTCCAATTATTTTTCTAGACATTGATGGGGTGCTCAATTCGAGCATCTCCCACCATCATGCACCTGATGATGAAAAGATTTTCTTTGGAAGTGACTGGGTTTTCAAACCGCTTCTCAAGGCTTTTCAGGACTTTATTCGTCCTTCTCCGATAATGATTGTTGGGGTATCCTCATGGTTCTCTGTCAGGAATGAGATGGAGAACGTTCAGATTATGACCGGATTAGGTCTTATCGATCGTTTTCTTGGTACAACGGATTTTACTGGTGGTGGGCTATCTAGGGGTAATTCTGTTCTTCGCTTCGTTGAAAAGCATAAGCTCAAACATTGGTGTGTACTGGATGACGCTGGTGCTATGATGTATCAGTATCCAACGGTTATAGTCAATGGTAGAACTGGAATAAATCTTCAAGATTTAAAAGCTGTTAGCTATATGCTAGAATTTAGCCCAGATCTTGAAATGTGTAAATCCTTACAACAATTTAAGGTGTAAATATGTTCAATAATGTATTCTCTAAAGAAGCTAACCCAATTTTGGTTAACTTTTGGCGTACTCTCCCAGCTAGCCTGTATAATGAGGCTATTAACTCTTTGAAAATATGGTGTGAGAATAACGAAATCTCCTTTGCTTTTAAAGATGATATTGATGAGGCTCCCTGTATTGTTTTAATTGTGCAGGTAGAGGAGGGTCTTGAAGAGATTGTGGGCTGGAAAGAGTTAGACGAAATGGGCTTAGTTTTTGCGTTAAATTATAAACTGTTTATGCCTGCTAAGCATCGCCTTGTTGTTAACTATAAAACTAGTGAATCTCCTGGTTTTCAGGTTAATGAACGTTATGGTTGGTCTTACTCACCGGAAGAAGTAAATGAGGGGATTCAGAAACTTCGACGTTTCGGGTATATGATCCCGGGTTTAACTGCTTAAGGAGGCAGGATGGAACAAGTATATTGGCGTCAGATTGACCCTAGTTTGGTGAAACGTGCGGAGAAGCTGCTACAACGTTGGTTGGGGGTAAGGCAAGCCTCCTTCTCTTTTCCGGAGCAGCAAACGGATGATCCATGCATTGGCGTTTTCCTGTCTGGATATGCCGGGGAATGGGAGATGGATTGGAATGAATTGTCCGCTATGGGTTTAATTGTTGCCCTAAATTTCTCTTTGTTCCATCCACGTGGTTTGGCCATATGTCGTGTGCCTGATGACGGTTGTTCGCCCCATCTTTTACAGGTGGAAGATGATATTTGGGAGTACACTCCAGATATTCTCAAAGAAGCTAAAGAACAATTAAACCGTGTTGGGATTTATGTTCCAGGCCTAAATGATGAATGATTTTTACTAGCTGAACTCTGATTACCGAGTCAAAATGACTCGGTTTTATCCGTACTCAAGACCAATGATAGCACCATCCGGAAAATTTTACTTGCAGGATGCCCAAAATCTTGATATAATATTTATATTGAGAGACATTAGTAAAAATTGATTTTGCTAATTTTTCTTGTTTACAATCCGCGATACGGAACAGTTAGGCTGCCCCATTAAGGGTTGTTTTAACTATTACTAGTGTTTATATTGCATTAGTTAATCTTCAATTAAGTGATCTGTGTACCCTGAATTCGGAAAGGTAAATCCAAACCGTGCATATTTAGCTCGTTATATAGGCAGAGCTTTATATGGGGGTGCGAACGAAAAGAGCAGCGAATGGCGGCACGTACAGTAGTCACCTACCAATAGGATAGTGAGGACAAATAGAATCGGCTTAGCGGCCAATGACCTAGGTTCTATTCTGTATATGAGCGAAGAGAGCACAGCACTGAGATATGATAACTTATTCATATTGTTTGATGATAATTGATGTTTACGTAAATAGTAGTAATAGTTGTTCTATTCTTTCTGAATAGTCCTAAAGAAAAGATTTCTATTAATCAACACAGGAGTATTGTTGTGTTTTCTATCCTCCAAGGTCACGCCGGTTTTTCTCGTGATTTAGCAACAGGTATTTGGCGAGAAATCAAAGCGGAAGATTATACCTTTGCCAAACGATTCTCGAAAGAGCATCCAGAAGGTAAACCAGCTTCTATGCCCTTCAAATTTGATGTAATAGAAGAGCACGACCCACAAAGCCTTGCCGAAATGTTACCACTTATGAGACGTTTAACGTCTGACCCTCATATCGTTGCGGTACGAGGTCGATGTCTTGCACCTAAAAATAATGTGCGACGTAAGAAAGGTAACTTTAATGTATCCAACCCTAGCAATATTATTGCTATGGACGTGGATGGTATCCTAGATACCGGTGGGTATGACAAGTTTAATCTTGTAGGTATGGCTCGCCACATTATTAAGATGTTGAATAGTATTAGTGAGGATATGTTTCCTCTTGATGCAGGGTTTATTGCTCATGCATCGTCTTCGGCTGGCCTAAAACCAGGTATCCGAATGCACTTAATGCTAGAATCTAACGTCAAGGTAACTCAAGGTCAGTTAAAGTTCTTATTTACGTCTATCAATGATAGTAGTAAGCAAAAATTCGGTTTTGATATTGCCGACTTAGCTTATTACTCATCTGTCCAGCTTCACTATTTTGCCGACCCTTTATTTAGCGATGGTATTGTTGATCCGTTTAAAGCGGAGAGTAAGCCACGTCTGGTATATGTTAAAGGTTCGAAGGTAAATTTGCCCAATAATCTGGTTGACTATGAAACAACTAGAGGGGAATTTAAGGAAGAGTTTTATTCTTTACTTGATCAAATTAAAGGCAAAAAGATTGCTTCTGATAAAGTAGAAGAAACCATCAGCGAATTGGAAGAAGCCGAGGATGGGGTGTACTTGCGTATTATCCCCAAACTCTACCATAGAGCATTAGAGGATGGTGTTGATTTCGCATGGCTAGAACGCGAGATTAAACCCGCTTTATCTGAATATATTGCAACTAAAGATAACAGTCGTAATATTCAAGATTACTTTAATAACGGTCGTAAGCAGGCTCTCAAAGCGTTTGTTAATAATTCTAAACGTGAGATCCCATTAAATCTGAAGGGTGTTCCACTCAAGAAATTAGAAGTGGATTCTCCACCAGAAGTTCCGTACCTGAAGATTAACATTGTGCCTCCAAAAGGCCATATAACATTTGTTAAGGCAAGTCTTGGTACTGGTAAGACTACGGCAGTAACTAAATGGCTGGACGCAGGTGTTCTTCCTGGCAACTTTTTAGCAGTTACAAATACTAGAGCACTGGTATCTTCAAACGCTAAGAAATTTAGCGCAGGACAATATGATAAGTCTGTAGATATGCTCAACTTTAAACGTGGAGCTATTGATCGTATGTCTACAACTATCCACTCTTTGCATAAGTTCAAAAGTTTTATTGGTCAAATAGATACCATTTTTATTGATGAATGTGATGCTGTAATGAATGATCTATTATTCGCACCTGTTGTTAAGCAACGTCGCGAATGTATTCAAGTTCTACGTGACATCCTCATGACAGCTAAAACTGTAATTCTATCAGATGGTGATATTAGTGCCGAAACTATTGAAGCATATGGTTCTCTAATTGATTTTGATAAACCAGTAGCATTTTATAATCATCACCGTAAGATGCTGTCAAAAGCTCATGCTTATGAGTTCCCGGATGAATCCAGTATTTGGGTTGCACTTCAGACCTCTCTAGAGATGGGTGAGAAATCTATCCTAGTATCTGATTGTGGGCCGGATGAACTGAATGAGAAGGGCATGGCATTGCGTCGTAATACGGGTGCGCTAGTTAAGGAAATCCACTCAAACTCCACTTCAGATGTGGATATTAGACGTATTCTGGATTATACGACTAATGAGTTAATTGATCAACAAATTGACTGCTTATTATGTAGTCCATCCGTAACGAGTGGCGTTGATTTCAACTATTTTGATAACGTATTTGTTATTACTAGAACTAGTAATCAAGCGCCAAACATGCGTTTCCAAGCAATTAGGCGCGACCGTGGTGCTCAGAATATCTATTATTTTATTGATAAATCTACGAGTGGATTCTCCGCAGGTTCTGAACAATATAATATTGATGAGGGTTGGCTGGAGTTAGCACAGCAATTATACGCACGTCGCAGAGAGCTAGAATCTAGGAACTATACTAGTACTTTACGTTATTACTTGCTTGATCAGGGTGCAACTATTGATATTTTCAGTGAAAGTTGGGGAACTATTGAAGGTGCTGGTAAAGAGTACACAGAAGAGCGAATTAAAGCTATTCTACATTCAACTCCTGATTATTGTGCTCCACGTCATGCGGATGCGTATGAAGCTAAACTACTTCTTGTCCGCTATTATCATCTTGAGTCTATTAAAGATGTAACAGTTGAGCATGTTGAACAATATATCAAAGATAAACCGAATGATCGAGCTGCATTCTTCCATAAGATGCACGAGATGTTCTGGGAAGATATTAAGAAGTGTTCAAATGTGACCATTAAACCATTCATAGAGGCTCTGAAAGGTAAGAAGAAAGACTTCTTCCTTAAAACAGGTCAGAGTGCTAACCCAAAATATGCTAGAATGTATCTTGGTATGATGGGTATTGGTAAGGATATGAACACTGAAAATATTGTAGACTGGTACAGAACCTATTGTAAAATCGAGTGTATGCCAATCCCATATAAGTTTATGACTGATGAGGAGAAACATATGCATGATGAAGCAATGGCAGAGCTAGGTGCTAGAAATGACAGTGAAGAATAAAAAATGGGAAACAAGGAAGTTCCCAGTAAAAGAACGTAAAGTTCCTGTTTATGATACTTCGGAAAAGCTATGTAGGGTGGTACCGCATAGATTAGCTGGTATCCCTAACATATCCGAATGGTTACTTAAACAACGGAAAACAAACGTGTCTCTTCGCATCGGCTTTGAGTTAGATAAAGTCTATGCTGAACTTGCTTCTTTGCTCAAGGAATCGTAAAAATTTATTTGCATAGTTCAAAAAATTTCTGTATAATAGATTCATAAATTTGAGAGAGGAGTTTAAATATGGCTGGTTCTCGCAGAAAGAAACATATCCATGAAATCCCGGATGAAGTCTTTAAAAAAGTTATAGAGCATCTGGAGAACGGTGGTACTAAGAAAGCAGCATGTGAAATGCTTGGCGTATCATCCAACCCAACTATGGAAAGGATGATAGAAGAGTGGCAAGATCGCCAAATTCAAGTTGCCGAGATGAAGAAAAAGAAACGTGGCACACTCATTGAAGGCATTGAGTTGGCCAACGTTATTGAACAGTATCTATCTGGCGATTCTTTTGAAGAGATTGCCGATCGTAATTACCGCTCTGTAGCAATGGTTAAATCTGTTCTGGAACGCTATGGTGCTCTGCTTCGTTTGAACGATATTGTAGATCCATTGAATCCACCAATTATTCCTGATGATGCTGTAGCAGAAGAATTTGAGGTAGGTGAGCTTGTTTGGGTTCCTGGATACCAGTGTATCGGTGAAATCAAAAAAGCAATGGATACCCCTGTTGGTTGTTACCGTGTATGGCTTCTATCAGAAGGCAAACAACAGAACGTTCATTATATGAATTATGAGTTGGCTTCTGTTAAACATCTGGAAAAGCTAGGGGTTGATGTAAAATCTCTAGGGTATAAGTGGACTCGTGAAGAAGTTATTACGTTGATTAACGAAGCTGTTAAGGCTGCCTTGAAACTTGATAAAGAAAAAGGAAAACGCCGTGAGTAGACTAACTGATTTACTTAAAGATGGGGAAATAAAAACACTATATCGTAGAAGCTGGGATAACGATAATAACGGCTTAGTGTTACTAACTTTAGATGCTGACTCGGATGTAGCTACTCAGCATACCTGGGTAGCCGGTAACTATCCATATAGCGAGGTTGTTTCATTAACAGTATGCGAAGCTATTGCAGATGATTGGGAGGTTGCCAGCATCGAGGATATGCTCGCTGTTGGCCTGGTGGAGTAACTACTTAAAAATTTCAGTTGCTTAATCCTACAATTCTTGATATAATATTCTCATAGTTTGAAAGAACTATTCTGTTTAATTCTTAATTAAGGAAATATAAAATATGACTACTCCAACTCAGTGGACTGATGAACTGTTCGAAAAAATGTCTTCCGAATACGTTGCTCGTATGGAGCAATTCCCAGAGGATGAACGTCCGGGTGTTAGCATGGAAATTGTTAGCGAAATTGCCCAGGAAAACGGTGTAACTCCGAACGGTTTTCGTATGAAGCTGACTAAAGCAGGTTTGTATATTAAGAAAGCTGCTGGTTCTACTTCTAAATCTAGCGCATCTACTGGAGAAAAAGCTTCTGGTGGTTCTCGTACCTCCAAAGCTCAAGCCCATGCCGACCTTCGCGCAGCATTCTCTGACGCTGGCTTAGCACCAGATTTTCTGGATGATGCAATTATCGACAAACTGACCGGTAAAGCGGCTGCTCATCTGGCAGAAGCAATCCGAGCTATCACTAAGTAATTTTTAGATAAATCCACCAACAAAAGGAACACAGTTATGACCAAAGCTGAAATTATCGCACAATGTGAAAAATTTGGTGAGTTTTATCTTCATTACGAGAAACTTCGTCAGAAAGGAACCACGTACCTTCAGGGTACGATGGAATTTGATCCAGCCCAAGATAAATATCTGGCTGAGCGTATTAAACGTGAACGTATTCGTAAAGCGAAAGATGATGAGATCCTTGTCTTCTCTCGTACTAATGATAGCTTCCGTTTTATTCCTGTTGAGAAAGTCCGTCGTGTGACTAGCCTCCAATCAGAGTTAGATCGTGCTTCTCCAGTAGGCCGATAAGAAACCAATTAGCCCCTATATGGGGCTTTTTGTGTATTTGGGATATGTAAATGAGCGAACAGGTAAATCAAAACTATGAAGGACACGTTGATGACCAGTCCATCATACTTTGGGAGAAGGAGGGGGAACAAGTAAGATTAACAGTATCGGAATTTCGTGGGAATCTATACATGGGTATTCGTTACTGGCTTCTTGATATTAATGATGAATGGTTTCCAACGAAATCTGGCTTCTCTTTTCCTTACACCCTAGAAACAACATCACAGCTTTTCTACGCGTTTACACAGATTCTTAGTGAATCTGAGGTTTTACATGAGGTACAGAAACGAGCTGAAGAACTCAAAGCCAAGAATGCCTAGTTCTTGGCTTTTTCTTTATAAATGTATTTGCTTTCAACTCAGTTTTGTTATATAATATTTATATAAATTGATGAGAGATACAAATAAATGACTAATGTAAAAAACTTTATTAAACGTTGCCAAGAAGCGTACTACCAGGGAATGTCTTTAATCTCTGACGAAGAATATGATCGTCTGATTAAAAGATTTCCGTTAGAAGAAGAGATCGGTCCTAAGGGCGATATTCCACATCTGTATCGTATGTATTCTTTACAGAAAGTTTATTATAATCGTGGAGATAAACCTCCGTTTAACCCATTAGGTCAGGTAGAAACTGATAAGTTAGATGGTTGTGCGATTTCTCTGCTATATATTAATGGCGAATTTGTTCAAGCACTAACTCGTGGTAATGGTATTCTAGGGAATGATGTCACAAGCAACGTAAGATTGCTGAACATTCCTAAAAAGATTTCCCAAAAAGTACCTACTCAAATCACTGGTGAAGTTCTAATTACAAAAGAAGTAGAAAATAAACGTAACTTTGCCTCTGGTGCTATTAACCTCAAAGATAGTGATGATTTCGTACAACGTATCGGGGAAGGTGGTTTAATCTTTGTTGCATATGGTATCCAGTGTTCTGCTGAATCTGTAGGTATTACAGAAGCATATTTAAAAGATATGCTTTGGCTAGAGAATGAGAACTTCTTAACAGTTGTTAATGTACGTTCCTTCTTTAAATGGATTCCGACGGACGGTAAAGTTGTTCGTATTAATGACAACAACAAATTCTTCCGCGAAGGCTGGACTAATAAATTCCCTCGCGGGGCGTTCGCTATTAAAGAGGATGAAGAAGGCGAGATTACAACTCTTACTAAAGTTGAATGGCAGGTAGGGGCTTCTGGTAAAGTAACTCCAGTTGGTTATTTCGAACCGGTAATTATTGATGATGCTACAATTGTTAAAGCGACTCTTAATAACGTTGATTATATTAACTCTCTCTATCTAGAGATCGGTTGCCAGATTCGAGTGATTCGTGCTGGTGGTGTAATCCCGTGTATAGTAGAGCGAGTATACGATTAATACATAACCCTTTGCTACCCATCTACCATATCGGAATTATAAAGTGGTTATTGACATTTTCGCCGCTTAGGTATATACTATTATCATTCAGTTGAGGGATAGAAAGTTATGGCGAGGGTAAGCAAAGTTAGTTAAAATTGTAGTTGCTAAATGCTTAAATACTTGCTATAATATTTATATAAATTGATAAGGAAGAAATTTGATGAAAATCGAAATTCCAACACAATGTCCCTCTTGTGGTTCTAAGCTAGATCTTGTCAACGGACAATTATTCTGTCGTAATAAGTCCAACTGTCCAGCGCAATCAAGCAAGTTAATTGAGAACTTCTGTTCAAAAATGAAGTTAAAGGGCTTTGGCCCAAAAACTATTGAGAAGCTGGAGCTGACGAAGATTTCAGAACTATTTTACCTAACCGAAGAAGATTTGGTTAGAGTCGTGGGTAGCAAGGTTGCCGCTAAGTTAATTAGCGAATTAAATACTAAAGTTCGCGGAGACATTGACTTTGGTTCAGTTCTCGGTTCTTTAGGAATCCCTCTAATTGGAGAGGTTGCAGCAAAGAAATTATCCCAAAATTGCACTAGCTTCCACGATGTGAAGGCTGACGGCAAGGCTGGAGAAAATTACAAAGCCTGGCTAAATTCCCCACAAGGCAAGGATGTTATTGAACTACCGTGGAAATTTTCAACTGGTATTAAGGGCACTAAAGCTGACGTCATCATTACAGATGAATTAGTTGCCCAGCCAAATGGAATCGCGGTATGTATTACCGGATCTTTGCAAGATTTTGCAAATCGAACGGATGCAACAAACTATTTAGAAGGTCTAGGGTATACGGTTAAGAAATCCGTTACTAAAGACGTCAAATACCTAATCTGTGAGGATGAATCAAAACGTTCTTCCTCATCTTATAAGAAAGCCGAAACGAATGGGATAGAAATCCTGTCGATTAAAGAACTATTGGAGAAAAATAATAATGTCTAAACTGAACTGGAACGTAGAAGGTGTAACCGAGTCTCTGAAAGCAAAAGCCACTGCTCTGGGTGTTGCTGTAATCTCTCAAGAACAAGTAGCTGCTATCGCTGCTGAACTGGCTGCTGAAACTGGTAAAGACGTTACAGCTCGCTCTGTTGGCTCTAAACTGCGTAAAGAAGGTTTTGAAGTACAGAAAGCTAACGAAGTACAGAAATCCCCGTGGACTCCTGAGCAGGAAGCTGAACTGGTTGATTTCCTGAACGCTCATGCTGGTCAGTATACCTATGCTGAAATCGCTGCTGCTGTAGCTGGTGGTCAGTTCGGTGCTAAACAGGTACAGGGTAAGATCCTGAGTCTGGAAATGACCGCTTCTGTTAAACCAACTGAAAAAGCTGCTGCTGTTCGTTCCTTCACTCCTGATGAAGAAACTGATTTTGTTAATCAGGTTGTTGCTGGTGCTACTATTGAAGCTATCGCTGCTCACTTCGGTCGTAATATCAAGCAGATCCGTGGTAAAGCTCTGAGCCTGCTTCGTGAAGGTCGTATCGCTGCTATGCCGGTACAGGAAACCTCAAGTGCTAAAACTCGTGAAGATCTGTTAGAAGGTCTGGATCTGGCTAACATGACTGTTGCTGAGATCGCTGAGAAAACTGGTAAATCTGAGCGCGGTGTTAAATCTATGCTGTCTCGTCGTGGTCTGGTTGCTAAGGACTATGATGGTGCTGCTAAGCGTGCTAAACTGGATGCAAAAGCTGCGGCTGCTGAATAATCTGGTAAATTAAACCTAAGGGGAGGGGGCTATGCTCCTTCCCCTTTTTGCATTTAGAAGGCACGAAAGCGTGCAAAGGAGAATGACCTTGTTTAACGTGCAAGCTGTAGTGTTGAAGATGCTTCTAGCTTCCGAACAGAAGCAGATAGCATTGGAAACATTCTCAAAACTGCATAAAGATCATTTTAATGACGCTTTCTCCTCAATTTACCAAGCCGTCCAGAATTATTATAAAAAATATAACACAATGCCGTCCATTGACGCACTGATGCTTGAGGCTAATAGGAACGCCCGCCTTTCTCAAGCTCTAGTCGTTTTAGCTAACACTCAAATTCCAGAAGTTAGCATGGAACAGGCACTTGAAGTCCTAGAGGCCGAGTATACACAGGATTTATTCCTGAAGCTTCTAGAAACAGACGTGCTTCAAGATTTAACAATGCTGGATCAGGGAGAAATTCTTAACCGAGTTGCCTCCCTTCACTTAAAATTAGAAGAGAAAGTAACGAATACTGGAAAAGTATTCAACGCAGATAACATGCGTATTTTCCAGAGAGAAGAAGATACCAAACTGAACTTAATCGCTCTTGGTATTTGTAATGAGTTCGACGCTCAAATTGGTTTAGCTCGCACAGAAACGTTACTGCTTGGTGGTTGGCGTGGTACTGGTAAATCCATTATCTGTTCAAACATACAGGTTCAGCAATATTTGAATGGAGATATTGCTCCATACTTCTCAATTGAGATGAAAGAACATGAAGTATTTAGACGTAATCTAGCCATGTTAGCTGGTGTATCCGCACTAGCAATGCGTAATAATACTCTAGAAGGTGCAGCTCTGTTGAGATTAGCCAGAACTAGAGCTAGGATGTTTAACGGTGGTGAAGAGCTTTTCGATAACTTCGTTAAACAGTACACAATGGCTAAGATGAGTGATTTCTACGATATGGAGAGTAAGCTAATAGAAGGATATGAGCTACATACTCCTATGATTATTGTTTATGATCCTGAGCTGTCTATTACAACAGTTGACGTAGAATTAAATAAATTAGTTGCTAGATATGGAGATAAAGTTACAGTAGCTTTACTGGACTATATTAACCAAACCCGACTTCCAGACTCTAAAACCATTGATATGTATGACTGGAAAGAACAGATGGTTGTTAGCTCGTCTTTCAAATCTATCTGCCAGAAACATAACGTGGCTGGTGTAGCTCCTTACCAGATCGATCAAGATGGTAGAACACGTATGTCAAAGGGGATTCTTGATTCCGCAGACATGGCTGCTAATCTTAATGCTGCAAAAGCTGATAATGGTCAAGGTGCTATTATGTTTGACTTCGTTAAGACTCGTTCTTCTGATAGCGTGAAGTTTATGCCTAAGATGAACTGGGAAACTCTGCGAATGGATAATACAACTAACCTAGCAATGGAAGATATATCTCAAATGGAAGCTGAGTTCGTTATCCCTATTGAGAAGGATAAGCCGGCTCAACCTAAACGTGCTAAGAAAGACAAAACTGAAAATTCAACAGGTGAACAGGCCAGCGATATATGAGTAGAATAACAGAACTACTTGATCTGAAAGGCATTGAATATAAAGACACAGGTGGGGACATCCTCATCTGTTGTCTCAATCCAGATCATGACGATAAACACCCAAGTTTGCGTATTGATCCTGAAACAGGTATTATGCACTGCTTGAGTTGTGGCTTCGGTAAAGGTATACCGAGCATTTACCATTATTTTAATGAGACTCAGTACCGACAGTCTCCAAGACTATCACAGGTACGTAAAAAGATTTCAGAGATTAGGAATGGATCAACGAATCTTGCAATTCCTGAATCTGCTTACCTTTTCGAAGGTGATTTCCGAGGTATAAGTTCTAAGACCTTGAAGAAATATTTTGCTTTCCAACACCAAGCAGACTGGGAAGGCAGAATTGTATTCCCAATCACAGATGCTGTTGGACGCAATATCCTATTTTTGGGTCGTTCTATAAACAGTTCTGCCCCTCCTAAATACTTAGTAAAACCAAAACAAGTTTCACCGCCAATTTTTCCTGTACGATATAATACTCCAGTTCTTATTCTAGTTGAAGGCATCTTTGATATGCTGAACCTAGAGGATAATGGTATAGACTATGCTTCTTGCTGCTTTGGTACACATCAGTTTACTTCGGATAACATTGCAGATAAGTTCAGTCCTTATATTATTGCTGGGGTAAAAGTTGTTGTTATCTTACTAGATAATGATGCTTCTGGTAATAAAGCTGCACAAGCATTGGCTAAGCTAATTCGTACAAAAACGCGTTTAACACCTGTAGTTGCTAACTTCCTCCTGCCTGAAGGCAAAGATCCAGGTGATTTAAACAAAGATGAAATTGATATGTTAGCAAAACGTATTGAAATTTTAGTTGCTGAATCGCTTAAAGATTTGGTATAATATATTGGTAAGTTAGAGAAGAAACACTGAAGTTATACTTACTTACCAAGAGGAGATTAAATTTGAAAATCGCAGTAGTTGATAAAGCTCTAAATAACACTCGTTACGATAAACATTTCCAGCTATACGGCGAGGAAGTTGATGTATTCCATATGTGTAACGAGAAGTTATCTGGTCGTTTGCTTAAAAAGCACATTACTATTGGAACACCAGAAAACCCATTTGATCCGAATGATTATGATTTTGTTATACTAGTAGGTGCTGAACCTTTCCTGTATTTCGCAGGTAAGAAAGGCATTGGTGACTATACTGGTAAACGTGTAGAGTATAATGGATATGCTAACTGGATTGCGAGTATCAGCCCAGCCCAGTTACACTTTAAGCCTGAAATGAAACCAGTTTTCGATGCAACAGTAGAGAATATCCACGATATTATCAATGGTCGTGAGAAGATTGCAAAAGCTGGTGATTACCGTCCTATTACTGACCCTGACGAGGCGGAAGAATATATCAAGATGGTGTATAATATGGTTATCGGACCTGTCGCATTCGACTCCGAAACCTCAGCACTATACTGTCGAGATGGTTATCTGCTTGGTGTTTCTATATCTCACCAAGAGTATCAGGGTGTATATATCGATTCTGATTGTCTCACAGAGGTTGCAGTATATTATCTCCAGAAAATTCTGGATAGTGAAAACCACACTATTGTTTTTCACAACTTGAAGTTTGATATGCACTTTTATAAGTACCATCTGGGACTTACTTTTGATAAGGCACATAAAGAACGTAGGCTCCACGATACCATGTTGCAGCACTACGTTCTAGATGAACGTCGTGGTACTCATGGCTTGAAATCTCTAGCAATGAAGTATACCGATATGGGTGACTATGACTTTGAACTAGATAAGTTCAAGGAGGATTACTGCAAAGCACATAAAATCAAGAAAGAAGATTTCACATATGATTTAATTCCGTTTGATATTATGTGGCCTTACGCTGCAAAAGATACCGATGCCACCATACGTTTGCACAATTTCTTCTTACCAAAAATTGAGAAGAATGAAAAACTTTGCAGTCTGTATTATGATGTTCTAATGCCTGGTTGTGTATTTCTCCAGCGTGTTGAGGATCGTGGTGTACCTATTTCTATTGATCGTTTAAAAGAAGCTCAGTACCAGTTAACCCATAATCTGAATAAAGCTCGTGAAAAGCTGTATACTTATCCAGAAGTCGTTCAGCTAGAGAAAGATCAGAACGAAGCGTTTAACCCAAACTCTGTTAAGCAGCTACGTGTTCTTCTGTTTGATTATGTTGGCTTAACTCCAACAGGTAAATTGACGGATACTGGAGCAGACTCTACAGATGCAGAAGCTCTGAACGAACTGTCTACGCAGCATCCAATTGCTAAAACTCTGCTAGAGATTCGTAAGCTAACTAAGCTGATCTCTACTTACGTTGAGAAGATTCTTCTGAGCATTGATGCTGATGGTTGCATTCGTACTGGCTTCCATGAACACATGACTACTTCTGGTCGTCTGAGTTCTTCTGGTAAACTGAACCTGCAACAGTTACCTCGTGATGAATCTATTATCAAGGGTTGTGTAGTAGCTCCTCCAGGGTATCGTGTAATCGCATGGGACTTAACAACTGCGGAAGTTTATTATGCTGCTGTTCTATCTGGTGATAGAAATATGCAACAAGTATTTATCAACATGAGAAATGAACCTGATAAATACCCTGACTTCCACTCTAACATCGCCCACATGGTATTTAAACTGCAATGTGAACCTCGTGATGTTAAGAAGCTGTTCCCAGCTCTACGTCAAGCAGCTAAGGCAATTACCTTTGGTATTTTGTATGGTTCTGGCCCGGCTAAAGTAGCACATTCTGTTAACGAAGCATTGCTAGAACAAGCAGCCAAAACTGGTGAACCGTTTGTTGAATGTACTGTTGCAGATGCTAAAGAGTACATTGAAACTTACTTCGGTCAGTTCCCGCAGCTTAAGCGTTGGATTGATAAGTGCCACGATCAGATCAAGAATCATGGATTTATCTATAGTCACTTTGGTCGTAAGCGTCGTCTGCACAATATCCACTCCGAAGACCGTGGTGTTCAGGGTGAAGAAATTCGTTCTGGATTTAACGCAATCATTCAGTCTGCTTCCTCTGATAGCCTTCTTTTAGGTGCTGTAGATGCAGATAATGAGATCATTTCTCTTGGCCTGGAACAAGAGATGAAGATTGTTATGCTAGTTCACGACTCCGTAGTTGCTATTGTTCGTGAAGACTTGATTGATCAATACAATGAAATCCTGATTCGTAATATTCAGAAAGACCGTGGTATCAGTATTCCTGGCTGTCCGATTGGTATTGATTCAGATTCTGAAGCTGGAGGTTCTCGTGACTACTCTTGTGGTAAGATGAAGAAACAGCACCCATCAATCGCTTGTATTGATGATGATGAATATACTCATTATGTCAAGGGTGTATTACTTGATGCAGAATTCGAGTATAAGAAACTAGCTGCAATGGATAAAGAGCATCCAGATCATAGCAAATACAAGGATGATAAGTTTATTGCTGTATGTAAAGATTTGGATAACGTGAGAAGGATTCTCGGTGCTTGATTTCAAATTGCCCGTATATGCTTTACGGGCTTTTGTATCAATTGAGCAAGAAGGTGATTATTCCGTAATTACAACAAGATATAATAAATATGTGCTAGATAACAGGAAGTTGCCTGGCACGTTTTCTCAACGTAGGCTTATTCTATTTGAGAAACGGAAAGAATTACCATACAAGCTCTATCCTATTAGGGGTAGAATATCAATGTTGTCTCAATTAGTTGGGTCAAAGCGTAACCAATTTATAGATTCTGATGGAAATCTTATTAATTGGAAGAAAACTACGTTCTATGATGTTGTCACCTCTAAAGTTTTGCATTCAGCTAGAATTTATAATGGAAAGTACCAATGCTATGTGGCTAAAGTTCCTTATCCATTTGTACTATCCTATGTTCCAGCTTATATAAGCTATATTCTGGTAAATAATAGCCCTGTTATTTATCAAGTCCATCAAGAGGAGCCTGAAATTCCTAGACTTAGAATAAAATTATGAAGGTTGTTATATCTAATAAAGCCTATTTCAAGCCCGATGATGAACTTTGGGATTATTGTAGTAAGCAAACCACTTATCATATAGAGACAATGACTAGTAAATACCCTATTATGTATAAGAATAGTGGTGTTGTTGCCAAAGAGATTAAGTGGATTCCTATTACGCGTCTGGACTTACTGGATGCTAAAGGAGTAAAATACGAATTAGTCGATAAACGCACATTAGCTCCGGTAGGTATACCAAAACCTAAGTTCAAGCTGCGTGAAGAAGATCAGCTTCCAATATACGAAGAATGCGATGATACCTGTATTATTAATGGTAAGCCTGGATTTGGTAAAACTATCCTAGCCCTTGCACTTGCGTATAAATTTGGCCAGAAAACTTTGGTAATTTGTACCAACACATCTATTCGTGAAATGTGGGCGGCAGAAGTTCGTAAATGGTTTGGGTTTGAACCAGGTATCATAGGTTCTGGGAAATACAATATTGATCCACCAATTGTGGTCAGTAATATTCAAACAGTGAATAAACATGCGAATAATCTTTCTAAAGTATTCGGTACTGTTATAGTTGATGAAGTTCACCATTGTGTGGCTACAACTTTCACTAACTTCCTAGAAATATCATGTGCTCGCTATAAGATTGGGCTATCTGGAACATTAAAACGTAAAGATGGTCTACAAGTTATGTTCAAAGATTTCTTTGGATATAAGATATTTAGCCCACCGGTTAATAATACTGTTGCACCTACAATCCATAGATACTCCGTACCTGTTGAGTTATCAGGGAACCAAAACGTACCATGGGCATTACGTGCTAACGATGTATATAATCATCCTGAATATCGAGAGAATATTATAAATCTAGCACATTTATATGTGAATATGGGGCATAAAGTACTCATTGTAAGTGACAGAACAGAGTTAATCCAAACAGTACTAGAAGCTCTTGCGCAGCGTGGTGTTACAACATATGAAATTATAGGGGCAACTCACTTAGATGACCGATTAAAAATTCAGGAAGATATAGCAAAAGGTGGACCTTGTGTACTTGCAGCAGCTCAAAGTATCTTCTCTGAAGGTATTTCCCTTAATGAGCTATCTTGTTTAATAATGGGAAGCCTCATTAATAATGAATCTCTCATTGAACAGCTTGCAGGCCGTGTTCAACGTATTGTCGATGGTAAACTCGACCCTATTGTTGTGGATCTGATTATGAAAGGTGGCACTGGACTAAGACAGGCTTCTGGACGTATGGCAGTATATCGTAACAACGGGTGGAAAACTATTACTATGACTCCAGAGAAAGCAGTTCAATTAGCTAAAATTGCATTTGGCAACAGCTTATAAATGATGTATAATATATACATAAATTTGAGAGAGAAAGTTTCGGATTGATAAGAAAGTCCAAAGCAGAAAAATAAAAATTTTAGTTGCTAAATTCTCTCGAAATATAGTATAATATATACATAAATTCGAGGAGAAAACAAAATTAAATTCTTCAATTATGAAAAGCTATACTTATTAGCTAGAGGAAATTCCGACCTAATTATTAAGCTATTCAAAAGAATGCTTACAGAGCCTGATGCTCACCAATTATTGGTAGGTTCCTCATTCATTTTGAATGAATCAACAATAGTTGATAATCCAAATAAATTGTCTAATAGACAACTGGCAGAATATCTAGGAATTTTAAGTCTACGAAATTATGCCGAATACAAGTTTACAAACGATCCTAGTTTGGACATACAATATGTTCCAGTATGGATACCACGTTTAGTAATCGACACTAACCCACTAATCGCAATTAACAAATCGAAATTAATCTTTAAAGAGGAAATAAAATATGGCTAAGTCTTGGGGCGAAACTACTGGCGGTTCTAACGATAAAATCGAATTCCTGAAGTTCAACAACGGTATCACTCGTGTTCGTATCGTTTCTGGTGTTCTTCCACGTTATGTCTATTGGCTGACTAATAAAGAGGGTAGCGTAGCTCCTTTCGAATGTCTTCGTTTCAACCGTGACAAAGAGAGCTTTGTTCGTGGTAAAGCTGATCCGGTTCATGAGATGGGCTTCTTTGAGAAGGAGCTGGATAAAGATGGTAATCGGGTTCCGCTGAAACCGAAGAAAAACTATATCGCTTTTGTTATTGACCGTTCTGATAACAAACTGAAAGTAATGGAAGTCAAGGCTACTATTCTGAAAGGCATCCAGTCTATCATGAAGCAGTTGAACCTGGCAACTCCGTTTGATATTGATATTTCTATCGAGAAAAAAGGTAAAGGTTTCGATACTGAGTATGATGTACAGCAGATTGCTGCTATGCAGTTCCAGATTAAGCTGCAAGATCCTAACAGTGCGGAATCTAAGCAATATGCTGCGGATGTAGATCTGATCGGTGAAGCTATGTGTGATGAAGATGGCGACATCATTAAGTTCGAAAAAGTTCCTTCTCTGGAACAAACCTATCCGGTTCCTACCTATGAAGAGCAGAAAGAAGCAATTCTAGCCTTCATGGAAGGTCGTGAGAATAAAGATGATGATGCCAAATCTGGTAATAGCAATGCAGGTTCCCAGAAAGGTATTGACTCAGAAGCTGCAAGCGATCTGGACGACTAATAAATAGAGGGGCTTCGGCCCCTTTCTTTTTAACCAATGAGAATATTATTTAGTGCTGATCATCATATCAAACTAGGACAAGATAAAGTTCCAAAGGAATGGCAGAAGCGTCGTTTCCTGATGCTAGGAGAACGGTTAAATGATATATTCCATAATCATAACTGTGATCTTCATATTGCTGGTGGTGATATACTTGATGTTGCCGACCCGTCGTCAGAAGAAATAGAACTGCTTGAACAGTTCATGTCAAGACTCGACCATCCAGGAAAAATCTTTACTGGAAATCATGAAATGCTAACTAAAACCATTTCATGTCTATATCATTATGCAGGAGTTATTAATAAAGTAACTAGTGGGAAGTGGGAAGTAATTACCAAACCATATCGTTCCCCTGAATTTGATATTGTTCCGTATGATGAGATTCATAAACCTAAGTGGAAACCATCTGAATCAAAACTATGTTTCACGCATGTTCGTGGTGAAATCCCTCCGCATGTAAAACCAGAAATTGATCTAACTAAGTATAACTGTTATGATACTGTAATTGCTGGCGATTTACATTCTTATACTAATAGTCAGACTATCGGATCTACTAGACTTCTCTACCCAGGGTCTCCATTAACTACATCGTTCCATAGAGAACGCACAAAAGGTACAAATGGTTGCTTTATCGTTGATACCGACACATTAAAAGTAGAATGGATTGAACTAGGTGATTTACCACAACTGATTCGTAGAACAATCGGAGCCGGTGAAGAGATGGAACCTAGTGATTATGATCGTGTAGTCTATGAAGTTACTGGTGACGTTGTTCAATTAAAGTCTATCAAAGACTCTGATTTATTAGATAAGAAGATTAACCATCGAGTTACTAAAGACGCTAAGTTAAATCTTGTTGATCTTGATATGTTAGGTGAACTTGAACTTTACTTCCGTGAAGTCGAGAAGCTATCTCAAGGCGACATTGATAGAATCTTGGCTAGAGCTGCGAAATATGTCAAAGATTACAATTAAGACACTAAAATTTAGTAACGTTATGTCTTACGGTAAAGACATCGTAATTCATTTCGATAAGAATCCAGTTACTCAACTAATTGGTGGCAATGGGCTAGGGAAATCTACTATCGCCACGGTTATAGAAGAGCTATTCTATAATAAAAATTCTCGCGGTATTAAAAAGGATGCATTGTTCTCTTGGAATGCCCCTAAGAAAGAATATGATATGCACGCTTATTTCTCGAAAGATGATGATGAGTATGAGCTGCATAAAGTAGTTAAGTCAACTGCTAAAGTAACGTTGATTAAGAATGGGGAAGATATTAGTGGACACACTGCAACCCAAACATACAAGATGATTGAAGAGATTATGGGTGGTGACTTTCAAACATTCACCAAACTGATTTATCAATCAGTGGGTTCCAACCTAGATTTTCTAAAAGCAACGGATGCAACACGTAAGGCTTTTCTTGTTAACTTGTTCAATCAAGAGCAATACAAAGAAATGTCGGAAACTGTTAAGGCTGACCGTAAAGAAATAGCAAATACCTTAAATAATTTGCAGGGCCAGATGGCTGTAATTACGAAAATCCTTAATGGGAAAAATAATCTAGGAACTTTGCAGGAACCTGTAGAAGTACCGGAGTTTGATGAAGAACCATTAGCACAAGAACTTACTGAATCGAAAATTAAGGCGGCATTAGCCAAGTCTCAAGAGGCTAATATTACTAAATTGCGTAATTTGGACAAAGCTGTACAAGTTGCCGAACAATCTTTCGAGCCTTTCAAAAATTTGCCTGCGCCCACTGACCAAAATGAAGAGATCTCGAGTGTTACGCGTGACCTAACGATTGTGACCTCACGTGCGAGCGAAGTTAAGAAACGTTATCAGAAGTTCAAGCAAGAGGCTTCAAATACTGAATGCCCTACTTGCGGTACTCACCTGGATACAACTGCTGCTAAAAAAGCAATGGATATGGCTAGAGTAGAATATGATCCTCTGTTCAAAGAGAAGCAATCTCTTGAAGCTAAGCTAGAACAGTTGAAGAAAGAACAACTTGAGTACGTTGCGTATACTAGAGCAAAGGATGCTTTGGATAAAGCAGTGGTAGCTAGAGACGAGTTCAAAAATTCAATGAGTGATGCTTCTTTTGAAGAACTCAATGTGCAAATCCTACAGGTGCAAATCCGACAATTAGAACAGGAAATCGCTGATGGCCGCTCTAAAGTTGCAATTGCCAAAGAGCATAATGCAAATGTTGAATTAGCCAATGCAAAATATAAAGCGAAACTAGAACAGATTGAGAAAGCTGAGGCAGAAATGTCTGAGATTACTTCCAAACTGGATGGAGTATCAGAGGCTGTTGCTGATCTGGATATTCTGATCGCCGCATTGAAAAATCTGGTAGGGTATAAACTAGAACATAGTGTGAAAGTATTTGAAGAGCTTATCAATAAATACCTTTCCATTATGACTGGCGGTAAGTTCGCACTTGGATTTGAGCTTGATGAAACAAAATTACAAGTAGTAATCTTCAATGATGGAAACCGTACCAGTATGGAGAACTGCTCTACTGGCCAGCAAAGTCGAATCAACCTAGCAACTCTGTTAGCTATTCGAATGCTACTAACATCTATTAGTAAAGTTAATATTAATCTTCTATTCCTTGATGAAGTAATTAGCTTTATTGATACTAAAGGACTTGACACTCTTGTTGAACTATTAAATGAGGAAGAAAGTCTAAACTCTATCATTGTTTCTCATGGGCATACGCATCCATTAGCTCATAAGATTACTGTCAAAAAAGATGCAGAAGGATTTTCCTACTTAGAATAAAACATGGCTGTAGATAGTAGAGAGAAAGGTAAACGTGGTGAATATCAGGTAAGAGATATTTTACGTGAACGTACGGGTCTTGAGTGGGAACGTGTTCCTGGTTCTGGTGCTTTTGGCCAGAGCCACGGATTGAAGGGTGACATCTACCTTCCACCACAAAGCGGACACATTAGTAAATACTGCTTCGAAGTTAAGTGGTATAAAGATGATAATATATCAAGTAATTTATTTAATGTTGGTGAATCCACTCTAGAGAAATGGTGGCAGCAGTGCTCACGTGAAGGTGAGCAGATGAACTCTAAACCTGCATTAATATTCAAAAAAGACAGAGGACAGTGGTTAATAGCTTTGGATAGCTCAGACCCGATGGTTGACAACTTAATGAGTCGTACCCATATGGTGTTAAATAAGAAAGACATGGAAATCGTAATTGGTTTATTTGAGCCGTGGCTACATCATGCATCTGTTGAGGACTTAGTTAAATAATGAGTAAATCCTGGGGAAAATTTATTGAAGAAGAGGAAGCTGAAATGGCTTCCCGTCGTAACCTAATGATTGTCGATGGAACTAACTTAGGCTTTCGCTTCAAACATAACAATAGTAAAAAACCATTTGCCTCAAGTTATGTTTCCACTATTCAGTCTCTAGCAAAATCTTATTCTGCTAGAACTACAATAGTTTTAGGGGATAAAGGGAAGTCTGCATTTCGCCTAGAACATCTTCCAGAGTATAAGGGGAATCGAGATGAGAAATACTCTCAGCGTACGGAAGAGGAGAAAGCGTTAGATGAGCAGTTCTTCGAGTATTTGAAAGATGCTTTCGAACTATGTGAAACTACATTCCCAACCTTCACTATTCGTGGCGTAGAAGCAGATGATATGGCAGCTTATATTGTTAAGCTGATTGGGCATCTATATGATCATGTTTGGCTAATTTCTACCGATGGTGACTGGGATACTTTATTAACTGATAAAGTTTCTCGCTTCTCTTTCACAACACGTCGTGAATATCATCTTCGTGATATGTATGAGCATCATAATGTTGACGATGTAGAGCAGTTCATCTCCCTGAAAGCAATTATGGGTGATCTAGGGGATAATATCCGAGGTGTTGAAGGTATTGGGGCAAAACGCGGATATAATATTATTCGTGAATTTGGTAACGTTCTGGATATTATTGATCAGCTTCCACTGCCTGGAAAACAGAAATATATACAGAATTTAAATGCTTCGGAAGAATTGCTTTATCGAAACCTAATTCTGGTTGATTTACCTACCTACTGTGTGGATGCTATTGCTGCTGTAGGTCAAGATGTATTAGATAAGTTTACAAAAGATATTTTGGAGATTGCAGAACAATGATTAAAATTAAACTAACCCATCCAGATTGTATGCCTAAGATTGGTTCCGAAAATGCTGCAGGTATGGATCTGCGAGCATTCTTTGGTACTAACCCTGCTGCAGATTTACGTGCTATTGCACCAGGCAAATCCTTAATGATTGACACCGGTGTCGCGGTGGAAATTCCGCGAGGTTGGTTCGGTTTGGTAGTTCCACGTAGTTCTTTAGGTAAACGCCATCTGATGATTGCAAATACCGCAGGTGTGATCGACTCAGATTATCGTGGGACTATTAAGATGAACCTGTTTAACTACGGTTCTGAAATTCAAACTCTGGAAAATTTTGAAAGACTTTGTCAGTTGGTAGTAGTACCACACTACTCAACACATAATTTTGAAATTGTTGATGAACTAGGGGAAACTGATCGTGGTGAAGGCGGGTTTGGAAGCTCCGGAAGCAGATAATTTTAGTGATCCTAATATGGTAGGTATTGATACTAGTATGTCAGCTTATCAGATTAAAACTACTAAACCAGAAACGTTTGTGCTAAAAACAGATAAAGAAGGTAATGTTACTTTCTGGGATCCTGAAGGTTTTGTAGAGTTTTGTACTAATACTAATAATGAGCATTTAAAAATACTATTAACTATCTATAATCTTGGTATTATAGAAGGTTGTAGAAGCAAGTAATATAAAAACCCCAGCGGACAAAATCCGCTGGGGTTTCTTTTTACTATGCGTATATAATTATCTATCTGGATTATTGAGCTGGTTCACAAGTTTTTCAGTTCGATTAATTCTTGCTCAAATTTGTTAGGAACCATTCGCTTCTTTTAATGCAGCTAATTCTGCTTCTAGGTTTTCCACCTTTTCCATCAAAGCAAGTATCGCCTCGTGGTGCAGTGCAGCTGCTACACCTGGCGTATTAACAGATTTTATGTTATCCAACGTCGAACCGTCGCGCAGAGTAACAGGTGATGACTGAGTTTCAGATACTGCTTCAGGAAAGTCTTTCTCTACATCCTGAGCAATAAATCCATACCCAACTGAGCCGTTTGTTTCTAGCACCCATTTAACCCCTTTAATGTTTCGCATCTTAGATAGTGGATCGTTTATACGCTCAATATTACTTTTAATGCGTTTGTCGGATAAGTTTCTCCATTCTTGACCTTTTGCTATACCATCCGTCCCAAAAAGATAAGATGCAGCTCCTCCGATTCCGTTATAGACATTAAGCTGTACTCTATCTAACAACGTATTACCGGAGCGAATACCACCAAACATCCAGTTTCCATCGTACCAATCGCCGCTTATAGTGTTTACATAATACCCTTCTGACACATTCGCGTAGTTAATCATTCTGATGGCGTTTCTTTCTATAGCGGCAACTCCAACAGAGTTTAATGGCTGTGCAACGAAGTCTTTTGCTCGTATGTATGCGTTAACCTGTAGCTCGCCATCAGACCTTAGCGTGCCAATTTGAGTTTCTGCGCTTGGGAAGTACAAAGTCCCAGCTTGATTAAATGACCACTCTTGAACCCCGTTTGATATAACTGCACCTTGTTCAGACGTCAATCCATCAATCTTTCCGTAAGATTGCAGATATGCTTGATGCGTAGTAGTTGTGCCAATCTTGTATTCTGACTTCACACTACCACCCCTTACAACTGTCCCAGTAGGAGGTTTGACAGCATCAGCGTTTATTACACTCCATGATGTATTTGCCGCAACGAAACCACCGGACGCCCGTATTACCCACACCCCGACAAAGTTTCGTGTAAGAATCTCGTCGGTTGATGCTCCGTAAATCGGACTTGACATTGAGGCATTGAAGTCGCAGGTATTATAACGCCCGGCGAGCGCCGCTGTGCCTGGGGGTATACCGTCTCCTTTTCCTTCCGGAAATACATTATTACTTGCGGTAAAAGAACCGCCTGTCATACCTAATACCTGGCCGTAAGTTTGAGCGGAATATGTGGTGAAAAAGCCTGTAATATTAGGCGCAGCAGATTCGAACAGTTGCCCATTTGCACCACTATTCCCGCCATCTCCACGGCCATAAAGAGCACGTATTGATCCCTCCTGCACCCCATTCTTATCTGGAACACGAAAAGTTGTTGCTCCGTCACCATTAGAGTATTTGCCACGCTGGAATTTATCCGCTAACCATACGGAATCCTCTATAACACCAACCATTTGAGCGTATGCCCAAAGCTCCGGCCAGTCAGCCCTGTTAAGAAGCTGCCCATCAGAAACTACTTCATAAGGTTGAATATACGCACGGCTATCGCGAAGGTGGAAATCACCAACACCGTAATTCATAACACCATTCATAGTGGGACCGACTGTACCGGTGTTAATCTTATTCTCTACCCAACGTTTAGTTGCGGCATCATAGTCCCCAACAGGATCTCCCGCAAGAGGGGTGGACCCAATAGGACGCACATTTAACCATGCTGCTGCACGGTCTGCAAGATCGGATAAATTGTTGTTTTTATCCATCTTTTCGTCTTTAAGTTTTGTAATATCCTGGGGGATATTAGTATAAGTAGTCATTAATCACCTCTTATGCCCATTTGCGTACACCGGGATTCTCAATAATGAATTGTTCGATGTCTGACAAGTCTATATTATCTCCTACTATCCTTATATTTATGTAATAACCTTCTTTACCAATAATAGCAGGGGTTTTACTTTTAGGGTCGTCTACCACAGGGATAAAACCAATTTCATCTATAAACACGTTACCGTAGTTTGTCTTAAGCCACCCACTATCAACGACAACATCCAGATAATGTTTTTCATCCTTGAATTGTAAATTAATATCTTTCACTTAAACTTTCTCCCGCATTTGACTATCTGTTAATACTCTATTCCATATTCTAAGGTTTCGCACATGACCATATAATTTAGTTGAATCGGAGGGTCTTCCTCCTATCTCCAGCAAGGAATCCGGAGGTAGCCCTTCCCACGTTGAACCGGAGGATGTTATATTCTTAAGACCATTCAAAAACGATGTTACATCTCCATCTTTTGTATGAATGAACCCCCATATAGACGGGACACCTACCCCACTAAATGAAGATCCGTTCGATCCTATGGAGGTTCCAGTTTCTTTATTTAAAAAGTAAACGCTGGGAACCCTTGTACCTATGACAACTTCGGATACAAAAGATTCACCAGCAGTATTGTAACGGTTGTTATCAATTATCATCGGGTATGTATTATCCAATTGAAAGCTATCCCAGTTAGTGCTTACCTCAACAAGGAATGAAATGTTCAACCCTGAGAAATTATTTCTTGCGGGTATAGTAACATAATCTAGAGCCCTTGTTGCAGGAGTGCTTCCCGTAATAATGAAGGAGGATGCACAAAAACCCTTTTCAAATTGTGGAGTACAAAATGATATCGTGTCCCCAACTTGCACAGGTTGATCATTATTCCGACAATAATTTACAGATCCAATAGAACTACCTCCACGTTCTACAAATTTACACATAGCTTCAACTTTCAACCATCCGTTGTCTTCTCTATATATTCTATGTGCTATAGTCCCTCTCCCTTCTACTATAGAAGAAACTTCGCCGGTTTCGCAATTTATGAAAGATCTAGCGCCGAGAATAAGACCCCCATCCTCACCTACTAAATAAAATTGTGGGGTGATATAGATATCCAAGTTTGCCTTTACTCGTATAGATAAAGAAACGTATTCATTTTGCTGACAGTTGATTGCATTTACTGTTTCACAATAAAATAATGGGGGATACTCACCTTGTGACTTTTCGTTTGCTGTCGCCGTTGCATATGCAAAACCATACTTATCGACATTATAAGTAACATCACTACGGTATTTATCTGTATTTAATGAAGCGGGGTCATTACTGAAAGTAATGTGATTTGTCCTCTGGCCCTCAATCAAGAGTCCTTGCTTTTCAAATCTAGGTTCATCGATATTAGCAATGCAAAATTCACCATGCTTATTTATGTATGTTGCATTTGACGCACGTGAGAAACTAACAACCTTATCAGAAGGCATTGTAATAACATCTGCACCAACTGTTATTTTCTTATAGCCGGGTGAGTAACCTGCTAGCATATCAAGCGAGTCATTAAATGGAATCCATACGTCAGGGAATGGTTGAAGATCCGGAGCCCTGTTAGCTGCAATTTCCGCACGGTCTGCTTCTGCTTTTGCACGGTCTGCTTCTGCTTTAGAGCTGTTTGCACTACCAGCAGCATTGCTAGCTTGTTGCCCGGCCTCAATAGCACTATTACCAGCTTGTGTAGCAGAAGCAGCAGCTTGGTTTTTTAAAGCTGTTGTATCAGATACCGCGCTATCCTTAATACCTTGTGTATCCGTTTTTAATTGCTCAACATCTGCTTTTAAAGTTGTTATCTCGGATACCGCGCTATTTTTAATGGCCTGGGTATCAGATTTTAACTGTTCTACATCCGCTTTTAAAGCTGTTGTCTCTGTTACAGCACTATTTTTAATGGCCTGGGTATCAGATTTTAACTGTTCGACATCTGATTTAAGTCCTTGAATAGCAGCTACAGATTGGCTGGCAGAAGTTGCAGATCCCGCAGCATTAGTTTCACTAGCCTTAGCTTTTGTTTCCGAGGTTTTTGCATTGGTTTCAGAGATTTTTGCCGCAGATGCCGATGCAGCAGCTTGCCCAGAAAATATTTCCGCCTCATTCCTAAAACCGCTAGAATCATCCGCTGATTGAGCTGCATTAGTCTCACTGACCTTTGCGTTACCCTCGCTAAGTTTTGCATCAGCCGCTGATTGAGCTGCATTAGTCTCACTTGCCTTTGCATTAGTCTCACTAATTTTTGCAGCAGCAGCTGATGCGTCAGCGTTAGTTTCACTAGTCTTTGCATTAGTTTCACTAGTCTTCGCATTAGCTTCACTAGTCTTCGAGTTAGTCTCGGATGTTTTAGCTGCGGCAGCGGATTCTGCAGACTTATTGGCTGATGCTGCAGACTGAGTAGCAGAAGTAGCTGATTGAGTAGCAGAAGCTTCTGAAGCTCCAGCGGAAATAGCAGCATCATTTTCAGATTCTTTAGCATTAAGTTCTGAGGTTTTAGCAGCTACTTCAGAATCTTTTGCAGCCGCAGCAGATTTAGCGGCGGCCTCTATAGAAGATACTAACTCATTAGCAGTAATAGAGCTAATAGAATTTCCAAGAGTTACTGTGTATCTAGGAAATTTACTAGCAGTAGTTTTAGTATCATCAATATTTAATATTTGTTGTACAATAATCTTAGTAGTTATTGCCATTATCTAGTTACCCCATCACTGATAAATACTTTACCCTCCATTATACGAAAAGAGCTAATAGCTGATCCTATGACATCTCGTGTCATAATTATATCATAGTATCCTGCAAAACGTTGGCGAGGGTTATACTTATCTCTCTCTTTGGTAGCTTTTTCGCCGATATTATCTACCGCCTCTACAGGTAAACTTATAGCTATAGCACCTTGAGCAGCATCAATAATTTTAGTAGTAAAAGATGCCAAAGTTTCCGCGTCCTCATCAAGCCCGGCCTTTATAGTACCCCTTAGGGAATACCCTGTTAAGTTAACAGGGGTATTTGTAGGTGGATAAGTACTATCATCAACATCTAAGAATTGCATCATTAGACCATAAGGTACTTTCTCATCTATCACTAAGTCTATAACTCTATTTTCAGTACTCATTATTTATTACCTTATATGGATATACCCACTATTTAGGTCTATCTTCATCTTGTAGTATGCCTCAGGGTTTCCGGATAATGCAGCGTTCCTATCATAAATGATGTTAACACCGATCTGGGATAAAAAAGCATTTCCTGCTACAATTTTATCTGCCGTCACCGTTCCGTTAACAATCATGTTTCCGTGGAGAACCATTGCAGGGTTAACCCACCCAGATCCATTCCATTGTCTGGTAAATGCTGATTGGGGGGCATTACTATTAAATTCAGTTAATACATCGTATTTAACTGGTGGAGAACCGAAGTTACTTTGAAAGAAGGAATTAGCTTGTCCATCATCCCAACCACCTAAACCTGCTATACCTACAGAATACATCCCAGGACCACGTTGTCCATCATGCCCTATAGTACCTTCAGTACCACTCCACTGAACTACATCCGACCAGCTAGTACCCTCTAATAACCTATTAGTAACTGGATCAAGCGTACCTGTAGTGGCATAGATATTTTGTGCCATATCTGTACGGTTAGGCGGAGTTTTTGACCAACCAGGAGGCGGATAATCTTGTTCTAGTGGTTTAGCAGGTAGAGATGTTGCTAACTTATAAACAAATACTGTTTGCTTACCTTGCATACCAGTACCCAGATCTACATCGCCATTAGGAGTTCCAATTACTACACCACTAGAGATACGCAAAGTAGTACCATCATAACGTATCCATTGTGTAGCGTTACCAATGTCTAGTTTAGCTTTGGCAGAAGTATTATCCATACCCATCCAAATACCGGAGTTATTATCACCCCAAGATTTACCTTGAGTGTAAATTGCTGGATTATCCTTACCAGATAAGTTAGTCATGATAAAGCTCGCAGCATTAATATCTCTAGTAATTACTTTACCATCAACGTTAACAACACGGTTTATAGGGTCAAAAGAAATAGGTGCTTTTCCTTCTTCATCTAGCAGACCAATGTTAATAGCACCAGTAGCTGCGTCGATTAAGAATGTCTGTCTCCAGATTTCTCCATCTTTCATGCTGCCCTTAATAAAGGCATAGTTAACATCAATACCAGTCTCATTGACAAAGCTGTTGTCTAGAGGAGTATCTTCATTTAATATAAATGTTACAGGAGCTGATTCTGTTATATCTTGCTTATTTGGTCCCCAGGCAATTGATGATACCTTAAAAGTATGCTCAACTTTCCACGGGAATGATATAATCGTTGCAGCTCTAGCAGCCCCAACGTTTATCTTTTGAGCTTTAGCCCAGCCAGTCTTAGCGTATTCTTCAGAGTTTATATAAGTAACCAGAAATTCACGGACATTAGCACCCGCACCACGTTCCCAGTCCCACTCTATTCTGACATCATATCGTTCCTTACCATCTGCAATTCGTGCAGCTTTAAAGGCAATGTTAGTAGGTGCAGTAGGTGGTACAAAATTATAAGCTACAGTGAAAATGCTAGGATATTCATAATAACCAGATGAGTCAACTGTAACACCATCTGGCATCGTAATTTGACCAGATATTCTGATCTTATAGTCGCCAACAGGAACACCACCAAATTTGATAGTAGGTCCCAGTGCGCCTATATAATATTTAACCCATTCACTATCTTCTGATGCAGTACTTTTTAATTCAATAGTGCAGTAACTAGCTTCACCAGCAGTCTCTACAACAACTATTGGAGCACCAACACCAACGTCAACGGGTTCTGATTCAGATCTTGCTGCAGTAATTATTGGCTTTTCCTTTGTTCTAAAGTTAGTTTCATTAGAGAGGTTGATACCAATCTTAGCTTCCAGTAACTCTGAGTCAATAATTGAGTCATAGAAAGCCCCCTGAATCTCATAGGAGGTAGAGGGGGTTAGATTATTAATCATTACGAAGAAAGTATCTATACCGGTGTAATCACGTCTATCTATACTTTCTCCTATTTTTAACCAAAAAGATCTACCAATAACATCATAATCAGTATAAATGGAGTGCTGGACATAAGCCAAAGTATATCCAGTCATTATACTATTTAAGACCATTTTGGCTGGTGCATTATTTGAAATCATTAAATGGATGCCCACTCCACAGACTGTTCTCCATCATCCCCTTCAGCCCTAATACGAAAATACAATTTTCTATTTATACCTAGAGCACCACTGTTCTGGAGAGCAAAGTCTGCCTTATTATACGTTAATAAATAGTCATAAGTATACTGATTTTCAATACGTACACTTCTTAACATCCTATTTTGTGAATCGTGTATTTCAAGGGTATAAAATATACTCTCTATTATATCTTCTTCAGGTATTCTATCCCAGGCTAGTTTCACATCTGGGCCAACAAACTCAGTTACATCTCCGGAAGCAGTATTAGTTACCCTAAAATTAGATACTACACTAAGGTTTTTAGCAGAGTTAAGTTCTATAGACAGAGTCACCGGGGAACTTCTTCTACCATTAATATCTACTGCCCTTATCTCAAATATAGCCAGACCTGCTGGTTCTCCAATTATTTCTTGGATCATACGTTCGTTAGGGTTGGTCTCTAACTGTTGTACTATGTAAGGTTCGGCATGGCCTGAGTGCACGATAGAGTAATAAACTACATTATTGGTTAGACTCGGAAGCCAGGATAACTCACCATTTTTACCTATAGAACCAACTAAGCCACCGGGTGTAGGAGTATACTTAAAATCTCTAGGAGGAAGAACATTGTTACTAATATCTGGTATATCATTACCGCTATTATCAACCTGCTCAGAGTTAATGAATACATCTTCTCCATACTCCTGTAGAGTAACATTTATCTTACCCTCTCTAGAGTTTTCAACCTCATCAACTAGGAAATACTTTTTGTCCCATCCATAACGATCATATGTGAATGCAATAGCATCATTAGGCTCAATACCAATGAATTGATATGGCAATGAGAAAGAAAGTGTTCTTGAGTATCTGGATTTCTTAAGTTCTCTATCCGCAAAACTTCTTGCAGTATAGTAATTAGTAATATTAGCAAAAGATAGTTGTAATTTTTTATCCAGGTTCTTGTCCTGTTCCTTATACTTGGAGTTATAGAATGTAATGGAATTAGTTTTCCAGCTAAGGGCTGGGTCTACGATAGATGCTTGAACTGAGTTGAATTTATTTCTACCAGTAGTATCTGATAGCTCCAAATCACCATAAGTATCTAGAAAATTAATCTCTAATGGAGTATTAGAGTATTTTTCTACAGTAACCCTGTACTGGCCAGATAAGTTGTTAATAGCCCCACCGTAGGACTCTAATAAACCTTGCACATTTTTAAATACTGATTCAGATGTATCCAGAATAGTATTCATTTGTACTATTTGTCTATTTTCTGCTAGTGGATCAGTCCACCCAACGTATCTCCAATATGGCTGCCAAGATACCTGATAGGATTCATCTATAATATCTAAAATAGCTGCTTCCTGTATTAATTGCTGAAGGGGGAACTGATCAATGGTAATATTAGCGCCATATCTATCAGAGGTTAAGTAATCAAGTGTTTGCCAAATACCATTTAAACTAGTACTATTAGCAGTTACTCTACCATCAGAATGATAGACTTTTACTTTTTTACCTTGAATTTCAGCACTAACTTCAGGAATCTCAGTCCTATTTTCATTAATAGTGAAGCGCACCACTGCGTATGCAGTATCTAATAGTTTATACCTAGCATCCCAGTACTCCGGTCCATTGCCATTCATATTCTGAAGGTAGAACCCACGTTCTTTAGCTATATCTACTAGTACTTCAGAAGCCGTTTGATCAGATTTTCCATGATACGTCCAAATTCTTATGTCACCATTACCATCATTATACTTATATTCCTGCCCATGCACGGAAGGACTACTAGAAGGTGTTCCTGACGCTATTCTTTGCATGGTGTCCCCAGCCACTTTTTTAGTACCAAAGCAGGTTCTAGCGGAGCTATCATTAGCATCTACGCAGATCATAGGGTTATCACCAAAGGAGAAATCAAGAAAACCATCAATCTCCCCCTCAGCAAAGGCATATACGACATAAACTATGTTGGGATTGTGTAGTTCTGTATCAGCAAAAATGGGTATTCCAGGAATTTTTTGAACTCCATAAACCACCGGTATGTATTTAGCAGCAAGGTTAAAATCTATATCCACTTCCTTAGTGACAGTTTCATAGTATTTTTTAAGGCTGTAGCTTCTAGATAAACCAAATAGCTTTTTCTTAGACTTTAGCTTGTATCTTTCTTCCTGTACCTGATATTTTGCTAGAATAGAGATACTTTTATTGGCATGAAAGAACCCATAATCTTCTTGGTATTCAAGTCTTTTAGCCCCGTTAGATGGAACTAACTGCCCTGCTACAACCTCAAGCCCTCTATGAGAAGCATCATCAGTAAATCTACCATTAACCCTATCAAAATCATAGAACTGGTTAGAACAATTCCAAGTAATTGTGGATGTTCCAACCCCAGAAGTACTAATGTTGTCCTTAATACCACCACCGGTAATTCTTCCTCTAAAGTATAATAAAGGGCCATTTGTGTCTGGGTCTACCGGTAAAATAGAACCATCTTCTGTAATAATTGCTTGGTGGATTGATACTATTCTATCTAAAAAGGACACACCATTCTGCACTAATTTAAGTACTTCATCCTGCGCTGTACCTGTAATAGTAAAAGATAGACTGCCAATAGATAAATCTCTATTTTGTTTATGTGTGCTAATGGACTTAACCTTACCGGCCTGGTACAAAATACCATTATATAGTACATCTCTAAAATAATCAGTTAAATAAATAAAAGCAGTACTAGTACCAGTAGAGCCAGGTAATTCTAGGGAAATTAGACTAGCAGTTTTTATTCTGCTATTATTTTTTAAGTAGTTTCTAGCACTATCTAGTATTTTCTTCATAAACTTTCCCGTAAATTTAATGAGATGCCGGAATATGTTCCGTTATTATTTAATGTAGATCCGAAAGCATCACCATTCATGAGTTTTGTTCTAAATAGTATTCCGTTAAATACGGGTTTCTCAGCCCCAGTAGTAGTTATAAATAAATCAGGATATAAGTTTATAGACCACGTATTACCTGATTTATTGAATGATGTTATTTTATATACTTTTGGATGGTTAGATAGCTTAAATAGATCCCCTGGTTTTGGAGTACCGATAAGAAGTCCTTTTGTATCCATAGTTATATTAGAACCCTTCTGTCCAGCAGGTATATTTACTAGACTAGTATTACCTCTAACTCTAAAAGCTTCGTATTGTGGTAATATAACATCTATATAACTACCAGTCCTTTTGTATTCTAGAATAAAAGCATCTAGAACATTATATTCATCTGGAAATAATTCTGGATAAGAAATATTTATACCCCAGTATTGAGCAGATACCTTAACTTCGTTAACTTTACCATTTGGTAACTCATCACGAATTACTGGGTCATTATCAATCAGGTTAACACTTTCGAATCCTAATCCTGAAAGTTCTGGATTCGTGTATGGGTCTGGTAATCTCATAGTTAATTTCTCCTCTTTAATAACAATATTATAATAGTATTAGAAAATTTTATCAAGAAATTTTTATTTTTCCATAAAGAAAAGGAGGACTCAAAGTCCTCCTCCAGTTTTAAGAATTTCCTAATGTTTTCAGACTAGCACCGTTCTCATTCAGAGCTAATTCTACTGCGTCTCTTAGAGCACCACTATTACTAGAAGCAAACTCTCTAAAACTTGCAGCATCCATAGCACTAATATTCAGGATGATAGGTCTTCCTGAAGTTGAGTTAGACGAGGTTTTTAGCTCATCATTAGGTGTAGCTTTCATAGGAACCATAGGGGTAACTACTTCTGTACCATGCTCACCCATTTGATAGCTAACCCCTGGATACATATTACCACCCTCAGCACGAGGAACGAAAGAGTTGGCACTACCTATACCTTGATCGCCACGAATATAAGATAGTTCACCTGCATTAGCAGACATGGACACATCTATATTCTTCTGACGCTCTCCTAAGGTTAAGTAACTAGTTGTATCCGCCCCAGAATCAGCAATACTTGACATACCAGATGCAGAAGATGCTTGTGCTAATGCCAATGCACCCGCTAAACCTGCCGCAACCATTAAAGGAATAGAGAACGGGTATGGTACAGCTGTTGCCGCTTGCATTACAGCTACTGCAGTTTGGATGATAATCTGCTTCTTAGCTGCGTCTTGTTGAATCTTCAGCTTTTCAGCTTCCAACTTCTTCAACTTAGCTTTAGATGCTTCTGATTTACCATCACGTTTCTGTTCTGCTGCGATAGCTGCATCAATAGCACTAACCTGTTGACTAGTACTATACTGAATCATAGAAGATACAGTTTGCATGCCAGAAGCAATCAAGGAGGTAGTATCTAGGGATCCCTGAGAGAACTGGATCATAGCGTTAGTTAAGTTACCCATACTTTGAGCCACAGCGGTTGCTTCAGAATTTAATTCAGATAGCTTAGAGATTGCCTGATCATAAGAAGCCATTCTATTTTGCATATCTGCAAAATCTTTGTCTTCCCCCGATAGTCCAGTTGTAGGAGTGTACACAGCACCCACAGAAGATCCTACCTGTTGCTGCATTTGGCCTTCTCTTTGCTTTCTAAGTTGCTCTAGAGCAGCAGCAGTTTTATAGATCTCATTACGATACTTGATCTCTTCTTCGGTATTGCCCTTAGATAGTTCTAGCTGTTCTTGCAAAACAGATAATCTTTCCGTAAGAATCTGAGCTTGGCCAGTAACATTTCTTTGTGTTTGGCTGACTTCTAGTGCATCCATGAGAGCTGATACATGTGAGGCAGTTGCCTGCTTCTCCGTTTCCCATAGTTCCCTACTTATTTGTGCTTGAGCACGTCTAGACTGTTCCGCCTCTTTCTGTTTGTCCGCTTGTTTTGTATACCATTCGTACTTCTCTTTCTCTACAGTTAGTTCTAGTTTTAGCTGAGCTAATCTATATTGAGTAGTAGTCATAGTACGGTCATTCAGAAGAGCTATCTCACGATCTACACCAAGAATTTTATCTGTGTAATCCTTGACCTTCTTCTGAGCTTCCATACCCTGATTGGTAAGTTTAAGTTTCTCCAGCTGAATTTTTTCAATTTCTTTCTCAACAGCTTTATTCCCCTGGTTTGTTTGAAGAACACGGCGTAAAGCAGCTTCTTGCTCTTCTAACTGTTGCAACTCTAAACGTCTACCAGCTTCCTGAGCCTTTTCCTTATCCTTAGTTTGAGTGTATACATCAGCTATCTTCTGTTGAACTGCTAACTGATTTTTAGTTTCATTACCAGTTAGTTTAACATACTCAGATAGAGCCTGAGATGCAGTTTTCATTTCAGACAGGGTGTTATAACCCAGGTTAAGGTTTTTAACATACTCATCGGCACTCTTACCGGTACCTAAGGATAGAGATTCTATATTTTTTATAGCATCAGCTAAAGTGGCACTAGTTTTAGCCGCAGTATCTGTATTCTGAGCAACGTTCTGTATATCATTAGCTAAGTCACTAGCAGTTTTCTTAGTTTGATTATACGCTTTCTGTTGTTCAGTTAGTCCTTTTAATACTGTGGAGTTAAAGTCATATACAGCACCAGGATCAGTAGTATCCCTCTGTAGATTAATTTGCTTCTGAAACTCTGGACTAGCCTTTGCAGCAGCGGCCCCAGCAGCTTGATACGCTGATTTCCAAGCATTGAGATTCTCTGTAGAATCCTCTACTTCCTTACCAAGTCTAGTTACTTGTAGACCCATAGCTGCAGTTTCTGCTACAAATTGCTTATTGGCCTCCGAAGCACCTGCTGCTGCAAGACCAACAGGAATACCTTCACCAACTTGACGTATAGCTAGTTTTGTATAGAAATCTGCTTGTTCCATTCGTTTATCGAACTCAGATTTTAGCTTATTACGCTTATCAAGAGATTCCTTATACATATCTAGAGCTTTATTATACCCTTCTTCAGAAGCGGCTAAACTTAAAGCAACAGCACCAACGTTGGTAGGATCTATCTGTCTATTAGTTTTTTCTTGAGCTCTAGCTGCTTCAGCAGATACAGAAGCCTGAGAAGTATAAAATACTGTGTTGATAGCATCAATTACGGGCCCTAAGTATTTAGCAGCAGCCTGCTGAATCTTTCTCAGTGCGGCATCAGCATTAGCGGCAAATTGCTCCCACGGAGTAGCACGTAAAACTTCATCTAAGTAGCCAAAACGTTTAGTAGACTCTGCTATAACAGCATTAGCATACGCCTGCTGTTTCTGGAAAGTAGTAAGGCTGTTAATATTATATGTTATACCTGTGTTTGCAGCATTTAACTGCTTAACGTAATCAGCATAAGCATCATTAAGACGAATAGTAACACCAAGTTCATCCAGAAGTTCGATTTCTTGTTTAGATACACCCTTAATTACACGGTTAAGTGCATCAGTCATATCAACGCCAAGAACAGCAGCAGCACGACGAGCTACTAAACCAAATTTATTAAGTTGTTCGGCGTCAAATCCATAAGCGGACGCTGAGGATGCTTGCCTCATAGCTTCTTCAAAAGAGATTGCATAGCCAGCTGCCTCTTGTAGTGATCTAGCAAGGGACTGAACAGGAGTACCTGTCTGAGTACCTACTATAACACCAAATTTTTCTAGACGATTTAGCTGATCACCTAGTTTAAGTTGCTCGAATGCAGATTGCAAAACGAAGATGTTGGAAGCAAGAGCTGCGTACATAATAGGTAAACTACCACCGATCTTAGCCATTGCTGCAAAATCACGAGTTGCACCGCGTGCCGAACCAGAAGTATTACCGATAGCTCTGGAAGCTCTTCCAGCAGCACCAGTAGTATCATTAAAGCCCTTAGCTGTACCACCTAAAGCTCTATTAGTATCGTATAACCTATCTTGAACTTTCTCTGTTGCAGCTGCAACATCATTGCCCATTGTTTTAACAGATCTAGAAACTCCATCGAATCCAACTTCTAGTTTATCTGCTACTTCAATCATTGTAATAGCTAGGTCATCCAGCTTAGTCCCTATATCATTAATAGATTTAGTAATACTAAGCATGCCCCTACTAGCCTGCATTTTAGTAAGACTTTTCGCTGCTCTATCTGCTGCCCTCTCAATGGAATAAAGAGTTCTGGGCATTTTACCTAACTGCTCATTTGTCAGTTCGGAAGCAGCAGCAGCATTTTCCAACGCATCAGATACGTTTTCAATAGACTTTGCAGTACGAGTTGCCCCCTTCTGTTTAACGTCTATTAGTAATTCTCGTATTAGCTTATCAGTCATGTTTTATTTTTCCCAATAAAAAAGGCTCTGGGCAAATCACCCAGAGCCAAGCCTCATCGTGGAACGCCCATTGGAGGAAACTTTTACCGTGCACGAGATCTAGCATGTGGCTTAACGTTAGGAATCCTTCCGTTTTGCGGTTTATGCTTCTCAGCACGTTTACGTGCAGCATCTACAGCTTTAGCATCAAATATATTGATAATGTGTAGAACAAATTCTTTCTCTATAGGATCAGTAATCCCATAAATATCAAATAAAACACCTAGAGCAGCCTTATCTTTACCTATAAAGATAGGAAAGTCACCTGGTATGAAGCAGTCAATTAGACTGTTATAAATATTCATACTAGTAGCTACAATAGGTGGAAAGTCTTCAAGTTCAACAGGCATGGCCTTAGGATCAGGCTCTATACCCATTGATTCACAAAGTATTAAATATTGTTGTTTAGTCATTTTAGATGCTGAGCTTTTAATACACTTATCTGCAAAATCAGCAACAGCATCTAGGAGTTCTTTACGCTTTTGGGCTACGAAAAGTGTCTAAGTGGAACACTGTCTGGTTGATCCAAGAATCAAACGCAGCAGAGTTCTGCATGAGCATTATAGCATTATCGCGGCTAAAAGGAACTTCAGTAGCAGGATCAGCATCTGTTTCAATCAGCATCAGTTTTTCAACGTCACCTACAGTCAAACCGGTCCAACCTTTAATAGCTGCGTCAACGAAGGCTTCAATGAACTTATCATCATCCTGTACCTGAATCAAAGTACCATTAACCCATTCATCGCGTTTAGCAGAAGAAATAACACGTTTAGAGGTAGCACGAGACATATAGTTAAGTTCTAATTTAAAGTTCGGCATACCTGGGTAGGAAAGAGTAATAGTACGAGTATCAAGAGTAATATCTTTTAAATTAATCATTTTTAATTTCTCCAAAGAAATCTATTCTCACTGGGTCTGAAGAAGCAGTAGGTATAATATCCCACTCAACTCTATACACATCTGAGAAATCTAGGCGTTTTGTAATACGTGCTGAAGGAAAATCTATAGAAATATTATTATTTCTTATATTTAAAGGTACATCTGTCTCCGGTTCGATATTGTAAACCATACCTCCTGCAAAACGTTTTAAGTAATATAGAGAAATGGTTGCCGAAGCATTCATTTCATTTACATAAGCTCTTTTATTATTATAAATTTTATTTATATCAAAAACACTCTTATCCTCTCTCCAGGAGCACTGCTGTTGGAAAGATAAAGAGGCAGAAATAAGACCGGGTAAGATGCTGCCATTAGTAGAAGCTATTACTGGGCTGTAAGACATTACTTCACCCTGTATAATAGAAGCTGCTTCTCTATAGGTAGATACTTCTGAGAATTTCCCAGACTCAATACCAACATTAAGAATTGGTATGTTCTTATCTAAAGAAAAATCTACCGTAGATACATAACAGTTTTCAAAATATACACAGTTATTATCTTTATTTACTATATAGATATTGAACATAATAGGTTCAATATTACTACTATATAGTGGGAGTAAGAAAGTATTACCTTTTCTATCAAAACCTAACCATTCAAAGAAGTTAGCCTCTGTAAGAGTATTACTGAAATTTATTGCTAGAGAGATAGAAGAGGGGGTTTGAGCATTTATAATAGAGTCTGCATAGTTAGTTCTACGATGAACAGTCCTACGAAGAGTCTTGAATTCCTCGTAGGAAGTCTGTATATCATAGTTTGATAGGGCATCAAAATGAAATGCCCTACCATCATACTCAACTATAACTTTTGACTCTCGCATTAGAGAGTAGTACATTTATTTAACCACCAGCACTAACTGTGATAGTTTTAGTACCTTCTACACCAGAACCGTCTTTAGCTACAGCCTTCACAGTAACTGCACCAGTTTTAGAAACATCAGCAGTTAATAGTCCAGATTCTGCGTCAATCGTAGCTGCGTTACCACTAGAAATAGACCAAGTTACAGCCTTATTAGTAGCTTCTGGAGGTGTTACCTCAACAGACATCTGTAAAGTATTACTATTTGTTACAGAAACAGCTTCACCTGCTGATTTAACTGTAATGGATTTAACGGGAACTGGAGGAGTTTTAGCACCATCCCCCGTAGCAATCAGATTAGCTACAGTAGTTTTTGTATACTTATTAGAAAATCCAAGATAACCTTCGTCACCAGTATCCAAATCAGTAGGAATAGCTTTAAACTCTACTGAAGTACCAAGTACATCATCAGTCTCAATAGTAGGGATATTAACGTGCGCCTGTTTAGCAACTAACACAGCTGCCGGACGTTCCTCGTCATATTCTCCACCCAAAATAAGTGCGATTTCAAAACGGTTAACTACCTTAAGGGTTTTAATCAGATCTTTGTACAGTTCCATAGAACCAAGAGACTTATCATTAAGGTATGCTGTCAAAGAACCCGTTAACTCAAACGCACCCGTAAATGAGCCGATTGGAATATTTACACGTGACATAATATTCGGGGTTAGGTACGTGATGTTGTTATTAATGGTAAAAGTACCACCAGTAATAGGAATATCATATGCCTTATCAGAATCCATATCCTTAATTTTTAGGATAGTTAACTTGTTCTTAATGTAAGAACTCTGAATAGTCATATAAGTTTCATCATCAATACCTAATGCATCAGGGTCAAATGGTTGGCTATCTAACGGAATGAGCTGATTACCGTTACCAGACCAAGTTACACGACCAATATCTTCAATATCAACGTTAACTTCTGCCTGGTTGATCTGGCAAGAGTCAATGTAACTCCACGCATTGTCAGTTAGAATGTAAATATGCAGCATAGCCAGTTCGTGATATGCGTTATCTTTGAAGTTAACCATGAAGTTAGTAGCATTATTATGTGCTCCAGTATTTCCCTCAAGATTAATAGCTTTACCACTAGAAAGTGCATGCCATAACATATAGTCAGGAACAATTTGTTTGCTAGTAGTTTTATCCTTGTAGGGCAGGATATAGGTGGAGAAGCTCCACTCAGCCGCATTCAAGGAATCGTTAAAACGTTTAGAACCACGAGTAGGACGCGGACCAGCTTCATTAACAGTAATATCTGTTGAGTTACTGTCCTGACCCCAAGAAATATCATCCTGAACTAGAATCTCTTGCGTGTTGGTCTTATTATGACCAGTCTTAACCGTAGACACGAAGATTCGAGTATTACGTAATAGTTGTAAAGACATTTAATTATTTTCTCCTAATCTGTAACTTATCTGCGAAGTGACCTACGTGGAGGCTGATACCTCACTGTTACATTTATTTCTGCTAAACCATATGGGGCCAGTAGACCCTCATCTGTACTAACTGATGTAATGCTCATATCAGTCGCCTCACATGGGAAGGTCGATCCATTAGGTTTACTAACAGTATATTCTAAATTTCCACCTGTGTCAATAACGGTTTTTATATCCGCTACGAGTTTTTCAAGTTGCTCTTGAATGTCTGTTTTCTCTTTATCGTATACCAGGATAGGAAGTTCTAAAAACATCCACTGTTGACCTGAGGGAAGATACTGCCCAGTTTCAGTTCCGATATGAACTGCAACATAAGGAAACTCTCGTATCTCCTCAAACTTATAAGTTTGACGTGAGACGTTTCCATACAAGTTATTAAAATATTCATCTGGTTGGGAGCCATCCATTTGTTTGGCTATTCGATCAACCAGAGCTTGTGCTATACTTGTTCTGTGATCCATTTATTAGGTTCCTTGATTAACCTTAATTTTGTATCTGGAGTGAATTAAGTCTCTTGCAGCTTTAGCTATCGCCTCTCCAATTAGTCTTTGAGGGTTTCTAGCACCTGGGTAGGGTCGTAATGACAATCTTCGATATGTGGATACTGCAGGATTAAATACTGAATATGGACGTACCATATAATTATATGTAACATTTAATTCAGGAGCACCTTTGCTAGTTCCAGCATCTCTAAGCATAACATCTTTAACTTTTAGAGAATTTGCAAAACGACCTGTTCTAAATTTAAGTGGAGCTCCTGCTTTTTTCATATCCTTTATTAAGTATTCTTTAGCAACCAATTCCAGAATAACCTTCATATTACTATTTGATACAAAACGACCAGAAGCACCTGTTACTGCACCAGAATATCCGTCTTCTACGTCTCTAGGATCCCCAAAGTTTACTTGAACCCTACCAGTAGAACGTTTTTTACCTACAGAGGATTTTTTACCAGCGGTTGCTTGAATAAGACTTTCTAAAGCACCTAAATCTCCAGAAAGATCTAAACTAGAGGATACAGCTTTTAATATAGAAGCTGTTCTAATGTTAAGTAGATCTTGTGATACAGGTTTTGAGAATTTAAAAGATACCTGAGCAACAGTACCATCTCTAGTAGGATCTTTCAGTCCTGTTTCAACAAAGTATACAACAGTATTCTTATTGTTCTCGGAACGCCCAACATTATCTAGCTGCTCCTTAATAATTTGTGTAGCTAAATCAGAAAGAGACATTATACTCTCCTGTAAACTTCAATAATAGTACGAATATGCTCTGGAATACCAGACTTAGTATTATTAAAAGTAACTGTTTCTCCGCCAATTGTTTTAGCTTGACGGTAATCCTGTTTGTGCCAATGATCTACTAGCATACATGCTGCAAGTTTGAGATCCTCAGGTATTGGATTAAATCCACCTTGTGTGTATTCTATATCCATATAACCTTCTGGAGGGTTAAATTTAAGAAGTATAACCCCATCAGAATACAACCTATACTGTTCGGGATCTATCTCCTTGTCGTTAATAGTCATTTTGGTTACTGAAGTAGCCGAGGGAGAACTTAAGAAGTATTTTTTACGAGTAGGTTTTGTATTGATTAACTGGTCTACCGCATCAGCATCATCCATACCTAAAAGGCTAGTAATCAGCGCATTGGCAGCAGTAATCATCATCTCTACTCCCGATTCTAGTTCAGGTCGTTTTAACCCGCCATATAATCTATAGTCTTCAGCTGTGATTATTTGCATTTATTTTTCCCAATAAAAAAGGAGAGCCGAAGCTCTCCTTATCGGCTGAAAAGCCTGTATTAAGATGCAGCGTAAGCACCAGATACAACACCATTACTAAAGTAACGTTGCAGGTTAACACGCTGAGTAACATAGTATGCATCACGCTGTTTACCAGCTTGACGCTCACGTTCAACAGTAACAGCACGCTGACGTGGCATTACGAAGTTATCTTTATAAACGATAACTGCGAACTCTTTATCAGCAGCTTTAGCTGGGAAGTACTCAGAAACTACAACCGGCAGACCGTAAATACGACCAACCTGACCCTGTAGTTTAACAGCATCATTACCAACCTGGGCAACATCCTGCCATTCTTCATCTTCCAGCAGATCGTAGTAAGCATCCATAGATACGATCAGTACTAGTTTGCTCAATTTCAGACCATGACGGCCCAGTTTACGACGCAGTTTAGAGATAGTTTTAGCAGTTACCAGTACGGAACCATCAGCTTTAGCTTCAGTAGTAACTTTAGCACTATCTTCACTAGCCAGAGTCAACAGACCTTTCGGCTGACCCGTACCATTACCAGTCATAAACGCTTCTTCGATAGAAACAGCATGTGCTTCGATCAGACGCTTACGCAGCAGAGGCAGCAGGGAGAAGATTGCATCTTCTTCAGTTTCGTCAGTGATGAAGGACTTAGCAGCCAGCTTGTAAGTTTTGAAGCTGATTTCAGTCAGGGCACCTTTAACTTCGTCACCAACAGTTTCGTCAGTACCAAATTTGGAAGCATCTACCCAAGTAGCTTTTCCAGCTTCTGGTTCAACGAGCATAGTAAGAATTTTGCTGGACATTGGCAGTTCATCGAACAGTGCACCAACTACTAATTCTTTCTGCAGATCACGGATAATACGGGTGGAGAAGATAGTTTCGTATGCTTCGCTAGACATAGAAACGGAAGAAGAACCATTGACAGCCTTAACGTGGGCTTTACCATGTTCAGTTTCGAATACGTCCTTCTCCATCATATAAGACAGAAGAACTAGTTTTTCAACTTCATCTTCAAAAGCTTCCTGAGTACCGTATAGTGCTTTAGCTACGCTATCACCGACGAAGGAACGTCCTTCACGAGCTGCCAGCAGAGATTTGATTTCGTCCTGAAGACCAACAATAGTTTCCTGCTGCTTTTCTACAGTCTGTGCGAACAGTTCTGCACTCTTTTTAGATTTTTCATCCAGGGACTTAACCAGTTCCAGAGCTTCTTCTAGCTTCTGACGATCTTCGCCAACTGCTTTAGAAACCAGATCATTCATACGAGCCAGTTCTTTTTCTTCCTGCTCTTTGCGCATACGTTCAGCTTCAGCAGCTTTCTGAGCAGCGGTCAGACCTTCCAGAGATTTAGCCAGATCACCCAGACCAAGTTCTTCTTTCAGCTTATTAATATCAATAGTCATTTTTAAATAATTCTCCGTTATTCTTTAACGTAGCCTAAAGCTATCGCAAGTTTTTCTAGTTCAGAAAGATTACGTTCTTGAGCTGGGACAGCTTTAGAACTTATTGCAGTAAAAGATTTACGCCATTCAGTATAATCATGACCATTCATGCTCTTAGCGAGATTGAACGTTGAGTCCTGATTACAAGGTACAGAAACTACCGAAACTTCGTATAGCTCTAAATCTTTAATAATAAATATATCAGTAGCTTCATCCCACTCTGCATCCAGGCAGCGGAATCCGATACTAAAAGTTTTCAGTACACCGTTTTTAATTAGTGAAAAGATAGCCGGGTCAGAACTTTCATAGATCTCGCATTCGATTTCGAGACCCATTTCAGTAGGGTTAAGATCAATACACTTACCGATTGGACGACGATGATCGTGTCCGAAAAGAATAATCGGGTTTTTCATATAGTTAGTAAGTGCATTAGATGTTTTCCATGCGGAAGCAGGGATTACATCGCCAGCGCGATCTTTACTAATTGTATTAGCGAATCCACGTATTTTTACAACGCCCTCTTTGGATTCACTATCAATAGATTTAATATAAGCATCTAAATGAACGGGTGCTGATTTTAACTTGTTATAGTCAATAGCAGCTTGTGTCATTTATTAGCCTCCAGGAACAGTAGGATTAACTGTCACAGCACATGCAGTAGAATCCTTACTTACTTGCTTACTATCTGTTACAGTTACTTTATAGGCTCCAGAATCCTCCGTAGCTGCTGCAGGCTTAGTATAGGTAGCTCCTGAAGCTTCCGGAATAGGAGAACCATCTTTAGTCCATGCATAAGTATATGGACTAGTACCACCAGTTGCAGTAACAGAAAGTGTTAATGCTGCTCCCTCTTCAACTGACATGCTAGTAGTTAAATCTTTAGAAAGAGTTAACGGTGGGGCCGGTGGAGCAGGAGGAACTGCTTTACCATAAGCCTCTACAAATTTCTTCCATACTTTACGGTTAGTATGCGCAGATGAAAGTCCTAGTTCTCTACGCAGAAAAGCATAGCTAGGAACATATTTATGCGCAGCGACCGTAGCAAAGAAGATATGAGATTCTGGCAGTTTTTCACCAAAAATGGTCTTTAGACCATTATAATCAATCATTCTTTATCTCCCTCGGTGGAACCTTGAGGTCTACCACCTTCTTGACCAGATACACCTGTTGCAGAACCAGCAACGTTAGCAGGAATACGAATCCTATCCATCTGCTCATCATCTAAAGGTTCAAGGTTCAGCTCTAAACGAGCTTCGTTACCAGTCATAATACCATTATTAACCAATGAGGTTAAATGTTTAGCCTCAGCTTCTTTATCTGGTGTTAATGCAGCTACCTCCTTAGTATTAGGAGTAATCTTATAACCAAAAAAGAAAGTAAGAGAACTAGTCAGTTTGTTCAGCATAGGAATGATAGTCATATAATAGAACAATTCGATGTTTGGTCGAATATTCGCATTATTACCACCATCAAGCAGTACTTGCGGAACTCCAAAGGCTAGACAAATAGATTTATTAAATCCTTCGATGTCTTCCTTAAAGTCTAGATCTTTAAAAGAGGATATTTGGGAGTACGGTTTAGCTTTCATACCACCATCTAGAATCAGGACAGAAGACTGACCAGTACTAGGATTATAATCGAGTTGTAATTCTTCTTGTTTACGCTCACGCAATTTCTTGTTCAGGATTTCATCCGTTTCAAGAATAAGACCAATCACGGTTCCATTATCTAGGAATTTCTCTTTAAAGTTAAGCATCTTAGAACGCTTCTCAAGAGAATCAATAACAGTAGCAACACGAGATTGTCCAGAAATTTGAGAGTTTGTGCCGCACACGTAACTGTTATCCTTTATAAAGATAATCTCATCTACGCGATAGTCTATCTGATTATTAAATATAAATTTTTTGATAAACTTATTGGCATCTGCCTCGACCTGCATAAGAGCAGCCGGGACATGGTAAAGCGATGTGCCATCCCAATAGATGTATGCACAACCTTCAAAAAGTAGGTCAGTGACTACAAGTCTACGGAATGTGCTTATATCCATGAATGGATTAGGTCGTACATTTAAGAGAGTGTCTAGAGTCTTTGTTTTGACGCCATTAGCGTACGTAACAATATTATATTTATCTCCGACAGTATAAGAACACTCCGCCGCACTATCTATAACCATATTGGCAGTTCGATTGAGAATCTCAATCTTGCTATAGGCTTGTCCAGTGGTAAAAGGCTTACGGTTAGTGCGATGACTAACTGGTTCCATGTCTCTTATAATACGTTGACCCGGATTTAACTTTTCAGTAATCCAGCTTTTTAAACCCATTATAAGAACCTTGCGAATCCTGATTTTATTTCAGTCTTGACTTGTGTCTTTTCTTGAGGATTCTGTAATTTGTCTTTCTGCTTTTGAACCCACACTTTTTGCTTATTAGCAGAAAATAAAGGAGGTTCTTTTGTGTAAACCTTATGTAATAATTGGTGATGGTGTACACAAAGGGTAACAGTGTCTTCTACTAGCTCATGCCTATATCGATCATAGAATGCCGTCCTATTTGAAAGGACTATTTCTTCGTCAGTGAAATCCAATTGGAGTTCTTTAGCAAATTTTTTAACTAGTAGAGACACCGTATGGTAATGATGAAGCTCTAATTCTTCAGCACAACCGCAGATAGCACATTGAGAGTCTTTTTTATATTGACTTTTTATTCCGTCTCTCATAAGGGATATAGCATCGCGTTTATATTTTATATTGCTTGCCATAGTGTTCTCCTCAACTGTATGAATATAGTATACATAATCGTATCGAATTTGTAAAGGGGATTTTAAAATACAGGAATGGGATACCAACTGAGTAGTATCCCATCCTATACTTATTTATTTACCACGGGAAATAGAATAAATTCCATAGCGGAGCGCATCACAAAGGTGAGAGTTAGCATCATGACGTGGTTTTTCACGTGATAATTTCTCTTCACCTTCTTGGAAATCCCACTTATAGTTCTGCAGTGCATGGATTAAGGAGGAACATGAGGCATCCACAATAATCTTACCCTGCTGGAATAGCGCTTGTAGGCATGCTAGACCATCCAGGACAGATTTTTTAGCTGGAGCTGATGCAATTTCATGCTCATAAGCTAAATCCTGGCGGAACTGAGCAGCGGCAGAGTCAACAAAAATACGATCAACTTTATAACGATCTATACAGTGCTGAATATAAGCAGCATGCTGAGCTGTGGTTTTCTCCGCCTGCTGGTACTCTTCTAATACATAGTAAGTATCCGTATCATAGTGATATTTAATAGTAAGAACTGCTGTAGGATCACGATAACCAACGTCAATACCAAGCAATGTTTCGAATGCTTCATCATCTTTAAAGAAGTGACGCATACCTTTGAGGTCTTTAACATGATCAATAGCATTAAAGGTATCAAAGATCTGGCCTTCGAATACAGAGAAGTCAGCCTCGTATTCCTGGCGGAAATAGTTTTTACTAACCGTACGACGTGCTTCCTCAATGTCATTCAAATCAGCACGCGGGTTATCACGATATGTACCATGAATAGACACCCAATTAGGCAACGTATCATCAAATCCGTAGGCGTAAAACTCTTTAAACCAGTTACCTCCACGAGGGGTGGAAATAAATAGAGCCTTAGAATTAGGTTTATCTAGGGTAGGACGCAGCTGAACCCTGAAGGCATCACCACCCACATCGGAAATTGCCGCCTCGTCAAAGATGATAAAATCATATGAACGTCCAACCGCGGAGTCAGCCTGAGCCGCGGAAGCTAGTTTAAATAGAGAACCATTAGCTAACTCAATCTCTTTATCTTTAGCGTTTTCACGTTCGGTTTGTAGGCCGTACTTCTTAATAAGACCACGAATCTGAGACCATCCGATATTAGCTAGTGAATAGTTAGGGGCAACTACTAGCACCTTCACATTAGGTTCCAGCAATTTTAGGAACCCAAGTGTATACGCTATAAAAGATTTACCTACACGGCGTGATACACACGCCGTTACAAAACGATGTCTAGGGTCTTCTAGGGCATTGATAATTGCTATTTGAGGGCCATTAGGCGTGATACCTTCTTGCGCTAGTATTCCGGAAACTGGTAAACGAAAGAAACGCTTATCTATTCCGAAATCAATAACATCTACTGTGTTAACATAGGGTCTTGATACTTCCATTACTTCTTACCTCCAGTAGCTAGGGAAGTAATTAAATCCATGTAGTTTTGATCCCCAGCTCCAGCAATAATGTTATTCTGGATATTAGTCTGATTAGCAGGAGCTCGAACGGCAGCTTTAGCTTTTTCTAACTCTACCATCATCTTCATTTCTTCCATCTTCATTTTGTGTGCTTTCCAGAGAATATCCATAATATCTTGGTCAGAACCCATGCCGGTTTCTTCCAGTTCCTCTAGTTTACGCTTGATAACTTCATCCAGAACACCAAATAAACGATCCCTATTACGGAAACCACTCTCCATAAAAATATCATTTAAGTAGTTCTTAACTTCACTACGATTCATAATATCTCGGAAAGCAATTTCGGACATTCCAAGACTACGTGCGGCAGAAGGCACATCGCTGCCGCACTGTAAATAAGCTTCAATTACATCCATCCCTTCAGGGGACATAAGATCTGGTACTAATACATCATTTGCCATATTTCCTCCTTTAGGTAAGGCGTTGAATTATAAGTTTAATATTTGGTAAGCATGCTTTCATGCCAATTATATTGCTCATAGAGGATTCTAACCAAATAGAGATATTATTATTTCCATCATTTCTCATATAGTATGTTAGAGTATAGTAACCCGTTTGACCTACGGATCCTGGCAACCCAGATACCCAGTACGGAGTTGGAGTATACCCAGCAGCCTGTAATTTACAAGCATTTACTACAGTACCTTTAATAGTAAAAAATGGTACATATTCTCCTGCAGGTAGGGACAATATTTGGTGAAGTTTTTTATCAATAGTATTGCCACCCATTCTAAACCTACTATCGCCATATTCAGCGCCTTTAGATAGCATTTCCGTAGGATTAAAGCAGCCAATACCTCCTGCAGACAACCATGTGTCATCTAGGAACTCCATAGTACATACAATTGCACCATTTCTGCTACTATTAAGATCTAGTCCCACGGTACCAACATGCACGGAACCATTACCCTGAAATACTATGTTACCAGATAGTACAGTACTTCCGCTACCACCTAGAAGTCTTAAAGGTAGAAGATTTTCACTCCAAACGTCCCCATAATTACTCCCTATTTTTGGAGGATTACTAGAAACATACCAAGATGCTGAAGGTAAAAAGTTATAAATACTAACTACATTAGTATTTAAACCACCAACGTTACCACCCTTAATACTTGGTGCGTTATTGCTTTCTGTGGTTGGTAGTCCAAATGTTGCTATGCCAGAGATCCCAGTAGAGGGGCCACCCATACTCAAGTTACACCCAACATCACGAAAATCAGCTCTGCTCCCTACATTAAAGTTTTTCTCAACAAAGTTGATAAACTTCCAAGATGTATTATTAACGTTAATACCTTTAATAATAAATTCAGTGGGGCTTAATTTTATATCATTACCTGTAAATAATCCAGCATCAATACTATAACCTGAACCATTATACACTAAGTTAGTAACATACCAGGTAATTTTAGATGGATAAATACCGAGGTGCTCACTATATATACCTATGGGCCCATTAGCAGCATCATTCGGATCACCCATACTTTCCCAATACGCATAGTTAGTGGGATCAGCACGTGCGAAACCTACAGAGTACTTAGGAGCCGAGGGATTGCTAGGATTAGACATAAAGTTAAGAGCCCCTGAACTCGACGCCCCATGTACAGCTCCAGCAGTGGTGTAGTTGGGCCCTTCCATACCATAAAGAACTCTATTACAAGACCTACCACGAACATATATGGCGTTAAATCCAAAGTTTCTAGCTCCTGGATGCCTAACGTAGTCGCTAGGGATAGTTAGAGTTCCTGAATCCGGCACTACATATCCTGAACCATCCCAGGCAGATTTGTAAAGAGCGGCACCGCCTAAGTACATTGCACTAGATGCAAATCCTCTACGCCCACTAAAGGCTCCAAACATATGCTGACATCCAGTACCATCTCTAAGCTTCTGGGGGATCGTACCGCTAGTACCACTATTAAAATAGCCTACATCAAGAGATAGATCAGCACTAGCTGTTATTTGTGTTTTTAAACCACCTTGAGACATGACCTGCGGATTTATAATTCCATACGCTTTAGCTCCTACCCCCATAGACATGCCAGATAGCATATGTCTAGAGCCATCTGAGAACTCAATTTCTGTTAGCACAACTCTATTGGGGTCATTATTATGTAGCTGTGTAATTCTACTAGGCATCTCAGACCAGTAATAGTCACCAGCACCCTGATCCAACCTTAACCCAGTAGAATGAGTTTCCGTTATAATTACGTGCGGCATATCTGAGTGAAAGATGGTTTGGGAATCAGGGTTGATATGTTGGTTAGTATCCCCACCACTACCCCTTCGCAGTGAGAGTATAGATTTGTTATTTAGCTTACCAGCGAAAAAACTCATAAGTTCTCCAAAAATTTAGTTGCTTATACTGCCATAATTCTGTATAATAGTATTATAAATTAAATAGAGGAGAATGTAAATGAAAAAATTATTTTTAGCTCTGGCAGTGGTAATTCTTTCGGCTTGCTCTACTTTTGGGCCTAAAGATATTAAATGTGAGGCCTACTATATGCAGGATCATGTGAAATATAAGGCCAATGTTTTTGATAGGAAAGGGGATATGTTTCTGGTGTCACCAATCATGGCCTATGGATCTTTCTGGGCTCCAGTAAGCTACTTTACCGAGGGGAATACATGTGAAGGAGTTTTCTGAGGAGAATCCCTCCCATAAACCCATACCACTTAGGGTGGATCCTAGGTCAAAACTAGTTCACAATGCAATTGAGGTCATTCAGAACACCATATAAGATAAAATGTTATGACTCGTGCAATTGCTAGAATATTTCAAAAATCACAATTATAGGAGCATGAAAGATATGTCAAACAAAAGAAAGAGCAGACGCGGAGAAGTGTACGAAGAGTGGATTAATATTTACGGATTTGGTTTTGTATTATTCCTAATCTTCGTAGGTTTTTGGTTAGCAGCTATGGCGGGGTGGATTTAATGGAATGGGTAATTATTGCATTACTAGGGATTGTGATTGTTGGGCAATGTATCTTAGATAATCACTTAGCTAGAATCGAAACCTTACTATCGGAGAAATGTAAATGATGGAAGTAGTAGCTACACTAATAGTAATACTAGTCTGGGCAACTTTCATTGTTTCTTATAACGCGTATGTTCGCCTAAAAACTCTAGAGGCTCAGGTAAAACAACAATTTGCTCTAGAAAAATTAGTAGAACTCCAACGTTGTGATAGTACCCGTATTCTGCAAATTGAGAGGGAATTAGATGTTTAGTATTATAATTGCTTTTATTATCGGGGTACTTGCGGGAATTTTCGGAATGACCGCGGCAATCAACAAGCATCGTAAATATATTGTGGAAGTATCGCGGGAGATTGCGGAAAGGGAGCGGAAGTTTGACGAGAAACGTGAGAAGTTTGAGCGGGAGTGGTCAGATGGATCTCGGGCGTCGCGGAAGAGATTTCGTGAGTTTAGACCCGAACACCGGTTTGATGACCCTTCTATGCGCTAATTAACTTTTTGCCAAATTTCATAAGATTACACATGAGGATGTGCTCACTGCCTCCGGCGAAAATACTTAGTCTGCTAACCGCCACCCCTGTTACTATTACCATGCTAACTGTTTCACCCTGCAACCATTTTAATTGCAAGGTGAAACAATTTCAACTTTAATTA